TGGTTCAGGCAATTGTTGGTGCTAAGGCTGATGGCGACTTCGGTCCTGGCACTGAAGCAAAAGTCAAGGCATGGCAGAAGGCAAACGGCCTGAAGGATGACGGCATTATCGGTCCTGTCACATGGGATAAGATGTTCTGATGCGTAAATATATTTTAATACTAGCATCAATATTGGGAGCCTTTTGTATGGGTCTTTTAAGCGGATGCAATGATTCATATCGTTATCCGTGTCAGGATCCAAACAATTGGGAAACTGCGGATTGTAAACCACCAATTTGTAGCGCTTCTGGAACATGTCCAGAAGATATTTATGGGAGTGTTCCAGAATGAATAATTATCAAAAGAAAAGATATACAAATAGTGAAATAAAAGCCAGAATGGTTTTAATAGTCGGAGCAACCTTAGCGTTCACTTTCGCCGTAATTGTAACTGGCGTTATGTATGCCCTGGTGTTTGTAACGCAACCAATTGATCAGCAGTCGCCCAATGACAAAGCGTTTATTGACTCACTGCTAGTTCCTATAGTATTATTTTTGTCTGGTTGTCTATCGGGAGTTCTGGCAGCAAATGGATTAAAAGATAAAGAAAAAACTTCTACCACTGGCAATACCATTTACGATCAGGATCAAGAATAATGGCACAAAAAAGAAACGTAGCAAAAAATCCAAAGCTTTGGAGCCAAGCTAAATCTATGGCTAGATCAAAATTTGACGTATATCCTTCCGCATATGCTAACGCATGGGCGGCTAAGTGGTATAAATCTAAAGGCGGAACATGGAGAACAACCTCTGCACCCAAAAAGAAAAAGTGATATAATATGGCTGGTCCAAAGGGCGTTGGCTTAACTAAATGGTTTAATCAGAAATGGGTAAACATTGGTGCCCCTAAAAAGAATGGCAAGTGGCAGCCCTGCGGAACATCTGGTAAGGGCGGTGGGTACGCAAAATGCCTACCTATTGCCAAGGCTAATTCCTTATCATCTTCTCAACGGAGAAGCGCAGTTCAAAGAAAAAGAGCTCAAGGCACTCCATCAAAAGGTGTTAAGGGGCAAGCTCCAAAAAATGTTGCTACCTTTAAAAAGAAAAAGAAAAAATAATGGATGAAGAGTTTTCTGGCTTTATGCCAGCTATAAAAAATATAGAAATAACAAATCAAACCTCTATGATAGCTACAGATGGCTCTTTAGTAAATGGTCATATTATTAAAATAATACTAGGCGATGGGCAGGAGATAATATTATCAGTCATAGAGGATCAGCTTCAGAAATTATTTTTTCTAATATTAAAAATATTAAATAATTAATTACCTATATAATGGTGGCGTGATGTAACATTGTGAGCATTGCGTCACCATTTGTGTTATACTGTATGATTATTATGTAGTGTCAAAATGATTCTACCCGATTGAAAAGACGGTGCTATCATGGCAAAAATTTTATATTATGATATAGAAACCGCTCCAAACCTTAGTTATGTCTGGGGCCACTATGAGCAGAATGTTATTGAACATGAGCGCGAATGGTACATGTTGTGTGTATCATATAGATGGGAGCACGAAAAAACTACGCATGTTTGTTCCTTGATAGATTTTCCTGATCAATATAAAAAGAATCCAGAAGATGATCTTTATGTAGTTAAAAAGCTTTGGGATTTATTGGATGAAGCCGATATAGCAATTGCGCACAATGGCGATAAGTTTGATATGCGAAAAGCTAACGCAAGATTTATATCTCATAATATGGGTCCAACTTCACCAGTTAGACAGGTTGATACATTAAAAGTTGCTAGAAAATATTTTATGTTTAATAGCAACAGATTAGATCATTTGGGGCAGCATTTGGGTGTTGGTAGAAAAGTTGATACTGGTGGCTTTGAGACGTGGGCTGGATGCATGCGTGGCGATTTAAAATCATGGAAACTGATGACGAAGTACGCTAAGCAGGACGTAGACCTTCTAAGAAATGTATACATGAAGTTGCGCCCCTGGATGAATAACCATCCTAATTTAAATGTGTACGAAGGCGAGTGTAATTGCCCAACTTGTGGGTCTGATGATTTGCAAAAGAGAGGTCAACGATATACTCAAACTGGAACATATCAGCAATGGTATTGTAATTCATGCGGGGCATGGAGTAGAACTCGTTTAATGGAGGACGTAGAGCGTCCAGGGCTTGTACCGTAATAGTACTGGAGAGGTGCCAGAGTTCGGTTGAATGGAACATCCTGCTAAGATGTCGACATCTCAAAAGGTGTCCGTGGGTTCAAATCCCACCTTCTCCGCCAGTTGCATTAAAGGATAATTGTGAAAGTATTTATTATAACAATTGAAGGGATGGATTCATCAGAGCGTTTAGCGGCTAAAGCTTTTGAGTCAGCTAAACAATTCGGTTATGAGGCTTTTTATTTTGCAGCGTATACCAAAGACGATTCTCTATCATTGTTTGAGGATCATAATATAAAACCTGTTTGGGACTATAATATTCCTTATTTTGATCTATACAATAAATGGACTTCCGTTCCTGGTACTAGGGGATGTTTTGCTTCACATTATGCGTTGTGGAATATTTGCGTAGAATTTAATGAGCCTATCATCATTTTGGAACACGATGCTATATTGTTGAGAGAATGGTCAAGCCCAGAATGGAGTGACGTTCTTCATCTTGATTGGGAGGGATCAATCCGCCGTAGAAAAATGCGAAATGGTTTTGATCAATACTGCACTGTTCAAGAAAATTCTGTTTTTAGAATGGGTTTCTCTCCTGGTGAAGCTTCTGGTGTGCATTCCATGAATTGCACCTATGCTTATGCGATAAATCCAAACGGTGCAAAAAAGTTAATAAATGAAACAAAAATAAATGGTTGGTTTGCATCTGATAGGTTTATCCGTGAACCAATTGTTAGTATAGAAACTATACATCCAAAAATAGCGGAAGAACAACCTGAAGCTATAGAGATGTTTACAACAGCTTTTTGAGGAGTGTCATGGTAGAAGATTGGTATGGGCAGACAGTAATTGTTACTGCTGTTACTGGAGAGTATGATCATTGTCTTACTCAGAATCATATACATGGCGTAGATTATGTTTATTTTACTGATGGAAAAAATTCTTTTGATGCCCCAAAACCATGGAAGGTGGAGCTTTTGGGCGATGAGCATTTGGATAGTAGACGTAGATCCAAGAGACCAAAGCTGAATCCGCATTCAATACCAATCTTGAATAACTATAAATATATGATATGGATAGATGGCTCAATGGCTGTTATCAATATGAATTTTGTTTCTGAAATAATGTCGTATATGAAAAATGGTTTTGTTGCTTCACCTCATTTTGATGGTAGACATTGCGCCTACGGAGAAGCTACCATTAGGCCGCCAAAATACGCAAAAGAGCCACTTGATGAACAGGTGGCATCTTATGTTGCTGAAGGTTTTCCAACAGAATATGGCTTATATGAATGCGGTGTGTCCGCTAGAGATTTAACTAATCCAAAAGTTAAAGAACTTGGAGAGCTTTGGCATCAACAAAATCTAACATGGTCATATCAGGATCAGGTAAGTTTCCCTTACTGTTTATGGAAAACTCAATTTCAGCCAGATGTACTACCAAAAAGCTGGAGAGATATGGGTTGGCTATATTTATCGGCACATAAGAACGCAGATTGATGTAATTGGAAGAATCAAAGAGATTCTTACATGAGATTTAAAGATGGCTATACTATTTGTAACTTACGCAAATGATAAGTTTTCTGACAAGCAGCTTGCCCTATGTCAAAAAGCTGTTTTAAATAATTTTAAAATAGCACCCTATACAGAGCATTGGTTTCAGAGAACAGATTTTTATAAATCAAATAAAAAAATTTTAGATCAAACACGTGGTGCTGGATATTGGTTGTGGAAACCTTATATTATAAAGCATGCCCTAGAAACATTTGCTGATGATGACGATACTGTTTTCTATATTGATTCTGGAGACGTATTTCATTCGCAGCTAGATGATATTTCTTTTGAATCAGAATTGATAAGTCAGATGAATAATGTAGATCAATTATTTATCACTTATGGAAACAACAACGCAAAGTGGACTAAACGAGATTGTTTTGTTTATATGGATTGTGATTCAGAAAAATACTGGTCAGCTAGTCAGTTGGAGGCTGGAGTATCTTTTTGGAAAAATAAAAAGTCATCTATTAGTTTATTAAATGAATGGCTACATTATTGTTTGGACGAAAGAATATTAACAGATATACAAAATGTATCTGGCAAAGATAACCTTCCTTCATTTCAGGATCATAGACATGATCAAAGCATACTTACCAATCTTGTGGTAAAATATAATCTTAAAGTCGATAATGGAAAAATTAGAAAGTACACATTCCCAAATGCATAGTCTTATATTAACAGTACACAATAAAGATTTTCTTTTAAAAACCGTATTAAATAACATCAAAAAATTTACATCAGGAAATTATGAATTGATTATTGTTCTTGATGGATGTGATGATAAGTCTGAAGAAATAGCTGTATCTTTTTCTAAAAAGTTTAATAAAAATATCAGCATACTATATGCGGATAATGTTTTTGAGACAAAAGCAAACAACATTGGATTAAAGCACGCTCGGGGCGATAAGGTTGTCATCATCCAAGATGACATGGTTATAAATGAGCAAGACTGGAATCTTAGAATGGAAAAGCCTTTTGGTTTTTCTGATGTCTTTGCAGTGACTGCTAGAACTGCTCACGACTGGAGATATAACCCTAATTCAAAGCACATATATGTTACAGAAAATTTAGATAATTGTTGGTGCGACATATTAGTTCATACTAACCACGCTGATAAAAATAGTATTAACAGAGAAACATTTGCTATTAGAAGTTCCGTTAATCGTGGACCACTAATGATAGACCATGATATTTTATGTAAACTAGATTATCTTGATGAGGATTATTCTCCTCAAGAACTAGATGATCACGATCTTTGTTACAGAGCTTTTAAATATTTTGGAAAAGTTGCTGGGTTTTACTGGATTGATTATATTTCAGACTATTCTTGGGGAGGCACGAGAAAAACTGGTTCCGTTGGCAGCTGGCTATATGAGGCTAATCATAAAAATATGAAATTATTATATAATAGACATAAAGAATTAATCTTAACTGAAGATCATAATGAGAATAGGAGATTATCATAATGAAAATTTTAATTACTGGAGCAGGTGGATTTATTGGTGGACACCTAACGAAAAAGCTTTTGCAAGAGGGGCACACTGTAACGGCTGTAGATAAGAAGAATTCAATAGAATGGTATCAACTTCACAACGATGCCCATAATATAACTAGTGATGTTTCTATAGCAAATAATTGCGATGCTCTGACTAAGACAATGGATCGTGTTTATAATCTTTCAGCCAATATGGGTGGTATGGGATTTATTGAAAACAATAAGGCAGACTGTATGATGACCGTATTAATCAACACAAATCTGATAGATGCCGCTAGAAAAAATGGTGTAGAAAGTTATTTATATACATCTTCGGCATGCGTATACAACGCTGGAAAACAATCGTCCGCTGATGTTACAGCCTTAAAGGAAGAGGATGCTTATCCTGCTCAGTCAGAAGATGGTTATGGTTGGGAAAAATTGTTTTCAGAAAGAATGTGCAGACATTTTATGGAGGATTATGGAATTAAAACCCATGTCGCTAGATACCATAATGTTTATGGACCATATGGAACTTATAAAGGTGGAAGAGAAAAAGCTCCAGCAGCTATTATAAGAAAGGTCATTGAAGCTAAACTTTCTGGTAATCATGAAATTGAGGTTTGGGGAGACGGTGAGCAGACTAGATCTTTTATGTATATTGATGATTGTGTTCGTGGAACCTGGGAGCTTTCTAACTCAACATTGCATACGCCGGTTAACATAGGTAGCGCAGAGTTAGTAACAATCAATCAGCTAGTATCTATCGCTGAAGATATTGCTGGAATTAAAGTTAAAAGAAATTACAATCTTGATGCACCTCAGGGTGTGCGTGGTAGAAATAGTGATAATACTTTATTCCGTAGCACGTTTGGGTGGGAGCCTAGTATTACATTGACAGATGGCATGGAAAAAACATACGAGTGGATTTACAATCGTATGACAGATGACCCAATGGGCTGGAAGAAGAAATGAAAATAAGACCAGCAGATAAGCTTTCCCAAACTCATCATTTAACTTGGCGATATCCGTTTATATGGGAAAACTGGGAAAGAAATGCTGTCCTATAGTAGACTTGGGCTAAACGGTCGTCTTGGAAATCAGATGTTCCAATACGCATCCCTTAGAGGGATTGCGCATTCTAACAATTATGATTTTATTATTCCCGCAAATCGTCATCAACTTTTTGATCTTTTTGAAATGAATGAGGCCTCTAATAGGTTAGGTAATAATTTTCCTAGTCAAACTTTTAATGAACCACATTTTCATTTTGATGAAAATTTTATGAAAGGATTTCCTGATAATATAGATTTATTTGGATACTTTCAAACTGAAAAATATTTTAAAAACATAGAAAATATTATTAGGAATGAGTTTGCTTTTAAGGCAGAAATAGTTGAGGCAGCAGATAGGTATTCTGAAATATTTAGTGATCACAAAGTTTTTTCTATTCACTTTAGAAGAACTGATTATTTAAATAATCCAGATGCACATCCTACGCCAAGCCAAGAATATTATGAATCTGCTATCAGTCTTTTTAATGACTATGATTTTGGTATTGTTTTTTCTGATGATATTAATTGGTGTAAATCTTTGTCATTATTGGATTCAGATAGGTTTGTTTTTTCTCATAACCATCATTTTATTGATTTGTATTTAATGACCCAGTGTCATTCTAATATTATAGCTAATAGCTCTTTTAGCTGGTGGGGAGCGTGGCTTAATAAGAATAATAATAACTCCGTTATAGTCCCACCAGTTTGGTTTGGCCCGAAAATAGGTGCCGATACAAAGGATCTAATACCTGAAGATTGGACTATTCTTCGATAAAACAATTACTATATCCTTGTGTTTACTATGATAAGGAGTAGGTAATGGCAGGTAAAAAACCAGCAAAAAAGAATTATGCAAATACCTCAACCGCTGTTCAAAAAGTCGAGCAGAAGGGTAAACCAGTCTTATTTTATGGTATATCCGGTGTTAAATTTCATTGTGCATCTTGTAGCAGAGAATTTATTAGAGGTATGGTTTATGAGCATAATAATCAGAGATTCTGCTCTAGAAAATGTATTAAATAATAATCGGAGAATGTAATGACAGCAGACTTAAATGAAGTAAAGGCGCGTTTTCCAAAGGGCTATTCACCCCCCCGCGCTGACAATAATGCATTTGAATCTAATGATTTGGTTAATTTAAAAAATCAAGCACATGGAGTCAATACTAACCATGGATGGAAGTTACACGCAGATCTTAAGGCAGAGCTCACGCAAGAAGACGCTTTTGCAAAGATGGGATTAAAACTCAAGGATCCCTCAAAAGGGATAATGGGAGGCGCTGATGTTATTGATCAAGAACTTTTCTCAAATTTTCAGAAAAGAACAAGTGCTCTTGGAGTTAACCTTGCGGGTATGGATTCAAGAGAGCGCTTAAAATGGTTCTATAAATTCATGCTAAGAGCTGGTGAGCGCGGTGCAGAAAAATTTGTTGATCCTAATGATACTTTGAGATTAGTTGAACTACTAGGAGAAAATGATATAGGATTTAAAACTAGCTCTGCGTATAGACCAGGAAGACAATTTACCTTCTATGCTCAAACTATAGAAGAAAGAGATAGGATTATTGGCATTGTAGAAGGAAGCGATCTTTTTGATCGTCTCGAAGATCAATACGATCCTAATTATCGCAAAACAGTAGATTATAATGTTGAGCAAAAGAATGCCCCCATTTCTCAGAAAACATCTGGTAGATTTACCACAGATTATCTTAATCCATATTACGTTGATGATAATGGGCGTCCATATTTAGATTTACAGCATGATCCACATAGTGGGGAGGTAAAAGATCGACCAGGAAAAACTCCCGCCACTGCAGCACAAGTGGAACAAAATAAAAGGATGATAATAGCCGGCACTCTTGACGCAACGGATATAGAGGCAATTGAGCAGGTGAAAAACAATTTTCCAGAAATGGATGAACTTTTAAGTGGTAAACCTGGTTACACTACCCCATATTCAACAATTGAAGATCAAATAGCATGGCGCCAAGCAAATGGAGTATTGGGGAAATATGACAGAACTATGGATGGGGTAGCTAAAACCGCTGCCAGAGACGCTGCCAGAGCTGCTGGGCGTCCATATTTCGATCAGCCTACGGTTACTACCGGCCCAACTCCAGGCTCCGTTCCTTCTCAGCCTACGGTTACTACCGGCCCAACTCCAGGCTCGGTTCCTTCTCAGCCTACGGTTACTACCGGCCCAACTCCAGGCTCGGTTCCTTCTCAGCCTACGGTGACTACCGGTGAAACTCCAGGCAGGAAACCAATTGGCAGACCGGTTATCGATGCCAATACGCCATCGCCACCACCTACAGCAGCTCAGGCAAGAGAAACAGCAGAAAAGGTTACTAAATCTGGTAACGCAACACCACCGCCACAAGCAACAATACATTCCAATGCCCCAACACCACCAAGACCATCTAGTGGTGCTCCAGCAAAAGTTCCAGGAAGACTTAGAGCCGCAGCAGATGATTTATCGGCTGCCGTCACACAAGGTCCAAACGGCGCTAGAAATCTTAAGATGTTAGGTATAGCTGGGGCTCTTGGTTTAGCTGGCTTTGGAATGTCTCGTGCTAGAGGTTTAGCTCAAGATGACGAAGAAGCTAGAAGAAGATTAGAGATGCAACGAAGGGGAACAATGTAGTAATATATTGTTACTATATTTTTATGCAAAAGATTGGAGAATAACAATGTCTATTTATTGGTTAGCAGAACTATTAGAGCAAATGGATAAAAAACTTGCTCCCGCAGAAGCCGAGTATGTCAATGCCATGATTGGTATTGTTGGTAAATATGGAAAGTTAGCCAATGATGATGGCAATGGTATTTGGGTGGGATATGTTCCTGGCATTGAAAATGATAATCTTCCAATAGGAGTTAAGTGTGGAAACTGCGCCTTTTATGAGGGCAATGGGGTCTGTAAAATTGTTGCTCAGACCGTTGAAGAAAATGGCTACTGCAGACTGGCTGCTATTTGGCAGGGTGCAGTAAGCGGAGGTTCAAAAAATGAGTAATTATTGGTTATCAGAATATTCTAATGGCGATGATGAAGAAATGCCAGAAGATGAAATGCCAGAAGAAGCCCCTGAAGACGAGGATCCAGATGACCCTGAAGAAAAACTAAATCCTCGTCAAAAAATGATGTACGATCATTACGAAATGTGTGTAGAAAAACATGGTAAATTTGATCAGACAGCAAAAGCTAATGGAGCACATTATGCTCCAGCTAAATTAAATCCTTTTATCAAAGAAGGAATGATTTGTGCTAATTGCGTATTCTTTATGGGTGGTCAAGGTTGTGAAATTGTGGCTGGAAAAGTAGAGCCAAACGCAATCTGTAAGTTGTGGATTATTCCAGAGAATCTAATCAAGTAGATTCTTTTTCGTCGTCATTTGATTTTCTGACGACCACACCAAGTAGGTGTATACCAAGAGTAGCTAAACTTATTTTAATTCCCCATTCCTGCACATCGCCAGACAGCGTAATTAATACCAGTACTGTTCCGGCTATTGTCCAAGCTTGATTATAAATTTCTTCTACTATTTTATTTATTTTCTTTAGCATTATTTTCTCCCTGATCTTGATGATTGACTTCCTCCAGCTACAGGAGCAGCAGCTAAAACAGCCCCAGCAGCAATGACTACTCTTCTTTCTCCAACTGGAATAGCAGAACCTATAGCTACATAGGTATCAAAGTTTCCTTGGAATACGTTAATTTCTTCTTCGAATGCCTCCTTAACTTCTGTTGGAGCATTCTGAACAGCTTCAACAATTGCTGCTCCCTGTTCTTCAGTTAGATCTGAAGCTACAACGGTATCGAAAATTTCTGTAGCTTGATCTCCAGTAATCGATGATAAGATTTCTGGACTGGTAGCAATTTCTGCAGCCTGATCTTCATCAATACCGCTTTCAATAATTTGATCAACGGCTGCCTGGACCTGTTCTTCTGTTACATTTTCTCCACTAAGTACATCAACAAGTTCTGAGAATTGTTCATCACTTAATGGCTGATCTAAAACCGCACTAATGACAGCATCAAATTCTTCATCACTAAGTGGTTCATCAAAAACAGTTTCTAATACTTCAGCAAAAGCTTCATCAGTTAGTTCAGCAGAAAATACTTGGTCAATTACCTCTGTGAATTGTTCTGTCGATAATTCGCCAGATAGTAATTCTGCTGCTGCAGCGACTAATTCTTCTTCATTTAAATCTCCAGATAAGATTTCATCTATTTGATTATTGACATCTTCTGGTTCTGTTGTTGGGGGTTCTGTTATTTCTGGTTCAGCAATAGGTGGATCTATTGGTTCTGGCTGAATAATTTCTGGTTCAGTAGTAGTTGTTGGAGCTTCTGTATCTGGTGGAATAACAACTGATGGAATATTTTCTGGTTCAGTAGTTGTAGTCGGCAGATCTGTTTCAACAGGTTCGGGTTCTGTAGTTGTAGTTGTTGGTTGCGTAGTTGTTGTTGTTGGTGGCTCTGTAGTAGTAGTAGTAGTAGTAGTAGTAGTAGTAGTAGTAGTAGTAGTAGTAGTAGTAGTAGTAGTAGTAGTAGGTGGAGTGGGGTCAATCACCACAGCATCAACAGTTGCTTCAGGTCCGTACATACAAGACCCTTCGCCCTCTCCGACGCACGGGGCGGTTCCTGCCTGAATCTTAAATCTCACTGGCCCGTATCCAGTTGTTTCGGGCCACATCCACGGACCGAGACTGTATGTAGTGTTTGCGGCGTATGTCCATACCCCCCAACCACCAGTTTCCACTTCATTAACGAGGTCAAAAAACAAAATATTGTACATATATGGGGCAGTGTTGCTTGGTGTTGGAGAATCCCAGCTCAAAATAACATTCCCATCGTTGTCTGCTACTGCTGTGAGATTTTGAACAGAGTTAAAGTATGGGGCTATTGTCGTAGTTGTAGTACTGGTAGTTGTTGTGGCAGGGGCTGGAGCGGATTGTGTATACCAAGATTGTGGGACAAAAGCCCAGCCACCATTACCTGTATAATAAGTCAGATATGCTGCAGCACCACCACCATTTTCATAAAAGTATGCGGTTAGTTGTTTTGGTTGACCGTTAGAAAAATCAACATCAGCAGTTTGTCCACAACCACCACCTCTGTCATACCAGTCATTGATAACCAAAACATCATCTAAATATAAACGAAATCCATCATCAGAGTTTGCGCAAATATAATATGTCTCATTGGATGAAGGTAGTATCCAACCTTCATATTTTACAATAACTCCATCAGATCTACCACTATTTAATACTTGTTCTCCACCCCAATTCTGCGCTATCCATAATACGGTTCCAGTTGATAATGGAGAAGAGTTTGCATTTGGCATGGGGGGAGATCCACCCCCAGCTGCATAAGTTGAGTATGTTAATCCAGGTAAAGCTTCTACTGCATTAGCTGGTGGAATAAATGATAATAATCCCACTAAAAATGGCATAAGCCTAAGTACTATTGACATAAGTTTCTGCATAATTTAAACTCCCATCCCTACCCTAATAGTAAGAGTGAAGCTTTTAATTAAAAAGTACAATAACTGGATAAGGGAAATAAAATATGTTACTATTATTGCATAAAGCGCTTACTTTATTTGTGTTTATAGAGGTTTTTAATGGCGAATACTCTTTTAATTAAAAATTCAAGTACATCTACGTCTGTACCCTCTAGTTTAACTCATGGCGAAATAGCAATAAATTATAATGATGGTAAACTTTTTTATAAAAATGCATCTAATACAATTGTTGGCGCAAAATTAATTACAGGAATTTCTGGTACAACAAATCAAATAACAGTAAGTGAGACATCTGGTTCATTTACAATAAGTTTACCTAGTTCCGTCTATGTTTCAAGTTTGTTTGTTGACAATATTGAGATCGATAGCACTGGTGCAACAAACGGTCAGGCTCTTGTTTTTAACGGAACTAAGTTTGCCCCAAGTAGCGCAACTGGCCCACAAGGCGCCCAAGGCGCAACCGGAGCAACTGGTGCACAAGGACCACAGGGGGCAACAGGCTCTCAGGGTCCTCAGGGAGCACAGGGGGCGACCGGTCCTCAGGGCGATGTGGGCGCTACGGGCGCTCAAGGCCCTCAGGGAGCCACTGGAGCACAAGGGGCCACCGGAGCACAGGGGGCAACAGGGCCACAAGGCGCAACTGGTGCCACTGGTGCCCAGGGACCGCAAGGGGCGACAGGGCCACAGGGAGACACAGGGCCACAGGGGGCAACTGGCCCCCAGGGTCCTCAGGGGGCACAGGGGGCACAGGGGGCGACAGGGCCACAGGGCACCCAGGGTCCCCAGGGCCCTCAGGGCCCTCAAGGTTCTACTGGCCCCCAAGGAGCGACTGGTCCCCAGGGGGATACAGGGCCACAGGGCCCCCAAGGGGCACAGGGGGCGACAGGGCCACAAGGAAATGCTGGTCCACAAGGCCCTACGGGCGCTACGGGTGCACAAGGAGCAACCGGTCCTCAGGGCGCTACGGGAGCACAGGGTTCACAGGGAGCAACTGGGGCTCAGGGCGCGCAAGGCGACGTCGGACCCCAGGGCGCAACTGGCGCTCAGGGGGCAGCCGGTCCACAAGGAAATACCGGCGCACAAGGAGCAACTGGTCCTCAGGGAGATGCTGGCCCTCAGGGGGCCACCGGAGCACAAGGCTCAACCGGAGCACAGGGAGCAACAGGCTCGCAGGGTCCACAGGGTGCTCAGGGCAACTTTGGTGGAATTACATTTGACTACACCTTTAATTCAAACACAGCACAAACTGATCCCGGTGCAGGAAAACTAAAGTTCAATAATTCACCCCTGGACACATCGACTGAACTAATTATTGATGACGTTGATGACAACTCAACGGACATTCAGTCATACCTAAGGACAATTGATGACTCTACGAGCACAATTAAGGGTCACTTCCGTGTTTCTAAAAAAGGTGATTCGTCGGCATTTGCTCTATTCACCATTTCTTCAATAACTGAAGAAACCGGATTCTTCCGCGTTTCGTCGTCGTTTGTTACAGGCTCAAGCACTACACCATTCGCAAACAACGATGATGTCATCATTACATTTGCTCGAACTGGAGATGTTGGCGCACAGGGCGCTCAAGGTGCTACTGGTGCTCAAGGTGCTACTGGTGCTACTGGTGCTCAGGGCGCTACTGGTGCTCAAGGTCCACAAGGAGACGCTGGTGCTACGGGCGCACAAGGAGCAACCGGAGCAACGGGGGCACAGGGACCGCAGGGTGCGACAGGTGCCCAAGGGGCAACCGGCGCAACTGGTGCACAAGGACCACAGGGTGATGTGGGACCACAGGGATCAACGGGTGCTCAGGGTGCGACGGGAGCAACTGGTGCGCAAGGACCCCAGGGTTCAACCGGCCCTCAGGGCGCTCAGGGCGATGCAGGACCCCAAGGAGCCACAGGTCCTCAGGGAGCAGCAGGGCCACAGGGTCCGCAAGGGGCAACTGGCTCACAGGGAGCCACGGGAGCCACGGGTGATACTGGTGCGACTGGGGCAACTGGTCCTCAGGGTGCACAGGGTGCGACAGGCGCACAGGGAGCGACGGGTCCACAAGGCGCAACGGGTCCACAGGGAAATACCGGACCACAGGGTTCTACTGGAGCAACTGGAGCACAGGGCGCACAGGGTGCACAAGGAGCACAGGGACCAAGTGGTCCAACTGGACCGTTAGATGATTTATCTGATGTTACTATAACTTCTGTAGCGAATGGTGACCATTTAATGTATAATGGATCCGTATGGATTAATTCCAAACAAGTACGAAATAATATGATTAAATTTATTATGGAGGTTTTATAATGCCATTAACGCAAAAGCGTTTATCTGGTCCTGACAATTTTGCTGTAGCTGATACAGCAGAGGATTTATATACTGTCCCAAGAAACACTGGATATACTACAACTACTGTTATTAAAGAAATTATATTATGCAATACAGCAGCGTCTGCAGCTACTGTTACTCTTTTTTTAAAACCAAAAAATGTTGCTGTCGCCACCGATCATGTTTTTATAAATGCTCTTGCCTTAGCGGCAAATGAAACAGTTACTTTATCAACATCTCTTGTATTAACAAATAGTGATAATACAGCTGGTGATACCTATTCGGATAAAATTCGCGGTAAAGCAAGTGCAACTACAGTTAACTATATAATAAATGGCTATGAAGAGTACTGATATCTATGGGGAAGTTTATTAGGGCAAATAATACTACAACAGGAATTAGTTTTGTTGGCAGTACTTCGTCCACATATTCTGACCTACTTACTATGGCGAACTTAGTGGATGTCCCTGACTCAATCTATGGGTCTGCCGCAGATGGATCGGTAACATTTGATGGCTCAAGCACTATTTTATCAATGGTTCCATCTTCTTCGGTCTATACAATGACTAGGGATATATATTGTTATAATTTAACCTTATCGGCAAACGTGCGTTTAAATCCAGCTGGTTATAGAATTTTTGTACAGAATTTATTAACATTCGGCAGTGATTCTATCATTGGTTTTACTACAGGTTTTTCTACGGCTGGATCCATACAGCAAGGTGGGGCAACGTCGACCGCTGTAACACATAGTCTTGGTGGATCTAGCGCTTCACAGACAGCAACTGCTCCAACAGCAGCAACTGGTGGAACAGATTATTATAAACAGCCATTCCAATCAGTAAAGGGATATTCTATTACGGGCACATCGACAACGCCAACTTTTTTAAAAGGCGGTGCTGGAGGTACCGCTGGAGCTGGAGGCGGAGTTGTAATATTAACAGCTAGATTTATTGGTGTTTCTAGTGGTACTGGATACATTAAAGCTCCTGGCACAACAGGTGCGGGCGGCGGTGGCGGTGGTGTTATTATTGTCATTTCATCCGCAGCAACAATAAATTCTGGAGTGTCAACTGATGTTACCGGCGGAACTAGCTGCGCTGCTGGAACAGTTATTTATTCACAGGTGGCATAATTATGGCTGGTAGAATCAAAAGGATAAATAAAACAATTGCACAGCGTGACGATTCAATTTTTGGAGAGGGCACCGACGGTTCTGTAACCATATCTAGTGGCACCACATATCTAACTAAAGATATGTACTACACAAATCTAACAATAAACTTTGGAGCAACATTATTTACAAATGGTTTTAGAGTTTTTGTTAACGGAACGTTAACTAACGATGGAACATTTGGAATGCCAACAGCTTCTGCTGCGACTGTTGCCGATGGTTCTGGTACAGTAGCCGGAAGACAAAATGCATTAAACCCAGCAAAAGCGTGGGGCACAAGCACTGACGCCTTATCTGCAACAGATATGCATGATATGGACGACGCTGTATCGGGGTGGTTTATTACTTCGGCTGGTACAGTAACAAAAATAGGCGCAGGCTCACTTGGGGTAGCTGGTTCAAGTGGAAATGTTACGGCGGCAACTGCTGGTAATTATCCTGGTCATTCCAATACAGTCGGCGCTGCTGGTGGAACGGGTAATGCAGCTACGGCTGGAACTGGTGGTGCAGGAGGTCCTGGTGGTGGACTGGTTATTGTTTTGGCTAAAAACATTTCTGGCAATGGGACTATAGTCAGCTATGGATTTGCTGGAAGCGCAGGAAATCCAGCTACACAAGGAAATCCTGCACCAAATATCACAGGATATCATACTGGTGGACATTTTCCCCATCCGGCGGGAAGCACTGGACCCAACCCTGGGGCAGGCAACCCTCATCCATCTGGCCACAATGCTGGAACACATCCGCATCCAGACGGAAACGTTCCCGCTCACCCACACAATGCGGTGGTTCATATTACTCAAGGCTACCATCCGGCATCCAATCACCATGGTCACACTCACCATAATGCCCATCAAAACGCCAATAGAACTGGCCCATTTGTTCCAAATATAATAGCCCACTATGGTCCACATCACCATAATGCAGGGAATGGTGCTCACCCTCATGGTGTAAATGGTCATAGAATTTCTACACATAACGGAAATTCTAACGCTGTGCATGTACCTCATACTACTAATAATACACAATTGTTTGGCCATCAATTATCCAATCATAACGGCAATCACGCATGCGACTGCAATCACGGCAATCATCATCATCATCCTGGTCACGGTCATCATTCCGGAAATCATAATGCAGGACATCACCCATACCATCACGGGCACGCTGCTTTTCCCAATAACCCAGCATCAAATCATAGCGGTCATATGCACACAAGTGCTGGTGATGGACATTACCACACTGGTCTTGCGCACCATCCTGGTGCCAATCACCCTAGTGGTTCCGGCAAAAATCTACCACATACCGCAAAAGATACTCACAACTTTCCAACCCATACCTCACATGGGCATCATGGTAATCACCATCATCATGGTGGCCATCATCATCATCCGGCAGGGAGCACGGGACCCAATCCAGGAGCAGGAAACCCTCATCCATCTGGCCATAATTCCGGTTCACATCCGCACACCGCAGCCACAGTAAATCATTCAAGTGGAGCCGTTACAAGCAATAGAGGCGGCGTTCCGACTCACAACGCCACAAATGCCAACTATACTGGAGGAACAGGCGGTACCGCAAATCCAGGGGACACAGGCGCAACTGGAAGCACTGGTGGTATAATATTAGTTACTAGAAATTCAAGTAATTTTAATGCAGCTAATCAATTTGGTCACTCGAACTATTCCAAAGTGATTGATATATAAAAATAATTATGATATAATTGAATACAAATATTAAGGAGAAGAAATGTCTTTTTTTAACTCAATTAGTTCAGAAAGAAAACTGCAAATTGTTGAATCAAGAATTGGTTCACTAAAAGAGCAGTTATGGACAATACTAATCGATGCTGATTTAGTGCCAGAAAATATCGATGTAAATAATTTTGATCCAAATGTAGATATTATAGAAAAATTCTCTTATCTAAGAGAACAATATACCAATATAATGTCAGTTATTGAAAAGATGGAAGAAATAAAGTCAGGATTAATTGGCTAATATGAAATTTGTACAGCATGCAACATGTATAGTTGAGTATGAAAATATTTTTAACGCCAATAATTTTATTGAACTCTTGGAAAAAGAATGCAACGAACCATGGGGATATTTATCTTGGCAGAGATCTAGGGTCGGCAATGCTCAGATATCAGATGTTAGAACATCTGTTGGATGTGAATTGGAACCTCTTTCTACAGAAGATATTAAAATAGAAAGAGTAAAACCATTGGCTGAAGAATGGAAATCTATATGGTCAAAAATAGATCCATTGGTCTGGGATTATAGAAATTATTTTGAAATTGAACTAGAGGCGGACGAGGGTTATAGGGTTCTAAAATATTCCGGGGGAGCTGAATACGAAGCTCATCACGACCATGCATCAGTAAATTCTAGGACTTTAAGTTTAGTTGCTTTTCTTAATGATGGTTTTAGTGGTGGAAATCTTGTTTTCCCTAAATTTAATGTTTCAATTAAACCAAAAGCTGGAAATGTTATTATTTTTCCATCCAATTTTCCATACGCTCACATTGCAGAACCTGTTGGAGAAAACGATAGTACAGTTAAATATTCGCTAGTCACATGGTTTAGATAATTGAGGCTGTATAATGGGATATAATTTACAAAAAGATTTTGAATATATTTATACTAAATTATGTGAATCAATAATACTTATTGGTGGTCAAACGGAAAACTTAAATGAATATACCATTACTGACTTATTAAGTATGTCGGTAAATGTTTATGGTCAGAATAACTACAACGACGCTGAACTTCTTAATTTGCAGCAAAGCCTTAGAAGACTCTGGTATATATATACTGTATTAAAATGGAGATTAGAAAATGTCTGAAAACTATGCTAATCCAGAAGTATCTAATATTTATTCAAAAACTAAAAGTTGTGAATTATCACACCAATCTTTGCGGGACTCATTTAATACTGTTTTAAATAGTGAAATCCAAACTGGTGTCGACAGAAGTAATGAAGCAAGAGGTATGTCGCAACAACTAAACTGGCATTCGGCTGTTCTTGGTAACCTGTGTCATGATAATAGCTCTGGATTAGACGCAGAACTATTTGTTCGCTCTTTGGCTGAGTTTGTAACTAGACTTAAGAATCCAAACACTGCTTTATGTGGAACTATATGCCATTTGGTTATGGCTGAAATAAAAAATATTGTTCCAAATATTGATTATGTAAATACAATTCATTTGGATTACTTAGAAAAGTATTTAAATCAGTCTATTGACAGCAGCAATATCGTCCTAATGCAAGACATTGAAACTTCTTCATTAAATAAGTTTTATGATTTAATCTTTATAGACTTTGAAATATTTAGCCATGATCTATCTTTAGTTGACAATCTTTGGGCAAAAATAGCCCCAAATGGCTTAATGTGTTTATGGAATGTTAATGATTTTCACAAAGTCTACCAAAGAGGCACCGGGCATACTTGGACTCAGTACCTAATGTCACTAACTGAGCGTGAGGACATGTACACTTTTCACATTCCTATCCTAACAGGATTTACATTGGTATTGAAAAAATGAATGAAAAAAAAATAATAATTGTAGGATCTGGAACGGCCGGATTGGTTACTGGCTTAATATTGAAATCTTATTTTAAAAAATATAATATTATAAATATATCATCAAATAAAATAGGAATCATAGGCGTAGGAGAAGGCTCTACTGAGCATTGGCGCATATTTCAAGATCTAGTCGGCATTCATCCTCATGATATGATTAAAAATGTAGACATTACCCATAAATATGGAATTAGATATGAAAATTGGACGAATCATACTCCTGATTATTTCCATAGTGTTGGTGGAACTGGTGTTCAATTTGGAAGTTTTTGGGCTGGATACGCAACGGCCTTAGAAAACAATAGGCTATTAACAAACACTTATTCTTGGCGCGGAATAATAGAAGATAAGATTATTGATCTTGGTGAAAAAACACATTATGGGTCTAACCAATACCATTTTGATACATTTAAATTAAATCAGTATCTTACGCAAATATCTCAAGAAAAAGGAATAACTTTTATTGACGATGAAGTAAGCGATGTATCCGTTTCGGAGAATGGATATATAGAAAGTGTTTTGTTAAAAGCATCTCAGAAAAATATTGTGGGTGATTTTTTCATAGATGCTACAGGATTCCATAGAAAAATTCTTAGCAAAATTGCTGATCAAACATTTATTCCATATAGAAAATATTTGCCTTGTGATAAGGCAATTGCCTTCCCAACTCAATCAGATCCATCTGGAAAAATTAAACCGTATACAAGAGCACGGGCGTTAAGTAATGGTTGGATGTGGGAAATACCCACGTTAAATCGTAGAGGTAATGGATATGTGTTTTCTTCTGATTACTGTTCATCCCTACAAGCTATACGGGAAGCCTCTATAATACATGGTTTTGAAGTTGAACCATCTAAAGTAATTGATTTTACTTCTGGATATTTTAAAGAAACATGGAAGAATAATTGTATTGCTGTTGGACTGGCTGCAAGTTTTGTTGAGCCGCTGGAAGCCACTTCTATATCAACAACAATTCAACAGGCTAGGCTTTTGTGCTCGTATTTGCCGACATTTTCCGAGGATAGAACATATGGCATAAAAGAATATCATAGAATAATGGATTCCATTATGAATAACATATTATGTATGATATCATTACATTATATCTCTGATAGAAAAGATACTGATATGTGGTTGGCGCAACAATCAGCAGAAAAACCAGAACTTCTTGAACATCTTTTGCAACTTTGGAATATTAGGTGTCCAGAAGTACATGATGTTCCATCTACTGGATATGAGCTTTTTGCGGCAGGACATTTATGGCACGTAGCTCAGGGTCAAGGTGTTCTTAACCCAGAAATAGCATCAATTCAATTAGATGCTTATAGTGCCAGATATCCGGGAATTAAAGATATAAACAATATAGCAAAACAACTACTTAGTCAAAAGTTGGTAGATCACGGTGAAGAACTCAGAAAAATTGCAAATAGTTAGTCCAAAAGTATTTAATGATATTCCAAAAATTAAAGAAGGCCAAGTATTATTGACGCCTCATGTCCCACAATTAATGGACGATGAATGTAGGCCATACCAAAATCTTGGTAATTGGCCAGATTGGTGGAAACAACTTAGTGGAGAAGAGGGTAGCCTAAAACGTTGTTCTGGAACTTCTGATTATATTGCAACTGGATTCACTATTCCACTCTGGGCTAAATTAATGTTTAGGCCATCAGTTGACCATAAATTTTGGGAGGGTCAATTTGATCTTTCAACAGATATGGGCAATTTTGGAATAGAAAAGTTTAGCTATGGACAAACTGGAGAATGTCCAGTTACAAAAGTTAGAAAAATTGAAAAAGCTAATTATGTCAAAGTAATTAATCCATGGTTAACAAAAACAGCTCCAGGATGGTCTTCGCTATTTCTTCCACCATTATGGAATCCCAACCCAAATTATACTATGTTACCAGCCGTAGTTAATACTGACTATTATCATAACGCACATATTGTTATGAATATTCTAACAGATCAACCATTTGAAATAGAAATGGGAACACCTATGTGGCACGTCATTCCCTTTAAGAGACAAAAGTCTTTAGACATATTATGGGGGGATAGTATAGCCTATAACCTATTGCAGTATAGAGGTTTTGGTGGCCCTTTTATGCCAAAAAGACAGAAAAGTAAATACAAAAAACTTCAAAGACAACTTGATGAATCTATTGATAATGAAAAGAAAACTTTTTTAAATAAAATTTTTAATAGAAACTAGGAGTAAAAGATGGACTTCATATTATCCAGCAATGAGAAAGCAGCACTAAGGTCAAGTGCTCGTAAAAAGTTGGAGCTAGAAATATATTCAGCTGCTATAATGGTTGGCATAGATCCAGAATCATTAGAGGTAGTTGATGGCAAATTTACTTGGCAACCAACTTTTTCTGGCAACGAAGCTTTAGGCGATTCTTGGAAAACTATTGTTGAAAAAAGATTAAAACAAGTATTAAACGCTTACGAAAAACTTTTAAATAGTTAAACCAAAAGGATGATAATGAGTAATATAAGTTTTCATTGGCCAGCTGGTAGATCTGCCGCAATAATGGTTGCAGAAAATGCTATAGATAAAGAAATATGTAACTTAACATTAAGTGAGTTAAAAAAGTATTACAACATAATGGCTTCTCCTGGTCCTACTATTAGTGGTGTCTTAACTTCTATTAAAAATAGCATGGATATAAATTGGTCTCACCATACACTTGTTGAGTATAATTTACCAACAGATAAGTTAGATACTTGCGAAAACGCAATAGTTGAAAAATTATTTTTATCTATAGCAAAATATAGAGAAGAGTTTAGATGGTTATGGGACTGGGTTAATATTCAAGATACTGGATTTAGAGTACAGGAATACAAAAAGGGAGTTGGATATTATCGAGAGCATATTGATGGTGGTATGGATCATACTCCCACCACAAAAGACAGAGTGTTGGCTGCAATCATTTATTTAAACGATGTTGAAATGGGCGGGGAAACATACTTTAGGGAACATGAGTTGAAAGTTCCAGCAAAAGCTGGTTCAATATGTTTATTCCCCACACATTGGACCTATCCACATCAGGGTTGCGTGCCAATATCGGGCGACAAATGGATTATATCAACTTTTATACAAACTATAAAAGATAATAATAACCAATTCGATAATCAAATAATAGAAACTGAAACTCAGGTTAGTGAAAAAAAGAAATGTAATGACAAATAAAGTTTATGATTATTATACAAATAGAATGCTGACCGTAAGACCCGAACCATTTATTTTAAACAATGTCTTTTCAGAGGAAAAATTTCTTGAATTAAAAAATAGAATTATTTATAAAAAAAATAATTCATTATTAGAATACAATTCAGGTTTAGGAAGATATAGTATTCCTGATGAGGAGTTCCTCTCAGAAGAACAATTGCTTCTTACCAACATGGCTAAAAGTATATTTAATTCTAATAGTTTAGTTCCTACATACTGTGTGTACTCAATGTATCATGGAACAAGAGCTAATCTACCTTATCATGTCGATGATAATGCCTGTACTTATACAATTGATTTGTGCATATCATACAAAACAAATTGGCCAATCTATATAAATAATAAAGAATTTATTCTGGAACCAAATCAAGCTGTATGTTATTACGGAGAAGATCAATATCATTGGCGAAATAAATTTCCTGATCCAGCAAATAACGAAGTTGAAATGATATTTTTTCATTTTGCCGAACCAGATCACTGGTATTTCACTAAAGGTGTAGAGTATCAAGATATAATAGTTAATGATCGCAAACAACATCAAGGAAAAATATACAAATACTTATCGAAAACATATAGAGAACAGTAAAAAGATATGAATCAAATTAAAATATTTTTCTATAAAGTCATAGATGCCATAAAACAAATGTCAAATAAATCTTATTGGACTAAACCAAATTCAGTTGAAGCTTGGGGTTTTGCAACAAAGATAGCTATTATATTTCCAGGACTTTTATTTGGCAAACAATGGTGGTGGTTATATATTTTTGCTATTGCGTCAAGCCTAAGTTTAATATGGTCTTCTACTAAAAAAACACTGCCAACAATTATATTATTTAATGTTCTATGGGTTTTTCTAGCAAGCGCAGCAATAATTAAGCATTTCGTATGATTTCAATAATAACACCTACGTATAATACAGATAAGAATGTATTTTCTCGTACATGGGCTTCTCTAAAAGCTCAAACATTTAAAGATTGGGAATGGATCATAATAGATGATTCAACCAATGACAATGTATGGCATCAAGTCTATGGCTTTTGTGCAGATGAAAGATATAAAATTCAGATGTATAAAAGTCATGTTCATTCAGGCAACATAGGTCGCAATAAGAGACGTGGATTTATGCTTGCAGAGGGAGATATACTTGTTGAGCTAGATCATGACGATGAGCTTACTGCAGACGCTCTGGAAGAGATTAACGGGGCATTCCGAGACAATCCTGAGGTAGGTTTCGTCTACTCAGATTGGTGCGAGATTTTACCCGATGGACAGTCAGGCGTATATCCTAAGGGTTGGGCATTTGGATATGGTTCGGAATATTGGTCGCAAGAATATGAAGTATGGGTTATGTCTTCGCCGGAAATAAATCCTACAACTATGAAACATATTGTTTCTGCTCCAAATCATGTTAGAGCATGGAGATCAAATGTCTATCATAAACTAGGCGGGCACAATGCTAAATATGAAATCGCTGATGACTACGAGCTAGTTGTCAGAACATTTTTAGATACAAAATTTTATCATATTAAAAAGTTATTGTATAAACAGCACATTAATCCTTCTACAGCGCAGAGACAAAAGAATCATCTCATACAGCATTACGTGGTAGAGATCTCTACTCAATACTCGGATCAGATTGATCAACGATTCAAGGATTTAAACATTTTCTAAAAATGAAAATAGGCCTCAAAATTTTTTTCTAATTTTACCCTATATAGAGATTTAGTCCATAGGGGGTCTGCGAATTTGCAGAGAACTGCTGCGACCACCCATTCCAAAAAGGCCCCTATTTATGTCTGTCTTTAGGAAGTTAGGGTTATCATAAGTGGTTGTAGAGCCGAACATGCCTCCGCGACCACGTGGAGTCCTTGTCATCATAGTATTGGGGCTTATAGAGCTTCTTGGCATTTTCCGAGATTGTCCGGTTGTTTGATCCAAAAACTGATGAATGGCTCTCCCGCCTTGGCCCCCAGGGGACAACGTGTCCTGGAATGCAGCCACCATTCTCATACCAGCTCTCGATAGGTAGCTTTGTCCAAAACCGGGCATAAAAGTCCTTTAAAAACAGTAAACTGTCATTTATAGTAACTTAGTGTACCAAAAAAGTGAATATCACCATATTAATTAGTATATATCGTGGGGCCCCGATCTAAGGTCTATTTTTTAAAAATATATTATGTTATTTTAACAAATTGGACAATTAATATAACAAAAGAAGCAATTCCCATACCAATAATAAGATCAATCATCATCAATATCCTCTCTAAAGAAAAGGGATAATACTTTTATTACAACACCGGAAGTAACAAGAATAGCAACAAAAGTAAAAACAATACTAAATATAGTTGGTGATTGCTGCGCTATCATAATATAATCCTTTATATAAAGATAATAATATTATATCATAATGTTTGAGTTTGATGAGCTATGATTTCAAATTCATCAATTTCTGGAATAACTCCCAATGTTGACCCAGAATCCCAATTAACATGTATAGTATTAAAATCATCAATAAAATTAATTGTTCCGTGTTCTCCAGATTGAATTTTGGTGTACGGATCATTAATCTGTATTGCTTTTATTCTCTGGCCAATTTGAAAAGTTTGAAATGGATTGATTTTCATTTGACAATACCTTTACGTCACAGTATAAATTTTCAATACCATTAAGATATTCTGGATAATAGGTAGCGTACAAGGACATCGTTGTAGCCTCTTTAAGTGTTTGAGCTTCTATAGCGAGTGTCCTTGTAACGCTAACTAAATATTTAGTCATTTATCTTCCCTGAATTTAGAAATTCAAAGAAAATAGTAATGAATTAGGCCAAAAGAACCCACAGATCAAACATCTTAATCTTTTCATTGTAAAGAGAAGATGTTGACAAAGTCAAATTATCTTTCTTAGCACGAAAATAAAGCGACATACGTATTGAAGCAAGCTGCTGCTTTGAGGTAATTGGTATATTAACATGGAACCAAACATTACGATTAGTTATCAACTCATTGTAAATGTTTGTAATTATTGGATTACGACGGCGACCTTTGCCGCTACCAATGGGTGGCTCACCGTTAATACGGGTGAGTAATTTAGTTGGCTCAGTTATGGCAAACTTGCGTGGGTTTGTTTCTATCTGAGTCTCAACGCTTGGGCGCATAGCCATTATTTTCTCCTTAATGAATTATGTTGTTTTATAGTTGTAATAATAAATTAAACTCGTTTTTTTAAAAGTACCAGAATATCGTTTAACAACAATTTGATATCTTTAAGAGTATCATTGATATCTTGAAGGGGAGCCATTGTGTAGTGATAAGCAATTCGTTCTTGTTTTATTTGTTCATTTGCTTTAGCAGCGGCTTCTTCTGCAGGATCTTTGTATACTTTCATTTTTTACCAGATGTAAAAATATCTTTGTTTAAAAAGTACTTAATAAGAAAAATATTAACAAGTACTATAGTTGTACCGAAAAAGAATCCGGCAAAAAAGCTCATAAATATCTCCTATTTTTATTATTATTTTTCATTTTGATGCATACAATCTTTGCCAAGATTCTTTTTCAGATTCTAGGTCTTTAATTTTTTCTCTAAGAAAATAAATTTCGCTAATCATAAATTTAACTAAATCAGCATGAGCGCCATACGGACCCCACTTACGAGAAACATCGTCTAGCAAATCATGCTCGTCAAACTTATCCTTTGTGGGAGCAATATACTCTGGTTCTTCAATAGGTTCACGAAACATTATTTCTCCTAGAAAAAATTTATTTAGATTTGTATTGATCAGTAATGCTTCAACGGCTCATTATGGGTAGATTTAGAAATAGTTCCTTTAGAATCAGCATAATAGAAAGAACTTTGAGAATTTTCGTAGGAGTCCCGTTGGCCCCATTCCTTGGCTTGTTGAACCAAGTAAACAAATGCTCCGTATACGGCGATAAAGAAGATTATCGAGCCAAAAATAAACAACGAAACTTGCGACATTTACTTCTTGCCTTCTGACGAAGATGCGTTGATAACAAAGCTACCGAGAGCAAGAATAGACGGGACCCATACGCCGACAAAAATGCCGTTGAGTCTGTCGGTTTCTGATGCGTTGTTTGAAAAATACAAACCGACACTGACTCCAAGGCTGACTGCGGCGGCAAGAAGCGTTGTAATAAAAAGTGTCTTTCTAGATTTCATTAAATTTTTCTCACTTCTGTGTAGATGGATACTCAGGGTGAGCTCCACGAAATGCATAAAGATTGTTATATTGCTGGGTTATGTCTATCTGTTCTCCGACACCGCGGGTTTCGGCAAGGCGATTTGCCATAAGGTTTTCTTCTTTATTATAGAAAAGACATGGCTCAGCTTCCATCATTGCCTGGACTAGCGTGGCAATTTGTATATTGGTTCCTGTAAGAGCTTGCTCTTTTTGATATTGCTCAATATCATAAGTGTCTCTGTTGGTCATGGTAACATCCTCAATCATTGTATGGACTATAAATTTATAAGTTTAGTATAATTAATTAACATTAAGAAACTGTATAAGCAACAGAATATTTACAATTATTTGAAGTAATTTGAACAAATAATTGTATTTCTATAAAATTAGTTTGAGTCATAATATGAATTTCATAGTGACCATCGTAAGATGTCTCTCCACCGTTCCAAATAGCTATTTCTTTATTTGAACCAGGAAAAGCGTTTATACCGTGGAGAACAGAGCCCGATGCAGAAGAATTGTTATATGTAAATCGATTGGATAAATAATAGCCTTGTATAATTGAATTAGTTGGTGTAGATGTTCTGACATAATGTCTTACGATATCACTACCAAGATCTTTTTGACACTTAACTCCAAGAATTATTTGATCGGAGGAAGCATTAAAAGTTAATATGTCATAATAAGAATTACTGTACGTTTGAGCTAAAATAGGCATTACTGTATAACTATTTCCAGCGGGACCTTGAGGGCCGGGTAAACCCTGTAAACCTTGTGGTCCAGTTGGGCCCTGAAGTCCTTGCGCCCCTGTTGCTCCCGTTGCTCCTGTCGGGCCAGTCGGTCCGGTTGCACCTGTAGCCCCTGTTGGGCCAGTAGGACCAGTTGCACCAGTTGCACCAGTAGCTCCCGTAGCACCTGCTGGACCTTGTGGACCTGATGGACCCGCTGGACCCCTAACAAGTTGACCTCCAGTAAAAGATATAACTTGATAATATCCAGCAATGTCTATAAGTATGTGAGATCTTCCATAAACATATATGCAAATACTCCCAGATTCAGATAGTGGGACCGAAACAGAGTTGGCTATTGTTTGATCGTTAATAAAATTTATATTAGAAACATCGGGTCTTTCGCCGCAAGGATATACTGTAATGTATCCACCAAAATTATTAGCTTGAGTTTGAGTAGCCGTTAAATTTAAGGAAACTGCATAACTATTTAACGGAACGATAGTTTGAACATTAGATTGAGGAATAGATATTGATCCAGAAACCTGAAGAATATATGGACTAGAAGAACCGTCAAGAGAACCAACTTTGTAAGAAGAACGAGTGTCTAATATTCTTGTTGGAGCAATAGGTATAAAAACAGAAGTTGGCGTTGAATTTGTATTAGAAGCTTTAACATAAGATATTGAAACGAACAAAAAAATTACTATAAATAATAAAGGTATCTTATAAATTTTTTTCACTTGAAAAAAACCCTCCATATTCTTTGAGGCCAAGTTTCATGGCCATACTTATAAATTTGGGTATATTTAATAAAATTATTAAGTAAAAGAAATACAAGAAAAGCTATAAGTGCGTATAGAGCAACATATTTTGGATCATATTGACTAGGTTGATCATCAAGAGGTAAAATTTTTGATTGATCTTTTTGATCAGTAAGAGTCGTATCAGAATGATAAGCTAATGTAGTTGTAGATTCAAAAATGGTAGTAGTAACTTTATTATAATTAGGTAAAGTATTGGCAACAGGGACAGACTTTTGTTTTTCGTTGTCAACAATTGTATCAGTAGTTGGAATAGAAGGTTCTACACTAGAAACTGGAGGCAACAAAATTTCTGTAGTAGGAGTAAGATTAGGGATGGTAGTAAAAGGAGGAATAGATTGAAAAATAGTAGTAGAAGGAATAAAGGGAATGACAGTAGTAGAAGGGATAGATTGAAAAATAGTAGTAGAAGGACTGTTATCCGAAAATACATAAGTAACATTTAAAGAACTACAATTTCCAGAAAAAATAAAAGTCCAAGAAGGTTTGATATAAAACTTTTGATCAATTGATAAAGAATCCCAAGAATCTAAAGAAATATATGTGTAAGCTGGATTTGCAGGAGGATTAGAATAATTAACCCAATAAAGAGTTCCTTGAGAAGGTGGTGTATTTGATCCAGAAGTAACACATACTTTTTGAGAATTATTTAAAGTAAAATTATAAGCCAAAACGTTTGATGTGAAAAAAAAATAGAAAAATAAACTAATAAAAAAAATTAATATAAACATATGGAATTTGATTAGGTTAGTTATCATGCACTTCTCGTCGGTATGCTTTGATTGATGGTGCGTTAATGTATAAACGGAGGACATCTGTTGTCCAATCGTATAAGTTATCAGAAATACACTTCCACTTGTCAAGGTCGGTTCGTAGTCGCTTAATTTCGTCAACAGCTTCGGCTAGAATCTCACAATAACCACAAGTGCACTCGTAGCAACTAATGCAGGCAGCATCTCGCAGTCGAGCTATGATGTCATCAGTCATTGTATCTGCTAACTAATTTAACTATTTGATTATGAAGATCGGTAACTTTATCTACTGTAGGAAGATCATTATGATATCGTGAATATATCTTAAGTACCTCGCGAGAATAGGCAATATCGTCATCAGTTAAAAGATGACCATTTTCGTAAGAATCAAGCGCTAACTGGAGAGCACTTGCTAGGGCATTCATAATCAAATTAGAATCTTCTATTTGAACAAAATAGTGTTCATTATTCTTTTCTAAGACAGAAACCTTATGTGTCAACGCGTTTATGATTGCTTGTTTCATGGCTAAATAGTCCATTAATACTCCCTAATTGCAGTAGTTATACGGACACCAATTATAGACAATAACAAAGCTATGGATGTCAAAAATACAAATAAATAAAATTTATCAGCGTTTTTAGCCACAAGCATTGACCTCCATCATGAGTCTTGTTTTAACTCGTTCTTTAGCATCAATTGTCGCAGGATGTTCGTAAATAATAATAGGCCATTGTTTGCGTTCAATTAAAGCTAATATTGATTCTTCTGTACCGCAGTCTGAACATATCTCAGTTTTATTATCTATGCGAGATATAGCTCCTGGATATTCACCGGCAAAAGCATTACTTGGAATATAACCTAGACAACGCGGACATATTGGCGGATTCAACATATTGAGAATCCTCCGCAATCAAGAAGAAATTCTGCAAATAGTTTTATGTTATCTACTGTTATATGATAATGATTAAGAAAATTATCTACTAATCCAGATCCCTGGCAAATTTTACAGTCTTTATTAGGAGGATTAGATTCATTTGGATCATGAAGATCGGTAGAAATATATTGAATTTTAGTGCAAAAGCAAGGCTCTTTTTCCAAAGATTGCACATGATCATAATAATTTTTTACATATAGTTCTGCCGAACCATCTCTAATTGTTTGTAATAACTTAAAACCCAATTTACGAGATTGTACTGCACCCAAACCATCGCCACTATTACTGTGAGCATATGGAACTTTTTCTATAAGAGAATCGTCTACAAAACAGCAGTAATCCCATAAAGGGTGCCAATACCAAACATTATTACGAAAATATTCTCCCTGTTTTTTCTTAGGTTTCTTACCATAAACATCCATACCCATAATTATTTCTCCTACAGTAAATGCTCCGAGAGCAGGGCTCGAACCTGCGACCCGCTGATTAACAGTCAGCTGCTCTGCCAACTGAGCTATCTCGGAATAAATTTAAGAAAAAGTAAGTTTTTTTTTAGTAATATAAAATAATATTAAAGAAATTATCATTTCAAAAAGTTTAAGAATTTGTTGAAATTCTTTGATAGCTCTCACTAATTTTTTCAAAAACAATTTAATCTTTGATAAAAAATTTTGTGGCATGTTCGTCCTTTAATTTGTTTAATCAATTCTTTGCATAACCTTAAGAGTAACAGTATCTGGAGTGCAACGATGCGTTGGAGGCGCAATCAATGAAATAAACATTTTAAGAACATAACCACAACCAGGACATTTCCAAGTAGAACCATTCTTAGTAGATTGTTGTAACTCTTGATAATTTGCTGGTTTAGGGTGAAGTTGAGCGTGTATTTTGGACACAGATAAGTCAGACGATGTAACAGAAGACTGAGAAATAAAAGATTTAACAGATTGATTGGCAATCAGCTGATGAGATTGAAGAGAGGAGCATGCAGGGCATAATAACGGCTTTCTCCCACGAAGTCTTGTTCTTTTCCAGGTAGAAGAGCAAGACTTGCAAATAAGTTCTTCCTCCATAAAGATCCTTTAATTAACGAGGAAAAGATATTTTTTCCTTTGATATTATCATAGCTTTAGGTATATTAATCACCATACAAAAATGATCATCTATAGTAACAGTAGAAGCTATAGTATAATAATTAGGTTTTGAATTATCAGAAATAAGATATCCAATCGTATGACAAATATAATCTCCTGATTCTATTGAGGAACAATCATGCCACTCATCAGTTTCGGAAAAAGCATCTCTCCAAACAATATGATAAACAGGAGCATTTTTTATTAATGGTTTTAATTTTTCTTTTTTAACAAGAGATTTAACTTTTTTTTGTTTTGACTTATCAAGAGTAGGCGGTATTTGAGCAGAAAATTGGGATGTTTCAATTTTCTTTGACATATTGATCTCCTGGGTTAATATAGCTGTAAAAATATATTATACCATTAAACTAGCGAGTTTTTGTCAAAGAATCATAATTTATATAATGAGTTGTGCCAAAAACAAGTACTGCTATATCATGAATTTCATGAGAAGTACTGAAATTTAAAGAAATAGAACAATTATTCTTGTAATTCAATTTCCTCTTTTTGCTCCGCTTTTTGCCCAATGCTCACCGACCCTGAATTTTCAGATGCAAAAGATAGTCTTTCACAAGAATAAATGTCTCTTATAGATATATTAAAATAATTACCCATAGATGAAGAAGATATTAAAGATTGATAAACTTTCTTAGGGACTCTGTAATAAGCCCAAACAGAACCACTTTTAAAATTTACAATTAAAATCATGGATTTAGAATTCCAGGCAACTGATTTTATAAAAGAACTGTCTTTAGATTGTTGTGTATAAATAGCCATGAAAAATCCTAAGGGTAGTTGTGAAGAGTTTTAGTTATATGATCAACATACAAAATTCTTTGATATATTTCAAAAGGAGTAACATATTCACCATTAATAGTTTTAACATCTTGACGAACTTGATATGTTAAACCATTTGACCAAGAAAAACCTTCAACAACATAACCCTCTTTTTTCTTAACAGCATAGTATGAAGAATAAGATCCATCTTCCAACATCAGATAACGAAAGGTAAAAAGAGGTATAGGAGAATGAATGTATTGGTTATTTTTGTCTTTAACTTTGCCAAAAAATAAACAAAATTCAGAAGACATTTTATCAATTTCATCAAAAGTATATACATCTGGAGCACTATATTTATAATACAAATAATTGTTTAAATAATTATACTGAAGATGTGCATGAGAATCCTCTTCATCTATATCAGATTCAACGAGATGAACTGTATGTAGTGTCTTTATTAAAGGATCTATCATTATTTTACTCTGAAGAAATCATAAGTTTTACATATAAAGTTTTACGCTCAATAGCTGTAAGAAACTTTATAGCATTATTTCTCCATTGACTTTCTTCAATAATATATTCTTCAATTTGATCTTGAGAAGCATAATTATTTCGCATAATTTTAATTTCAGCTTTAGTATTAACTTTGAATTGAGTTAGCTGAAGTTCTAATTCTTTACGAAGATTGCGAAGACAAAAAAGCCATAAATCAAGATTATTGAAAAGTATAGTTTTTTCTTCAGAAGTACAAGGTTTGTTTTTGACATGACGCAAAACTATTTCTTGAAAAGATTTAAGATCATCATCGGTCAATTCAGATATCGGTGAGGTACTCCATATGTCAGTCATTGTTTGCCTTACCGCTTATGAATAAAATCATAAGCTTGTTTTATGTCAATAGAAAAATGTTCCGGTGTAGTCCCACCAGACTTTAGTATATACATTGGAGAATACGTTACAAGTATTGGCCAGTAACCTAACCAGTTAATTTTTCCTCTTAACTCTTTGATTTTTATTGGAGAACCAAAAAGAATAGAAGCGGGCGTAGCACCAAGACACAAAATCAACTTAGGATTTAACAGTTGAAGTTCTAAATGAAGATATGGAGAACAATTAATAATTTCTTGTTCATCATACTTTCTTTTGAGAGGACATCTGTTGACATATGTTAAACATAATTGATTTGAAGAAAATCCAGAATCTTTGAAGGCATTAATCATTAAAGTAACTGCTTCAGAAGAAATAGATGGAGAATCTATAACTATAGCGACATCTGGATTTTCAACATTCCATTTTGGAAGCTCAGGGGCAGAATCAATATTGCATCTTCTACAATTTTTAGTAACTGTATGAAGATCTCTAATATTTGTAGAAATTTTTCTAGACAAAATATCTACACGAATATTATGAAATAATTGAGTTATTTCAGATATTGTCAATTTATTTTCTAAACGAGAATAAATCGTAGATAAAATATCTGTTTCAGCAAGTCCGAGATACGTTTCCGAGCCCCCAAATGGATGTTGATTTGGATTTTGGGCTAATGCACTTTCGATAAGCTTTTGAAGATCTAGCTCATCGAAATCTTCCATTAGAAGCTCGAGGGAACTGACGTACTACTTTGAGGAGCTGAAGCTTTGGGTGCTGCATCTGAAGAGGTCTTGGGGGCTCTGCCAGAGTAAGTAAGATGTTCAGCAACTATAACTATTCTTGAACGAGATTGATCGTCTTGCTTCCAACGTTCTTGCACAAGACGTCCTACAATAGAAATTGTAGAACCCTTTTTTAGCTTTGCTTGATCAAGTTGGCTAGCAACAAAATTGGCATTTTTGCTAACAAATCCAGAAGCATCTTTGAGATAATAAACTACGTCAAAATAACCTGAATTGTTTTCAGTATCCTTATCAGAACCTGAATAATCAACTCCTATTCTGATCTTAAGTATTTTTCCGTTAACGAGTTCTGGGTCAGCGACCAGTCCTCCAGTAATGTTAATAAGGTTATTGGGGTCTATCATAATTGCTCCTGTTCATTGGTTTGTATAGCTTCCTCAAAGTGATGTATAATTGCTTTGAGATAATTAACTGATATTGGTACAGCTTTTTCTGGACCATGGTTCATAATATTATGATTAACCATAGACACAAATAAATTGTAAATACCAGACTTTAGATCCATAATTATATCAGTAGGGACATAATCAGACTTTTCATCTATGAGTGAATAATTAGAATTATCATTTTCTTGCATTATTTGACTCTTTTCGAGAGGGCAGTGTCAATCATTTGACCGAGCACTTTTATGTCACTATAGCCCTTATCATACAGTATAGATATAATGGGCTTAGGGTCGATGTGGTTGTATGTAATTAGTTGAAGATTAAACACATCATTTAAAGTGTATATTCTATAATTATTTAAATCTCTACGAGGAAGAGGATACTTTTTGCTTCTTTCTCTATTGGAAACAGTAAGAGTTGTAACATTAAGAATTTGAGCAACATCAGATCTCGTAAAAATTGGTTCTGAAGTATTTATTTTAGTCAATTTTTTCTACCTTTATTTATGTTTATACAAATATATAGTAGCAAAAAATAAGGAATAATTCAAGTCATAGAAGAGAAGAAAGAGTTAAAAAAACATTTGAAATGATTTTGTCAAGAGAAAGAGCATCCTGAAAAGTGACTTGAGTATTGGATGCAAATGTTTCAGCTGCTTGATTAAAATAAAGTGGAGGAGATTGTAATTTGCGAAGATAATTATAATAAGCGAACTCATTATAATGATACAGATTACCAGTTTCTTCAGACTCTTCTGGGGAAAGAGCAACCGAAAGAGGATCTATATCATGATCTCGAAAATAATCAAGAAGCATTGAAGTACCTATATTATGTATGTGATGGTGAACCTGCTCACAAGTGCAAGGATTAGGCCAGGAAATTGAAGATATTTGATCTATAGATATTTTTTCCCAATTTTGAAAAGCACGAGCTATATAAGGGAATTCAATATAATAAGAATGTGAAGAAATAGCGTAATTTGACAAACCAATATTATTAATATGAAAGGGATGAGAAGATGGAAAATAAGAATTTTGATTACCTTGAATAATACACTCAACAATATTGGTGGTCAAATCAAGGTTTGATCCAGTGTTCCAAATCCAATTATAAGCAGCGTTGATAACGCCAGAAACATTATTTTCATAACGAGTTACTTCATCCATGCTATCAAACATAGGATTACATAAAGTAGAATTGTTATAAAAATTAACTAAAGGTGGCAAATATAACCGATGAGAATCTAAAGCTGATCCTTGTAAAGAATTAGCCATGAAGTACATGGCTATACGATACGGGTAATAGGCACCATTGTAAATGGAATATGAAACGAAATATACGGTCCAGGGAATTGGAAGTCTAAATATATACTTTTTATAGGATTTTTCGTCAATGTGTTCTAGTGTTGCTGGAATTAACTGTATATTTTGATAAGTCGGTGGACGTTCAAAAATAACATATTGATTATCCACATGAATTAATCCGGGTGGGAGTATACCGGTGTCAGCTTGAATAGTAGATTTACTAGAAAGAGAATTAAAATAATTAATAATAGGATTAACTATACGTTCAGGAATTTCAGTTTGAGATCCGTTAACGGTAAGATAATTGTTTGAATTAGAAACAAATATTTCATCATCATATAGAGGATGTCTGATAAGGCAACCATAAGGGGTAAATGAAAGATAATTAAAATTTTGCATACTCATCCTTGACTAAGAGATAAAATGTCACTTCTTAAAGGAAAGATTTCATAAAAAGGAGTAGATTGACAAGGAAAATAATGACTATTATCTATATATACTTTAAGCATTTCTAGATAAAGTTGTTCAACAGAGATATCAGAAGAAGGAATTAGGTAATAAGATTGCGAATTGTCAACATTATATATAGGTATAACAAAAGATGGAGCAAATGGAAGTTCATTAATTGAATTAAAATAAACTGTATTTCTTGCATGATATGAAAGATGATTGAATGGAGTGTTTGAAGGAGGAACATTAACAGCAATAATTTGTCTGTCAAGTTTGTTATAATCAAATTCAGAAAAAAGAGAATTTTCAGCACACGCTAAGTTGACAATCTCACGAACATGGGAAGACACAAGTGTTGTTGTACGCAAATGTGTATTTAGCGTAGATATCTCTTCAAAAGATTTAGGTTTAAAATTAAGATAATTATGAAAATTATTAAAAATAGAATTTGTACCTTTAAGTTCTACGTCTTGGTAGATCAAATGTACTTCTTCTTGAACAGAAAGAATTTCTTTAAGAGAAAAAGTAGATAATAAAGACAAAAGAGAATAGTGAAATAAATCTGACGGCAAATCATAAAAGAACCTAGAAGGAATATTTTCATTATAATATTGCCAAATTTTCTGAATCTTGTTAAGTTCAGCTTGTTGCATTATTTCAGGAGAAGGATGAAATAATTTGAACAAAAGAGGCATACGATATGAAAATTCTTCTTTATCCAGATCAGAATACTCATAATATTTTATATGATTTCTAAGTCTTTCATAAAACATATAGTACCAGGGATTCACAAGATCAGAATTCCAAGAACCAGCAAAAAACTCATTGATCATGTAAGAATACATAGAATCAGGAGTAATATCAGAACTGAGAATAGGAAGAGTAGATAAACTATTAGAATAGCATATTCTTCCATCAGTATGAGTATTTGGAAGATAAGTAGGATAATAACTATCTGACATAGAAGTCAAAGATTTATAGGAAAAATACATGTGTTGAGATCCACCTGGATAATTTGGATTAAATACATAAATAGTCCAAGGTATCCATACGGTTTTGGAAGGCAACTTTGCCTTTTTAGTTGAAGCATTACCAGGTTTGTAATCTATGGTAGCCTGAAATGGCGGACGCTCAATAAACAGCGTTCCATTAGAGGAAACATACCTTGTTGCTACGGGGTAAGTTGAGGTAGGAACAGAAGATTGTAAAGATTTAGCATGAATATTCGCAAGGTTTTCAATAGATATAGAGGAAAGAATAGAAGCTTCAGAAGAAAATACATACGGAGGAGAATAATGATAGCCTGTATCGTCATTATAATTATCATTATATTTGTGAGGATCTAAAGCTTTAGAAAATATTTCATCTATATTGTTAAGAACAACAGGATCGCAAGCAGTATATTTTTCTTTAAAAAGATCTAAAGTGCTAGGATGAATAAAATTTTTTCTTGAAAGAATTAGTGCATAACGAGAATATTCCAATAAAGGATCAATGTTAGAATTAGAATAATTTATTGAATAAGTAATAAAAGAATCTGAATTCAGAAAAGATTGTTCACTAGTAAAATGTTGATTATCTAAATACATTTCAACCTACCAAGAGAGATGTAATATAACTTTCTTTTTCTACATATTTTGTTGAATCAGAAGAACTAATTTTTTGGTTTTCAGAAATAACGCAAAGAGTAGAAGAATACGGTTCAATATATTGATTATATATTGAAGTGGCTTCTTCTAAACATTTATCATAAGAATAAGTTTGAGGATAAACTAATACATTAACGTCTTCACCAATAGTTTGATTCGTTAAAACGAACATATGGTTACCCGAAGAAGTAAGAGAGTAAGTTAACACAAAATCAAGAGTGGACGAAGAATTAGGTGATGTCACAGTTTTAAATAATATTTCTTGTTGGGACGGAGAATACATAGAACAATTTGAGAAAAAAGTAAAAAATGAACAACTATAAGGATTCTGAGACACAGATGGATGAGAACACATATGATTGCCGGGAATTACATTAGCGTATTTATATTTAGAAGAAATAATAACTGGAACAGAATCGTCCAATGATTGATGAGTGTAATACTGGCAAACCGGAATATCCTTTGAAACATGAGTATAATCAAAAAGTTTAGCCAGAGGAAAAGACCAAGCTATAGAATCAGAATTTACAGGAGAAACACATGTTACAGCGGAAGGTATCATAGTAGATGTGTATCCTATTGGATGGGTGTCATTAACAAATTCAGGTGAACTTAAATATCTGGCATATAGATTTTGAAGTAAAGGACGAGTGTTTTGAAGATTAATTTGAGAAAGATTACAAAACAATTCACCAGAATTTAAGTAGTCTATAACAACAATATCAGAAGGTAATGAAGGATCATGATTAATATATAAATTGAAATGTAAGGGTTTACCTTCAGGTGACATATGTGGGTATATAACTGCCTTGTATTGATCCGAGGAAACAGGAACAATTGGGTAATTGGACATGTCAGTATTTACCTTTTCTATCAAACTTTCTTTTGTAAGTTTAGAAACTGTTTTTTTGAAATCGGCAAAAAATTCTTCTAAACTTAAATTAGAATCTTGTTTAAAAATAATATCGTTAAAATTATTAAAATTATTTACAAATGAAAAACTATCAAAAGTAAAAGAATCATCAGACATAATATTCAGTACCAAGTAGTCAGTTTAAAATTTTGAATTTGATCCAAAAGATTAGAGTTTAAATTTTGAAGTTCTAAACATTTTGCTTCTAAAGTTTTAATATAATCAATGTAATACTGATTATCAGCAGATACATTAGAAAAATTGTCAATAATCTGATTAAGCACTTTGATATTATCTAAATTAGAAGAATTGTTGATGGAATCAAATAGTTCTTCACTAAAAGGCAACATGTGAATAAGAACCATTGAAGAAGAAGCTTCACGTATAATATTGAATATCTTTAGACTATTAAAAAATCTTTTGTAAAGAACGTTAGGTAAATATGGATGAACATTCTTACGATAAGAAGTTTTAGAAGAAGTATAAAGATAGAAATTATAAGGAGACTGGGAAACTTCATTAATAATAGAAGAATGAAGAGAATATGTCTCAGCGAAAAGTTGCACATTGTCTTGATTTAGTTTTACAAAATTATTAGACGAAAGAGAAGACACAAAATAATTATATAAATGTGTTGTATTTTCAAAGCGTTGCACCACAGTCATAAATTCACCTCTATGGAATATATTTCAATTTTACCAGTTTTTATAAACTCTTGAAGAGTAGTTGAAGCTACGTGCAAAGACGTAATTGTTGGATACAAAGATTTAGCTAAAGGATATATTTGACTAAGATAAGTTAAATTCTTCAATAAAACTTCAGAATAATTATCTACGAATAAAACGCAAGAAAAATCAGGAGTTTGTATCAAATAACTTTTCTGTAGCCAAGTTGTTAACGGCTGAGGCAACTCTAGGATTTTCGTCAGCCAAGATTCCTTTTGATGCATTTTGCATTACCTCTAGCATTTGTTTGCGCGATTGCTGCAAAGTTTCATGAAAGGCTTTACGTGCTTCGTCGGTGGCAAAAGCAATCTGACCAACTAAAGCTTCGGTAAAAACTGCCTGTTCCCCATAACTAAGAACAAGTGTAGCAACTTGCTTTTCAATGCCTTCAATAGCTGTTTCTACAGTTTTAAGACGATCTTCAATCTGAACTGCTAAACCGTTTATAATATCTTGAAAAAATTTTGTAAGAAAATCTGCAGTGGTTTTGTCAAGATATTCGCTACTATCCGTCATATTTCATACCAATCTTGAGTATTTGCAACATAAGAAATTAAAGATAAATTCATAAGATAAGAGATAGAACAGATATCTTGACGAGTTACCTTAATTTGATCTACAGATAAAGGTGATTTCATATCGGGAATAAAGGCACCACTATCAGATTTGCGTGCAGCAAAGTGGCCACACTTCCAAACAAAAGCAGTAGCGTCATATGTTTCTGCAAACTGCCAATAATGGGCTTTAAATATTCTAGATATAGGCTTACCATCAATGACGGCGCCACCATAAGAAACAAAACCTTCGTCAGTAGGAATGCCCATTTTGTCGTTTTTAGGATAATTGTTTACAGCATTTTCCGTAGTAATGGATTTAAGATAAGCAGAAAAGTCAATAGAATCAACAAAAACAGCGGTACTACTAACAAGTTTGCCTTCCGGAGATGTTTTACCAATATCGATTTTCATCTTCAAAGCTTGATGCCAAGGGCGAATAGCTAAGAAGCCAGATTGAGTTTTAGATCTAAACCATTTCTTATAAAGCTCCTGATGAAATTCTTTGTTATCAGAATTCTTCATAGTTTCAATAGGAGAACCATCATCGTCTATAGAAGATAAAAAATCTTCCACATTATCATAAGCATTGTTAGTCACTGTTTCCCCTTTTTATTTCCATGTTACGGATGTTGATTGTTTTTGCGTTGAAGTTTTGGATAGTATTATTGTAGCATCGTTCATTTGTTCTGTGGATGCCCAATCCCACTGTTCCAACGCATATTTGTACATTGAGACAACCGTTTCATGATGTTTCATCCAAATAATATTTTTAATTTTAGAAGCATAAGTAAGAATATCATTTGTTTCGATAGGTCTCAAAGATTCAGAAACAACATAAAATTTAGTTTCTTTAATCAAAGAGACTATCTCAGCACCAGTCATGTACTGAGTTGCATCAGCGATAGCATCATAATCAAAAGAATGATCTGTATCAATTTTAGAAAGATGAATTTGAAAAATATGTTTGCGTTCACTAAAAGAAGGTAAACCAACAAACATAATTTTGTCAAATCGGTCAGCACGAAGCATTTCTGGTTTCAGAGAATCAAGAGAGTTCGCAGCACACAACAAAAATGTGTCTTCAGGAAGTTCTTGGAGACCAGTCAAAAACTCACCGTGAACACGATCAGTTGTGCCACCGTCGACATGAGAAGAACTTGTGCCACCTGAAAGATCGCGACCAAACTCGTCAATCCATACGCACAAAGGAGACATGGCTCTGATCTGCTTAAAGACTGCACGCATATTGGCCTCTGATTGGCCAATGAAAGAATTCATAACTTGGCTAATGCCAGTGCGTGCAAGATCAAGATTGAGTTCTTTAGCAGTAGCTTGACAAATAGCAGATTTGCCAGTACCAGGAACACCAACCATAAGAAGTCTTCTGATTGGCACTACATCAAAAGAAATTGCACGATGTTGATCTTTACGCAAAACAGCAGTACGACGAATGATATCCTTAATATTATCAAGACCGCCAATATCAGAAAAAGATATGGTAGGCTTAAGTATTTCAAGAATACCATTCTTCTTTATATTAGCCATTTTGACATCATAAATATACTTGGGATCAATTTTAGAATTATTGACAACGGACATTAGGCACAGATCAATAAACTGGGATTCGGAAAGGCCGATACCAGCGTTAACAATCTCTTTTACTGTAGTGCCAGTAATAAGACGGTCATGAGCTGATTCATTAATATGAGTAACGATTGTAGAAAGTTCTTGCGGAGTTGGATAAGAATCTTCTAGAACAGTAAACAAATGAACAAAATCTTCTGGGCATTCGAGAGCAGAAATAAAAATAAACTGCAAAGGCATTGCTGCTATATCGTCTGCCCAAAAGGCTGTGCGATAAAGAGATTTGAAATGGTAAAGAATAGAAGAATAAGGTGTAATGGAATCAGCCGGAGATGAAGGTACATTAATAATATATGTAGAACGAGTAATAGTTTTGTCTGTAGTAAGATAATGTAGAGCGACTTGAGGATCAAAAGTGATTATATGTGAATCAGTGGCCATTTCAGGGTAAGCAGGATTAGGTACAAGAATTTGTTTCCATTGTCCATCAACAAACTTAGAAAATCCATTGACAAAATCCATAGTGTAAAAATTGCGAGAAATAGTAGATGTAATAATGTCAGTAACCCTTGAAAAATCAGAAGACTGAAGCCAAAGATTGGGACATCCCAGTTTAATTTTGTCAAACATTATCTTATCACCGTAATATTAGTTGTAGGATTTTTAAATAATGAAGTAAATGAGAGGGGGAGGATACCCATAAAGAGTATCCTCCCCCTACCGAACAGTGTTAGAAACAACTGTTCGTATATGAGTAATCAGCCCTTCTCGCCAGCACGACGGTGAAATTCGACGTTCTGACCAGGTTGAATTACTGCGTTCTCGTCAAGCTTATCTTTGCCACAGTATGCGACAGCATCATTGGGGATTCCCCAAATCTTGCTGAATTGCTCACGAACTTCCTTGATTGACTTACCGGCAATATTGCTAGGCTGATTGTAAACGCCATAACGAATATTGGCCATACCGGAAGAACGGCTTGGCTGTCCTTCACTGCTACTTGAGGTTTCCATTGTAATATCTCCTATTTTATATTATACTGTAATTGTTTCATTCAGGGATGAATGCATTCTGTTGTACGGCTCAGATTTGCCTATGCCCAGATCGAAGAAAATTTCTGTTTCTTCCGGACTCTGATTGGACACTATAATTTTCTGAACCCTACCCAGAATAAAAGATGCAACCGCCATATTAGTAGCAAGAAGCTGTGTTCCGCCTTCAATTTGAGAACGCTGTTGGCAGCTGAGTTCACCAGGATTTTTATCTGGAGGATTATGATATTCTGGATGAAATTCAGCTGGATGAACAGTAATCTCTACGCCATCGCGTTTCTGATAATGATAAATAGAACCAAATAAAGCATCGTCATTTCCGCCTGTAAAAACGTCAACGTTATTAAGTTTTGTTGCGGCATCAAAAAGTATTTTTCTTGCAGCAAAATTGTCAACTACAGCAAAAATAACATCGTTTTCTCTGATAAGATCACTAGCTTTAATTTTAGGACTTTGTTCGTCCGCAATTCCAGAAAAATTATCATCAACAACCCATTTAGCAACGGGGATAATTGTAGTTTTGGGAAATTGTGGAACTAATTCTGTAGCTTTGACAACGGCTTTATTGCCGAGCTTAGTAAAATCTTGACGCTCTTTGTTTTTTTCTTCGTAAGTATCGCCATCTACAATGATAAGAGCAGAATTGGGAAACTTCCATTCAAGAAGGCGAACAAGACCAGCGGCAAGCCAAGTGCCGATTCCTCCAGCGCCAACAAGAATGAAACGTTTGGAATCAGTGGGGTTCATATGTATCTCTTTCATATGCATATATGTCTTTATAATATGCACAACCGTCTGAAACAATAGTTTCAGAATATTGCTTTGGTTCTTTCTTGTCAGGAGAAGACATAAAAGTGGTTACAAGATCTATGTATCTAGGGCAGTGAGCTGTGTAATAATGCTCACACTTCCAGCAATCAGAATGTTGTGAATAAACATCAGAATTCCCCATAAAATTATCAAAATCAAAAGTATCCATAGTTAGAATTTGAACTTCACAAAAACATTGATCTTTAGTTTGAGAACAACAAAGAGTAAGCTGTTCATCATTAATAGGAGAATTATTTTTTGGCCATTGATAATCAAGATAATCAGTAATTAGCTCTGGAGTAAGTCTCAAAATCATGTATTCATTTTGAATATCTTTAGTGAGCATATATAAAACAGCGTCTTGAGAAATATTTCTTTCTTCACAATATTTAGATATATCATAAACTATTTGATCTATTGAAGTGTCCGGAAGACACAAGGGAACGTCACAAAAAGAACAACAATAATCACGAGTTATAGAACTGATAGGAAGATAAGAAAAGCAAGATGGACAATGAAACTTAGTTTTATCATTTGCAGGAGTTACTTCGCAAACAAGAATAGCTTTGTGTTCATAACTTATAGTCTCATCTATAATATTTAACATATGAGAGGAATAATTGATATAACCAGTAAGCTTTTTACTACTGGGTCCACCCACCGTAGTAGCCTGAATAGGAGCCTGGGGTTGGGGCAGAGGTTGCCCAGGAACTGCCGTTACTGTACCCCCCGTACTGGGGGGGTTGACTTTTTTTACTTTATCAGTCCATCCTACAACTTCAGGATCTGGGGCCCTATCAATATTGTAACCTTCAAAAACATCTTCTGGATCAAGCTTGTAAGCTTTTCCAGCCATTTGCATTTCAATATAATATTGAGTTGCACCGTTGTTTACAGATTTTTGCCAGCCAAAAGTAATGTGAATACCATCAAAATCAGCTTGATCTGCATGATCAGTCCCAGAAGCATAAGCGCTCATTCCAGGATGACTATGCGCAGAGCCAACGATGAGGACATTGTCGGGTTTAATCTGAGCGATACTGTCTGGATCGTAATTGCAGTGAACAGAAGTATTGGACTGATCGGGAACAAGTATGCCCCAGCCGTCAGATTCCTGTTTGTCTTGGTCAAATGTAAGCATCACGATAGATTCTGTACCATGTTGAGCTTCAACAAGTCTAAAGAATTGATCAAGCTTTTCAATGAGAATATAAGGAATTGGAGGCATGTTGTAAATAGCCTCCTCTTCCATATCAACAAAATCGCTTGTAAGTTCTGGGCGAACAGCCGCAACAGAACGACCAACAAAATTGTTAACAACACGATAGATTTGAGAAGACCTAACGATAACAGGAACAGGAGTTATGGCAGCTGTTTTATTGGTATTATTGTATGTAACAGTACCAGTGTAGTGAGAAGAAGTATTTGTAGGCTTAATTTCTTTTGCTTCGTTAGCAATAATATAATAAATGCTAAAACCAAAAGACTCAATACATTCACAAATGTCAGATCTATCTGCCATAAAAGTTGGAAGACCATCAGGAGTAATCCAAAGAGGATTAAGATCTTCCAATGTAAGATATTCTTCTTCGTTTTGCTCAAGAGGAAGAGCTAGTTGTTCAGACATTATTTCTCCTAAATATTAATATTTTAATTATTTGTATATTTATGTTTGTCATATCAAAAAGGCGTTGTATTTTCTTCTGGCGTTTCATCTAAAGCTATTAAAGAATTTTCATAGTTATGTTGTTGAGCTTGAAATTGTTCATAACAAGAAAGACAAGTTTCAGGTAAATCTGCTTCTTTGGGAGCCATATGGAATTCATCAAATTTTTGGTGAGTTATATAGATACCAGTATCACAATCGCTACAATATTTGTAGGTTTCAGGAGATGCCTTGGGAAGATAGATCCAAGCATCCGAAATAGCTAACCACAACATATTTTCAGATTCGGCATGATGATAATCGTTAGTATTTAAAGCATAAACGTATTTATCTTCAAAGCAATGAGCGCAAATAAAGGCAGAATGATATGTGGTATTTGGAGTACAATCATGAACTGAAAAGGTTTCTTGACAGTTGTCACAGTACCATACATCTTCTTCTGATACATCTTCTTCTGGTACAAATACTGGTTGGGCATTGCTTTGATCTACTTTAATAGTTTGAGATTTTTCAATGACATTAATAACAGGAGATTGAGTGGTAGAAGAATTGTAAGCTTGTTTAAACCAAGCAAAAACTTTAGAAGAAGGAAGAGAATAGTCAGAGCGAAGTATTTGATTAACAGGTTTGGGTATGACAGTATCGGAATAATAAACAGAATAATTACCAGTAATAGCATCAGCCAAAGTTAATGGCTGACCACTATAATCGTGTTTGCCTTGATCGTCGCGATTTTTAACTAAAACAGGGATCCATAGGTCGGGATCAAGAGTCCATTCATATCCATACTTATGAGAATATTCTTGCCATTCAAAAGGATCATGAAGAAAACTTGGTTTTTCGTTTTCGGAATAGAAACGAGGACCATCAGTTTCATTCATATTAATATCGTTGTAAGCTTCAGTACCAGAACAACGATCAAGAACTTTGGCAAGCTTTTCTCCAAAAGGATAATTTGTTATATCTTCAGTATGGTACAAACAAATCCAGCCTACTGCATTGCCACGATACCCTTTGCAATTAATATTTGGAAGATTAACGTGATAGAGTGGTATATCAGGATAAGTGACAGGAATTGGTGTATAGAATGTTCTTGCACCGTAAATGTTTCCATCTACAAGGTCGGCAATAACAATGCGATAAGGTTGAGCAACATAATACTTAACAGCATCCTTGTCACCCTCATGCGAACCCCAGTTAATATAATACATACCTGGTTTATGTTGATAAACAATTTGGGTATGATTGCCAGCGGAACGAAGAGCTAATAAACCTGAACCATCAACAGGCATCAATCCAGTATCAATGTAGGCATAATTAGAGAAAGATGTATAAAAAGAAACCATGTCCTTATCAGTAACATGGTCTAGACCAAAAGAATTAACAGAAGAACGAAAAGTAAGATGCCCTTCTTCTGTTGAAACAAAAGAATATTGTACATTGCTCATTGTTTAATCCTTAAATAAATTTAATTGTCTAATTCTTTAAAAATCTTGTCAATGCCCACATCAACGTCTTTGGAAAAATCACCAAAAGCCCAAGCAAACCAATGAGGATCATCATTAATAACTTTAACAAGACTCATTTTGCCTTCAAGAGTTTCATGGACATCAACAAGATCCGCCAAACGAGATAAAGCTTTGGCTAGTTTTTTAAGATCATTCTTAGTGCCGCCAAGCATAAGAATATTTTTGAGAACAGGAATGCCAGAAACATAAAACTTTTCAGATTCTACGATAGCTTGAATTCTTTCTGAAATGGCATCATAAGATTTTTGTATTTCAACACTAGCTTTATTAGCCATTGAGAAAGAAAAGTTGAAATTGTCCATAGCGATTTTAGAAGATGGCGGAAGATTATTGGGATATGTCACGTTTAACTCCTTTAGTGAGTTTACGAAGAACAATAAAATCTTTGATTTCTAGTATAGACCACCATACAGTGGCAGATCCTATCGCTAACTTTGTAAGTACCCTAGCCAAATACTGTTCGTCTATTGCAGCTCCCGGAGTGAGACTCTGTATGTCAAAATAAGAATTTTCCAAAAAGTTAGATATTTTAGTGCGTATTTTGTCTCTTTCTTCTTGATGTTTTATTTGAATTTTGGATATTTTCATTGAATTCCCCAAAGTGTTGTGGTGTTACTGTGGTAAAGAAACTAGCCAATATAATATCAATTTGTTTTTCTGGGGTTTTGTTTTTCAGTCTATTATTAATGACCTTAGCACTTACACCAGCTAAAATAAAGGGAAGTATTAAGAGATGCATAATGCAATATTCCTTTTTGCGGTTCGGTATTTTGCGCCATCAGTTCCCATAAAATTGAAAAAGAGTTCACCGATAGCTAATACAGCGAGACCTATTGTAGTAGTGAAGTTAAAAATAATATTTAAAAGAAATAAAACAAAAGCAGTTAAAAATCCTACAAGAGGACCCGAAAGGGCTACTTTTATTTGTGACTCATTGGATAAACCTGGAACCCTAGTAAAGGCTATAGCAAATAATGGCAGTGGTATAAAAAGAGGAAAAGATGGGTTGGAACCAAGCTTTTTGGCCATAAAATAATGAGCTATTTCATGAGTAAATAAAACAAGCATGGCGAAAAATACAAATGAACTGTGAATTATAGAATAATTAACTGCTGCCACTGCGGAAGCAGTAAATATAGTCCATGTAATTTTAGGAACTTTACGAAAAATAAGCTTTATTTTTTTCATCAATTAGCCTTATAATTGAATGGTATATTATAAATATTAGAAAGACCTTGCAAAATACCATCATTTGCCATTTCAGCATAAAGAGAACCATATGATTGAGATGCATAATCGTCAACAACAGAAGTATTAAGCTGAGCAAAAAACTTATCTGGTTCGTTTATATAAGTGTCATCAAGCAATTCTTGTTTAATGGGAAGATTAAGTTTTTCACCCAAATATTTGTATATAAGTCTATCAAGATTTAAACAAAAACGAGAAATATTGACAGAAGAAGAATAAAATATTTGCACATGTTCAACGGAATATTCTACATTCATAAATTCAAAGAGTTCCTTAATAACGCTTTGATCTAAATTTGACTGAGAAAAAATTTTATTCATCATAGATAAATAACGAAGTCTTTGAAGAATAAGAGCTTCTTTATGATTGAACATTAGAATTTTAGTAAAGTCTCCATTAGTCAAAGTATTTAGAACAATACTTACTGATTTAGTGTAAGCAGGAGTTTGAACTTTTTCATGATATAATGCAGTAGCATCATGGAAACTAGTAGCAAGTTTTACCTTTCGCTCATCAATTGCAGAAATTTCAGTTGAAGATATTTCATTTATGAATTCTTTAGCAGAAGAAATGAAATCTTCTAAAGTTTTGTTTTTGTTCGAGGATGATGAAAAGTGTTGTTCTGATTGAGGTGAATCAGAAACACTTTCTTCTGTATCGGTATCTGTCTCTGGGTCATAATCAAAGAGATCATCGTCATTGCGAAAGTAAGTCATCTTTCTGTACAGCCTTTCTGCGATATTTACGTTTAATTTTAAAAAGTGTAAGATTTTGGATTTTGGCCATTTGAACGAACTCTTTAGCTTTTTCCATAGTCAGATTAGCAAGATCATTATTGAGATAGTTTCTAATGAAATATATACGTTGACGATATAGTGTCCCACCCCAAACGCCATCGTAATTATATTTCATAGATTCATGTAGGCATTCAACTTGAACGGGACAAGAATTACACATTGATATAGCTTTTGAAGCTGAATAGACAGATTTTTTATCACTATTGATAGAAAAGAAATCTTCCATAGAAAGAACGCTATTTTTACATAAAGCATTTTCTCTCCATTTAGAAGTTAAATCGGTAAAAGAATCGTAAATGTCAGCAATATTTTTAGGCAAACTTCTACGGGAAACAGGATTAGAATTCATTAAATTCCTATCTAAAAACTATTGAAGATTTAATTTTTTCTATAGAAGATAAAAGTTCGGAAGACAAAGATGATAAAAGAGATAAATCATCTAAAAAACAAGACATTTCATGAAATGAAAGCTTGCTATTTTCATCAACAGCTTTTATTCTTTTTTGTATGGTCTGTATCTTTGCGTATATGTCATGAGATTGCATCAAAATAGAAAGAACAGTATTAATAGATTTTTCAAATGAAGAATATTCTTCATCAAAATATTGTAAAGGATTCATTGTACCCCCGGGTGGAATTGAACCACCTTAACGACTTTATAAGAGTCGGGTCTTAACCAGTAGACGACGAGGGCTAGCAAATAATTTATATGCTAGCCTCGGATATTCGATCATCTTTAAAGTAGATATATCGAACATTGGAAACAGAAACTCCAGAACGAAAATTTTCAGCTTTATTCCAATAATAATAAAAAGGTGGTTGCTGGTCAATCCATTCTGTATTGTCATTAAAATATAAAAGTTCGTCAAATTTAATAACAGAATTATCTTTCATAACTAAATAACCAGGCTTACGATGAGAAAGGATTGCAGCGTGATTTGGATTGTCCGTAACAATAATCATTCTTTAATACTTTCCCTAGCTGCAGCCAAAAATGAACCGTATAAATATTTATTGTCTAACAATACACACTTAATATAATAATTTTTTTCTTGTCTGAGAACAGAACAAATAGTACGAAAATGCATATCAGCGTTAGGATTAGTTTTGATATAGTTAGCTAACCAAGAAATGGTTCGTTTATAGCGGGTTGATTCGATTAAGGATTCCATTTGTATCCTTGATCAGAACAAACAAATATTGATGAAGCTTCAGCAGTAACAAGCCATAGATCAATTTCTTCTTGATCTGTTGCCATTTCATTTATCCAATTAAGAAGATTAGTTTTTGACATTCCACGACGCATAAAATCGCACCATATTTCTGCATAGCTCATAAGATTAAAGTCAAGAACACTGATAGGAACATCGGCGTTTTGCCAAACATAATCTAAATAAGCTTCATTGCGATGAGTCCACGGAGAAGTTATAATTGGTTGTGTTATTAGGACAGTTTGATCAGATGCACGATCCAGATCAGTAGTGAGAGGTGGCATTGTTTCATCTGTAGATTTGTTAGCACCGCAAGAAGCAGTAAAAATACAAGAAACTAAAAGAAGAGTAAAAAAAATAATTTTCTTCATTTTATTAACCTTTCAAAATAAGGTGACAGTAGTCGTGAGGAGATATGGGTCCACCAACATTATACACGATTTCACGTCCCCCCAGTTATGGGAACTGAGGCAAATTGGCTACTGTCATGGAGCCGAATCTCAGGATTGAACTGAGGACCTACCGCTTACAAGGCGGTTGCTCTACCACTGAGCTAATTCGGCTAGGAGACTATTTGTCACCTTGTTTTTTTTGATCAGTATTTTCAGGAAAAACCTTAGTTGAAGGAGGATCAGGTTTTTTATGACCTTTAAATACTTTTCTAAATTTAGCAAGTGACATTTTATCTCCTAGTTTTTGACTATTACAACAAACACTACAGGTTTTTATAGACACTACTTCACCCACGGTGCCTTTCGTGTCTATAAAAAATTTTACGTATTGTGTAATAGCCAGGAAATATAATACAATACCCTAGTTTGACCTATTGAATAATAGATTCACTTTGAGTTATCTAATGAACTATTAATTTCATTTGTTGGTACTATTGTATGCAACAGTACCAGTCAACTCATGATTGATTATGTTTCCAAAATTATAAATTCTGTTACAATTTAAGCAACGCGTTATGAAATTGATTGCGCATGATAATAGATTTCGTATCTCGGTATGAAATTAATCTATATCAAGTTTATGTTTAATTGCGACAGCATTCAGTGGGGCGGGCAGGAATTGAACCCGCGACCCAGGGATTATGAGTCCCCTGCTCTAACCAACTGAGCTACCGCCCCAATATACGATTTCCATGTCTCTGTATGTAATTAAAGTTTCCCTGCTAATGGTTTATACATTCTAATGTGAAGTTCTTCAACAGGAAGAACATCGTCCATATCATTATCATCAAACTCTACTCCAACATAAAGTTGGTCACGAAGAACTCTATCAATAAGCTTGACAGCTAAATCATCATCTTGGAATTCACCAGGAATATGCATAACAAGATCTAAATTAACTTTAACTTTCATAAGAATAACTCCTATTCTTCATACCATTCTGCTGCTAATTCAACAGCTGGATCATAAGTGTCCCAAGTACAATCATCACCGGTTTGTACACCATAAGGGACAAGACCTTCTTGACATAAATAATCAAAAGCTTTTTTAATTAGCATTTTTTGTTTATTTTCTGGTAAATCAATAAATTGTTTAGGTTTCATAGTGCCTCCTGCAGGATTTGAACCTGCGACCAATGGATTAAAAGTCCACTGCTCTACCAACTGAGCTAAAGAGGCAGGCGGATGACAGGTTTCCGAAGGAGTAGAAACCTGCCATCCTGTGGGCCTGGTGGGTTTCGAACCCACACTGGAAGGATTTTAAGTCCTCTGCCTCTGCCGTTGGGCTACAGGCCCAAGACCCTTGAAACCCTTATTTTATTCTTCGTGTGTAGGAAATGAACTAGGGTCTGTAAGAAGATTATGGATACCAGTATACCAAGTAATAATGCTATCCAACTTTTCTGAATCAATATTATTATTGTTAGGCATGGACAGAACACTGTCAGAAACAATGTTCTTTGTAAATTTTAAAAGCTCAATAGTATTTTCGATATTATTAATATCTTCGATTTCTGAGCCAATGATTACTGCAAGTGACATATTATTTCCCTTTACATTATATATATTATATTATTTGCTACAACCCCCTCCCTTGTTTTTGATTGTACTAATCAATCTTTTTAGTTTGGCGTATTTGAATAAGAAGATTTTTAGTTAAACAATTTAAACAAAGATTTTTCTTAAATCTGTTAGAAAAATAAACTTCTTTACCTTTTACAGAACAATCAACACATTGCTTAGTTTTGTTAGATGTGCGTGGAATATTTTGCGGAATTTTCATATATTCTTGTGACCTGTTCAACTATATGATACGGGACAGAATGAAAATAATTATCATGAAACTGTGTTTTATAATTAAAAGAACCAAAAATAAGTATATCACCGTATACAGCATCGTTGACAGTCGCTCCAAAATATGTAGAAAAAGAATATCTTAACAATTGAGTGGCAACATAATTGGAATAACGAAAAGAATATTGCAAAAGAGGATCAAAACAGATTAAAAAATCCGGATGTGGATGTAAGATTTGTACTTTACTAGAAGAGAATACATACGATATAGCGTTGTCGTATGTATCATACATGATAGAAGGAGTTTGATTAATCAACGGAGATATATGTAAAGATTTCACCTTACCAGAATTATCATAAAATTCTGGTGAAATCATAATATGAGGTTGATTAAGAATCATAAGAAAGATTCTTCCAAGTAATCATATCGGTATAAAAGGAAGAACCTACGCCATCATTGGTTGTAAAAACAACTCGCGATATTCCTGCTTTAGCAATTTGTTGCATGCACCAAGAACATGGTCTTGCTAAAGCAGGAATATTCTCTGAACGTAAACGAGCAACATACAAAGTCGCTCCTCGTACGTTACGTGTGTTTTTGAGAACGCGAATTTCCGCATGAGTGCTCACTCTGTTAGGGGGTGTACTTGGTGATATTTTAGGAACATTAACATCAGCGCCCAATACTCTACCGGATTTGACAATCATAGCAGCAATGCGGAAACGATATTGGGACGTTGTAGCAATCTTAGTAGTAGCAGATAAAAAAGAAATATCATTGTTACTGAGAGTATCATCAATAAAATGATAATCAGTATAAGGGTTTTTTACTTGACGAGAATAATAATTTACAGATTTTGACATGGGTTCCATTATATCAGATTACCACTTAGATCGTGAATATTTGATTTTATTATTCAGCCACGCAGGGCGAGGATTGGATTCATAATATTTACTAATAATTTGAGAAGCTGTGCCTTTAGTCATATCTGAGGTAATAGGTACACCAATGCGCTTAAGAAGTTTTCTTTGCGCATCAGTTGGGCCATCAGATCTCCAGGCTGCATCAGAATTAATGAGTTTAGTATCAAATCTTTTCATAATCCATTTGTCACTACGAACAAAAGCGTCTCGCATATCTTCTGGGTGACCGAGAAGAGTTACTTTCAATTCATGAGAATTACGAAGTCTATGCTCAACAGTCCACCTACCTAATGTATCAATATAAATTCTGAGAGAATTATAATTATCTACACCAAGATGATAATCATTTTCTGCTACTTCAGCCCAAACAAATTTAGAATATTGTTGAACAAACTCATTGGGAGGAGGTGGCATAAAAAGATCAATGCGTTTATACGCAAGTTCTATATCATTAGGATATAAAACACGTACAGCTTCACCAGGGCAATAATCTTCAAGCTCTTTATATTTAGTTGCAACATCTGTAAGAGATTGACCTTGTAGATCAAAATCTGGTGGAAGACCGAGGAGGGAAGGTAAACCAATTGGTTTTTTGCCCCTCGTGGTATCAGCGAAATCTAAAATTGCACAATGTGGTTTTCCTTCATAAATTCTAGTACCTCTGCCTACAATTTGAGTATACAACAATGTAGAGCGGGTAGGTCTAGCAAGTAAAATTGCTTCTACGGAAGGTTCGTCGAATCCTTCCGTAAGTACGCCGACATTGATGAGAACACGTGTTTGACCGCTAGCAAAACGCGCCAAAATATCTCTACGAGCATCTGAGTCAGTATCACCTAAGATTACCTCTGTAGCTATTTTCGCTTGCCCAAAGGATAAGGCCAGGTTGTTTGCGTGCTGAATGCCGGCAGCGAAAACAATGGCTTTCGCATTAGGAACCAAATCATTATAAGCAGCAACAATGGTAGCATTACGATTAGGATTATCAATAACATCTTGAAGTTGGGATTGAACGTAGTCTCCGTCATTTGTTTCTACTCCTGAAATATCTGTTTGGGTTTGGACTCTATATCCTATCAAAGGAGATAGGTATCCGTCTTCAATTAAATCTTGAATAGTTTTATAATAAACTATTTCATGAAAAATATCGGTAAGCCTAACATTGTCACTACGCTGAGGCGTAGCAGTTACACCAAGAATAAATTCTGGAGAAAAATAATCTATAATACGTCTATACGATGGAGCTGCAGCGTGATGAGCTTCATCAATAATTATAGATTTAAAATAATCTCTAGAATATTTTTCTATGCGCGTAGACTGAGATCTACCAAGAGTAGGCACACTAGCTATAACGACATCGGAGTATCCCGCATGATTATCACCTTGTTCAATTTCAATAGAAATATCAGGATTGGACCAGGCTATTTTATCTTTAGCTTGGTGAAGAAGCTCTTCTCTATGGGCCAAAACAAGCATAGGGAGGCTTTTTTGTTTGAACTGCGGAAGATGGGAAAAGATAACAGTTTTACCTGAACCAGTAGGAAGAACAACAAGCTGACGAACTATTCCTTTATCAGCAAAAGAAACAATAGAATTCAATGCTTCTTGCTGATATGGTCTAAGTTGCAACATATTGTTTTTCCTACAGTTCAACTAAATTCTAATTCCGTTAAATAATATTCGGATTCCATTAGATCTTTAATCCGATTTTCAAATTCCTGATCTATAATAACATATGATTTTATTATATGAGGAATTTGATATTTTGTTGCACTGCACTTTTTGGCAGCAATATATTTAATATTTTTATTTTCCATAGCACTTACTGCATCGTTAGTAATCGTCTTTTTTGATTCATTCCCTAAGGATGTTACTAATTGTTCTTATATATTATTTGTTTATATTATTGATAAACTGCATCGTAATATGCAATTTTCAAGGAATCAAAAACTGCTATACCTGCCCCAGAATAACTAAGATAAGATAAACATTCGTGGGCCGTATAGGTGGGAGCGTTTAGATGGGTAAACGTAAAAAAAAGATTAATCATATCTTTGGTCAAACCATCAAAATTTGTGGATAAAAGATTTTCAGTTTGAAATTGATCAGTATGCCAAAGAATAGTATTATCTTGATTCTTAGTATAAGGAAGCTGTATAATATAACCTTGATATTCAGAAATTAGAAAAATTTGCAGACAATCAAAAGACTGATTATCAGTATTTTGAATAGTAGAATCAAGAGAAACGACAGCACAACTAGAACGTAAACATGGATAAAGATGTAACGTTTCAGCAATACGAATTAGTGTTTCACTAAAAGTAGGTTGAGATAGTATCGTAACAGCTACTTGACGAGTTTTACCGTCTTGAAAAAAGGTTATTGTTGGATGATATTTTGCTCCACGTGATGAAGTTTCCATCAATACATTTTGAATAATATTAATTTCTTCATCAATGATAAAACATTCTTCTTTAATTTTAGTTAGATCATAAGCCATATTAATTATTTCGCAAATGTATTAATGGCACTAAAAATAGCATAAGTACCGTAAGAATAAAGAAATAGAGCAGCAAGAAATGAATAAATGTTTGCGGCTGCAATCATAATAGCCCCAAACAAAACGGTTTCAAGTGCCCAGTAAGTAAGCAGTGCTGTTGCTTTAGTTTCTGATTTTTGAAAAAAAGAAATAAATTTACGAGAAACTTTGCCAAACTTATAAATAAGAGTTTTTTTCTCTGGAATAATCACATCACAAAAGTCATTTTGTAAAGTGGTAAAATAATTATGAGTAGAAAGATCATAGGAAGAAGAATTTAAAAAAGATATCCAATCTCGATTAAGAGAAATATTCATAAATTTTCCTTTCGTTTTTGAATAATTATTTCGTTTTGAGAAAGCAATTCAAATGAATTTGTTTTAAAACTTTGATTGAACTAAAGAGAATTTCAACAATTTTGAGCGGGCCGTTTGTCTATTGCAAAAATAAGTGGAGCTAGATGGAGTCGAACCATCTACTAAAGCACAGCGTCTGCGGATTGCTTCTATTACTCAGCGTGTTTGCTAGACTTTTGGCTAGGACATCCCGTACTCCGTAGGTAAAGTCCGTTTTTGACGAGAACGGACAAACTCGTCTGTGTGGTTAGTAACTAACAACCAGATTGAGTAGGTAAAGTTCGTGTATGCAAATTTAAATTAAACAACAGGATTTAAGTAGGTTTTGTAATTGGAAGTAATAATATATGTTTTATCAAGCCTAGCATTACGTAAGCGAGAATTATAGTTGTCAACAATTACGCTAGCAATAGCAAGCTGCATTTGCAAAAGTGTAATTTTTCCACCGGCAGAAGCTGTAAGATTGCCAATGACAACTTTAGGATGACCCATTTTTGAAATAACATGAATCAAACGTTCAATATCAACAGTAGGATACTTAATTAGTATAACAGCTACAGCAACGAGATATTGAACACAAAATGAGTCACAAGAAGAACCGTTAGCCGACTTCAACACTTTAAACAAATTGATAAATGAACGCTTGTTCATTTTAGCGTAAAGAGTGTAAACAGTTTTGACTGCACGAACATGATTATCTAATGGAACGTCAACAAGAACAAGACCAAGAGAAGTAATAATATTATCAATCTCTATTGCTAAAGGATCTTGTGCTGTAACAGAAGCTTTATGAAGTTCATGACGACGAGGCTTTACACGAGCTTCGTTCATAATGACAAACAACTCAGCTTCTTCTTTGGGAGTCAAGCCAAAGAAAACCTGGGCATTGATGGGATAATCATCAAGACCGAGCTTACGCAAAGCAAGGAGTCGATGAGCACCGTCGATGATGTGAAGAGTACTATCGTCACGCATAGACAAATAAACAGTGCCAATAGCGTTAGGAGTAAAATTTCTTACAATTTGATTAACCCTAGCAAGATTGGTTTGTCTTTGGTAAGAATGATCAATATGGATGTCACGAGGGTAAACCTTTGAATCAAGCTTGCTGGCATTAGTAGGAAGATAAGCTGTGATATCAACATTAGCGTATTGATCAAGCTCGGTATCAAAATTTTCGTCGGAGTCAATTTCAACAGACTTAGTTTTTGCGGTACGCTTAGTAGTAGTATTAACGGAAATTTCCTTGACCTTTCTGGTTTTTCTAGTGACCGAAGGTGTAGGAGTAATTTTTTGAATATTTAGTTTAATTGGCTTATTCATAACGAATGTTCCTTTTTGAATATTACGAAATTATTTGACAATATCTGAACGGTATTGTTGAGAAAAACTGCTATATTCAGAAATAATTAAATTAAAATTAGTTACATAACGTTTGAAAATAATGTAATATTTATCAACCGACACAACATTATAGGTTTTCGGAAGAGTATTAGAAAAAGAAAAACCGTATATAAGAATAGGATCGTTTTCATCGTAAAGATCTATAACTCCTACATGAGTGGCAGGAGAAATCAAACGATGACCGTAAATAGTTCCATTTGGAATAGAAAGAAATTTACCACCATAACGATTAGTTATCTCAACTAAAGGCTGTAAACTGTATACATCAATAAGATCATTTGTATTATTGACGTATTGCACTACGTGACAATTTAGAAAAGCTTGAGATAATTTTGACAAAGTGGCTCCTTTCTAAAAATATCTAATATTAATATCCTGCATTTTTAAAATTAAGCTGTTCTTCAGAAAGTGTTCCAGCAATTCGTTGAGATAAGAATTCCTCGTATTTTGAACGAGCATTATCGGAGATCATCCAGACATTAATGCCCCAACGCTCAGGGTGTGCATTTTCAACCCAATGAGCATTTTTGGTGTTGAACATAAAGACTTCTCCACCTGTTAAATCCCACCGTCCAGGAGGAATGGTTTCGTGATCAACAGGTGACCAAAAATAATTAGGGTAATTGCGTTCATAATACCAAGTAACAGATCCAAGATTAATAGACATGCCCTTCCAAGACAATGTACTGGCGTCACGATGCCGACGAATAACTCCGCCTTTAGTAACTAAAATAGTTTCGGGAGTAAATCCTTCCGGAGCAAGTTTCTTAATATAATTGAATAAACGATCATCCTGAAAACCAACATGGAACTTGGCAGAAGGCTGAATAGGAGTTGCTGTTTCAATCCATATTTGGCGACGACCTTTGGCAGAACCACGAGGATTAATGATCATATGCGGTAAAACTGTTTCATTAAGATGATCAACAATAAGTTTTTGAGTAGAAGGAGAAATTTTTTTAAGATATTGTTCCATAATTTAGTCCCTAAAATTTATAATTTATTTTTTTAATTCATTGACAAAACAGTGTTACTAATTGTTGTCGATGATTCATTCTGCGCCTATGTTACAAATTTGTGCGTATGATTCATTCTGGGGATGTGTTACAAATCCTGGATCTTGATTCATTCGTTCTTAGTGTTACTAATCACAACTTCTGATTCATTCCTATGCGGTGAAACTAATTGTTCTCCATGATTCATTCAAACATCATGTTACTAATCATGTTTGTTGATTCATTCGTTGAAGGTGTTACTAATCGGAGACCTTGATTCATTCTCAGCGAATGTTACTAATCGAGGATGGTGATTCATTTGCCGGCTCTGTTACTAATTAATTGTCTTGATTCATTCACGGTCCGTGTTACTAATCTGTACGAATGATTCATTCGCGAACTCTGTTACAATTCGAAGCGAGTGATTTAAAGTTTATTATAAAAATTTGTATACCGGAGTATACCCAGATTTCTGGATATACTCCGGCAACAAACATTACTTATTTGCGAATTACGCAAACGGATTGTTGGGAATAGCAATCTCGTGAACGTGTCCACCATGTTGAATGATGTATGGCCGAGGAGCAGGAGTGCCATAATGTGCCTGATATGCCACTGCATGGTAGTGGCTCAGGAAGATCTTGGCTGCCAAACGTCGTGCTTGTGCATCAATCTGACCAGGAGGAAGCATTCCCCCCTGCAGACAAGTTTTAGCAGGACTGGGTTTCCAATTCTTGGTAGCGAGAAGATGCTTGGCAAATTCTGCATAATCGCCATTCTCATTCTTTTCAATACGGCGAGCCTTATCCTGTTTGTACAGGTGGCCATAGAAGCACTGATCTTTATTGGAGAACTTCATGAAGCTCTGACCAATTTTCCATGTAAGCGTTTTCAACTGTGCGTTGTAGGGACGCTTTTGATTCTTTTCCCACTTGATGGTAGGATCGAGACCAGCAAAACGCCAGATAGCTCCAGCAGTGGGTGCTTTGGCGATATCAATATGGGCGACAAGACCAGCAGTGATAACTGGTCCAATGGCATACTGACTCTTGGCCCACCGACCGACAGCAAACTGATCACCGAAGTGATCAAGAGGTGCAACGAGTGACTTCTCAAGCATCTCAATAATTTGAGAATAATAACTGAGAAGATCGTGCGGACTGCCGGCTTTAACTAAGTCACGGACCTGATTATTGTAAGCAACACGAGCTTTTTGAAGGTCGTAATACAGCGAGACAAGTTCTCGCGCACTACGTCGATCAAGATCGACTTCCATATTGCGAACGTCTTTGTTCAGCATACGCTGATTGAACTGGAAGAAGTCAAATGCTTGACGAACAAGATCATTAGGAAGAGTATCATCTTCAGAAGTCATATTGGTCTCAAGATCAAAAAGATCTTCAGGAGCATTGTCTTCATTGTTATTGAATTCTGTAGACATCTTTAAACCTCTAGGTTAAGGCCCCAATGGGCATGTATAGTATGATATGTAGAAAATGAGAGGTTAATATAGCTTATTTATGGAATATGTTGTTTTTTTGTATAAAAGAAAAAGGTGTGGGGGGCCAGATAGGGCTGACCCCCCACACCTTTGCATAAACACGCTGTTAATACAGCGATTTTTCAAGCTTACTAGAAACAGGTTTGGGGCTTACAAAGAGAATAGGTGATTGTTCCGCATGAGCTTGTTGAAAGTCAAGCGGATTAGTGTATTCTACTTCGGTGCCATCAATATTTTTCCAGAGCCAGCTTTTGTTAATGTCCCTAACGATAATCATACGATCTTTGACAAATTCGCGTTTAACAGAATAAGCTAATCCATAATATTGAAGAGCTTCCTCAAGATACGGAAAAACCAATCGGTTCATTACAATTTGGTCAGTGATCTTACCTTTAGAGGTTGGATTCTTAATTGATTCCGAATAAAGAGCAATAACGAAATCATACGAATCGAGAATTCGTTCATATGAATTGATTTTGTTAACAATACCGGAATACAAATGCTCCCAAGAAGAACTCTGGATAGATCCAGAGCTCTTGGTTACCTCTGTAGAATTGGTATTGTACAATTTCATTCGGAACTGACGCAATACTGGATAAGCATGATGGCGAAGACGATTGCCAAGATGATGAATGATCTCATCGGGACGTGCATTCTTTTGAGACCAATCACGAATACTGTTTACGTAACGTTTGAAATATTTGTCACATAGAGTATTTAACTGAGAAATTTTACCAACATAAAGTTCTACAGTTTCGCCTTTCTTTAGAAATCGCTTCATTCCACGCTTTTCCCAAAAATTGATGTCAATAGGCTTGCCAGACGTAACGACTTCACGCATCATCTTTTCGGCTTCTTCGTCAATAGCAAGGACGTCTGCGGCGTTGTCGGGATTAATGCATTTGTCGATTGCTGTCTCCAAAGTGCACAATTGGATAGGTCGATGTTTACCAATAACCATGGAATGGGCCATTGAAGCATTGACGAATCCACCGACATTACCGCCAGCCATAGCAATTTTGATATCACGAATGACATCTTGTTGAGTGTATGGACCAGTTCGCTTGACTTTAGGCAACGATTTTGAAGGCAATCCAGTATACTGAATTTTATTCGAAAAAATCGAAGTAGACAAGCGAGTAGGCCATGCACGACCGTTAATTTCAGGAAACATAATGGGAGTACCATCTGCTTTGTGCCATGTCGGAGCCCAGGAGCCTTCAACATAGCGGAAGATGGTATACTCGCCATAGCCGTTCGGTGAACGAGTAGCTATGATGACTTTTTCTCCGTCAAAGTCTCCGCCTTGCATGGTTCGATAGAAGAGTTTGAAGAAATCATCCTCATCCATACCACCATGGCTCTCATACATTTCGAGCCAATCAAGATCATCCACAACATGACAACCAAGTTCGTTGCATCGGACAATAGTGCCCTCTTCAACATTAAGGTCATATCCAGCCATGCGAGCAAGGCTTTCTGGAATGATCTGTTCGTAAACCGAGCAAGGAATAACAATTTTCTGTTGCAAAGGCTTGGCATGACTGATGGCAATAGTTTCAAACAACCAAGGAGATTGAGTAATCTTGAATCCAGCAGCAGTCCAACGATAGCCTACATAGGCCATACGTGCACGAGCCTCATGCTCTTCGGCTATATCAACGTTAGACTCTCGATTTTTGGAATCTTGCCATTTGCGTTGGTAAATGTACTTCCAGTTAGTCAGCTGTTCACCTTGAATGGCTTGCTGAAATAACTTTTTGTATTCTTCCGAAATCCACATTTCCATATCACTTTTGCGAAACAGTTTGGGAAGGTTGATGAGAGTTTGATCATCAGTAATCACTCGAGACTTTGGTCCTTGAGGTTCTGCAAGGAACCGATAACCATTGTCGTAAGTGATTTCCTTCTTAACGTTTTCGCGTGCAGTGATGACATCAACTTCTTCGGGCAAATCGGCAATGAAAGCATTACCCTTAAGAAGTCCGTCAGAGAAAATGAGGCGAGCATTGACAGCTGTCGAGCTGAGTAAATCATCTACCATTTGTTGGTAAACACGAGGATCGTAATAATAATCATGATCTTCCATGTTATCCAAGGATAGATGAAACGGAATGTTCTTAACAGATTCCTGAATCAATCGACGGCTAATAACAAAACCACCATCTAGCAATCGCGCAAGAATTTCAGGCTTACGAAGCCAAGATGCTACCGCCACATCGTCGTTAGAAGTTCGGAAATCATAACGAGAATATTCGGTAGACTCAACATAACGAATGTTGAGATTATCAAAATGCGCATTGAGCAAAGTGGGACGATGGAATGACTTCAATCGCTTATTGGTTTTGTCGCCAGAATGAACGTTGAAACCAAGTTCATTGATAGCGCTCATCCAGCCGGTATAATGGTCCAAAATGACAAAGACAATTTTGCTTTTGTCAACAAGTGCATATTGAACCTTAGGGTTGTGAATAAGGGATACGGCATAATTATACTGCTTCTCATTTTTGGGAATGGGAAGAGTATAAACTCTGTATCCAGTAGAGGCTTCAACGGCTTCAGAAACATGATTAATTACGTGACGAAGAACTCCAGCGTCATAGAATCCGAAACGATAACGCTCTCCTCCTCGGAGAGCTCCATTGTATTCGGACTGAAGACGCAGCTTAGGTGTATAGATTTCTTCCATTATAGCCCCTTAAATGTAGTTTCTTGTATTTTGTATGAACAAATAAATATCAAGCTTTGGTACGGGAAAGATGACGTGCTTTCAAAGCACGATACTTTTCCGTATACATGCGAAGCTTCTCTAAAATTGAACGAGAAGCCCAAATAGGAAAGGTGATGATTCGAAGAATTTTGTAAATAAGATGAAGAGTGTCTTTGGTCACTGTCTTGGTCTTATCAGAGTAATACTTGATGAGATTTCCACCATGTTTTTGTGCTTCAGGTGAATCATATGCCCATTCAAGAAAGGCATAGCCTGGAATAGAAAGTATGGTAGAAAGGATTGCAGCGGTCATAACAATAAGGCCCGCTGCACCAAACATAAGACCAATAATAAATGATAAAGAAATTGAAAGAATAAGGTTAATAGCCTTGTTTCGTTTAGCTGCACGGCGCCAAGCTGGAAACTTGGATGCAAGAGTCAGCTCGAAGGCTGACGCAGCAAAGGCAAGAACTAGCATGAAGGAAAACATGTTACTCCTTATATTGTTGTGTGTTTTTTTGGATATAGTAAAAGACGAGGAAAAGCATTCCCGTAAAAGGAGCATCCTCGTCTTTTGTTTAAACTATGTTTTAATTACTTACACGGTGTAGCCCATGGTTTCCATCCACAACGATTGCGGTGTTGACTATATTGCCACATTTCCCATCCTGCACGCAGGTTGGTATATGAGTCAAACAGATCTTCGCAATTTTTAAGAATGGATTTTTGTTGCAACCAACCGTTAGGATTGTACTTATTTTTTCTGCACCAATATCCATTAATTTGCAGAAGACCGCGACTTCCTCCATTAGGGTCAGACTTATTAATGGCAAAGTTATTGCAACGAGATTCACGATACATGATTTTGCTAAGAGTTGGCCATTGAGATTTTGGCCATCCTGCTTTAATAGCAAGATCGTGATATTCGCCACATTTCCCATAAATAAGTCTGGCTAATTCAGTCCAATTTATTTGAGAATAGTCAATTGACTCTGACTCAATAAATAATGAACTTTTTGGAGTATGCGCAGACGTGGGTGAGTCTGATGCAAAGAATATTCCAGTAAATAATATCAATGAGGAAATAATCAAAACTATCCTGTTGTTAGTCATGATTAATTACCCCATGTTGTACCAGAATATTTCCACGGTTTCCAACCTGACGATTGCCATAATCGGAGAGCAAATGTTAAGTTATATTCTGGATTGAACATATCCTGAGGATGTGACCATCCCATTTGAGATAACCATTCTGAATGAATATGATTAATCTGGGTTAAACCAGAATCAGCGCCATTCCAAGCATCAGTCACACAGCGTGATTCACGCCAAATAACTTGTTGAAGTTGTGGCCATTCTTCTTCAGGCCAACCAACTTGTATGGCCAAATCGTGGTATTCTCCACACTTGCCGTAAATTGATCTAGCTAAAGCCACAAAATCAACACCGGATAAATCCGGAAATGTTGTTGTAGTTTGTGGGGAAATGGTTGTAGTTGTAGTTGTAGTTGTAGCAGGAATTGTTAGAACTGGCTGTAGTGTTTCGTTGGCGCCTTTGTCTGAAATAAAAGAAGCCAGCGAAACTGCAATCAACAACAGTGCTAAAGCACAAGCTAACCTTAGTTTATACTGGAATATGTATTGATATATGTGTTTGAACCGAATATCCATGGTTCGCTCCTTTCGGTAAGCGTATTCCGGAATTTCCAAAATACGTATATCGCAGGTTGCGAAACAAGGTCTACATGCCTATCTGACTGGCAGCGGTAAATTTTTCCTCATTTCACAAGTATTCTTGTTACATGTGGGATTTGTCTCCCGTGCCCGTTAGGGCGTGTATTATTATATCATGGATTAGGTGGTGTAACAACTTCAGTGGAGTTCTCCTTGTTAAAATTTGTACGGAGAATATCATTAACCTCACTGATTTCATCAGTGAGTTCTTCAATTCTCTTGGAGATCAACACTAAAGACTTTAACAAATTGGTAAAATCTTCTTTGAATTCTTTAGAACTAAAGTAATCAGTCATGTTGTTTTCCTTCGGACAAATTGCTGGAAGAAGTGGCATAAGGGTTCCGCCCGCTTATGCGCAGCCACTCCTGCGTGTCGGTTTATTCAAAACGACAACACAAATAGTACTGAATATATTAAAGAATTACCAATCGTGTCGGGGAAGATTGGTTGAATTTGGTGTTTGTGGAGCCATATTATTGCTTGATGTTACATTGGCGCGAATAATATAAGTTCCACGCTTAACTTTCTCGAAACGAGAAGGGTTTTTTCTAATATATGACAACACAGTTGGAAGACTGCACTTGGTAGCTTGCACAAGCGCAGCTGTAGTGACTGTACCTCCAACAATGGTGTTAATATATTGTTCAATAACTTGTTGTTTAGACACAAATACTCCTTAAATGGATATATAATCTTGTATAAATTTGCAAGTATAATAATAAAAATAAAATAATTTGTTGTAATATTTATATAGGTTGATTACAAATTATATATTTATATGTATGCCAGCATGGAAAGATATATAAATCCTAGCACTCAACAAATTTTAAGATTTGTATTCACTTTGATGAGATTCACAAAGAAGTTCAAAGAGTTCTGTTGTTTTAATATTTAAGTTAGAAATAGTTTTTAGAAGAGAACAAAATGTTTTCCTAAAATTAATATCTGCTTGAGAATTGGACTTGAAATTTACTAAATGAGAATATTTACTCAGTAATTGAATCTTGTCAGATATTTGAGAAATGGAATCATAAAATAAAGATTCTGATTCCAAAAGGATAGTATCGTCAATCATAATTGCCTTTCTGATTCATGTGTTTGTATGAACCAGCTGCCGGTTGATCCCTGCTTGCGTAAATACGCAAAATGATCTTCGTTAAAAGGAGGCTAAACTCTGATCATGAGCGTTCTCGGTGGGGGCGATTGAGAACGTACCCTCACAGAGACCAACCGACATTTAAAATGTCAAAACTTATTTCTGAAAATCAAAAAGTTCTGACAATATCTTTAGTAATTTTAACATCGCTATTAGGAATATTGAAAGTAATATGCATTAGGGTCCTTATTATAATTGTAATTGGATAAATGGGCATTATAGATATATTGGTTAAGCCAAAGCTTTGTATAAACCATAGTGCTCCCGGCAAGATTCGAACTTGCGACCTGCGGATTAGAAGTCCGATGCTCTATCCGACTGAGCTACGGAAGCTTTGAAATATTATTATAGCAGGTCAGAATGATGTTCTTTGTCGTTTTCCTCGTAATCGAGGTACGATTTGAGGTACGAATCAAGGTACGAATCAAGGTACTCCTTAAGTGAGTACATGTTGTGTTCTTTCGTGTTGGCTTGACAGAGTTCATCATCCCGAGAAGGATGCCAGCGAATATCGCAATAGATGCATCGCCGGCTATTCTCGTCAGGATTAAACCATTTATGAGAACTAGACATTGCGTTTACGCTAGTCTTTATAATCATCCATGTCTTCTACAATACTGACGAAACTCTTCATGAGTTTTGCGACTGCATTGATTTGCAGCTGAGCAATCTGCTCTGGAGTTTCCTGAGCATAAAGTGAATATCCATTTGATAAATAGACTATACTCATGGGCATTTCGACATTCTCTTGTGGGTTATAACTATCTCGCTTCATCATAACGATGAATGCGGGGTTAATTTCGACCTTGTTTGCGTCAAGGTCTGTCAGGGTGATAAAGTTTACCATGTTGTTTTGAGACATGATTATTCTCCTTTTATTCTGAAATTTCGGCAGTTTTTTGAAAAATGTCTTGCAAAAAGATTTTAGTATCAGTGTTCAATTCTTTCAGCATAGCTGAAGCCATAAGCTGAAGAAATTTTGGTAAAGTTTCTTCAGTGAGAAATACAGAAATTTCTTCATTTTCAAATATAATTTTATAGACAATAAAATCACGATTTTCTAAAGAATAGTGACTAAATTCCATAGAAATGTGAGAATTATGAGGATGGAATGAATGATATGACATAATCAATCCTTTGAAGGTAGTGTTAGATTTTTGAGTGATTCGAGCATTCCGGGAGTAAGATCTCGGAATCCGACGATCATAAGTCCAGCGTAATTCTCTTCAAGAACTTTTTCACAGTCTTGCAGAGTACCACGATATAGGACAAAGTCGTCTTTGTGATCAATGACAAAATATTGTCGCATACTATGCTCCTTAATAATTTGACGTGTACGTTCGTACGTTAAGCTGTGTTTCTGGGCAATATCAGTAATAGATTGCCCAGAAAGATAATTTTTATACATAGCGTGATTACGGTGTACACGCTGAAGTATTGTAAGATTGTCTTTAGGCATGATTATGCCCAGGCATAATGACATCCGTTTGGATGCGTAATTGACACTTGTCGACAGATTTGTACTGGATGTGCGCCGGTAAAAAAATTGTCTTTAAATTCCTGAGGGAATTGGTCAATAAACCGAATAGAACAGTCATGACATAGACAGATATCAGTCAAAGCGTTTAAGGACGCTTCATCCATGGGATCGGCCATCATGCCATATCCTGTATAAATGGCAATGTGTAATCCGCCAATAGGTTGAATTATATCACTGTGTGATTCGAATTCATTAGGAGTGTATTGTTTGCACATGGTGCATGTGGGCATATTGTGTCCTTTACTTAAATATGGCTCTAAGTATCCAGTATGCAATGAAAATAAAAGATAAATAGTTGAATAGCTGTAACAAGCTGGTTTCCTGTGTGATGTTAATTGCGATAGAAAATCGCCGGGAAAAAAATTAGGTAATATATCCTAAGTAAAGATAATCAATAAGAATACTTATCCTCTCTTTATTGTATATACAGAAGAATAAGGGTAATAATATGATATCTTTGTGGGCAGAAGTGATATATTCTGCAGTTATGTATGGGTTCCCCCACGAGAAGTCTTAATTTATTCAATTATAAAACAAAAATGCTAGAAGTCACGGTAGGGACACCACCTGAACCCTACCGTGACTATCCAGTTGGTAGGATAATCCTACACAGTCAACTCGATATTGTACAGTCGCTTAAAGTCACGTCTCATGGGGTGGAGTGCAGACTCCGTACCATGAGTTGTATACATGGGTCCTTGTATCGTGGAGGGAGGGTAGATACTGTAGGATCCTGACTTTTTATGTATTACATTGAAACCAAGTCTTTCAAGTTCTTTGAAAACTTGCTTCATGGACTTTGATTGATGCTGCTTAGGCATCTTGTTGTGTACTCCTTTGAGATGTGTGTTGAGTTTTCCTTCCGGGCTTTCAGTATACCATCTTCGTTGAGAAATGCAACCTATTTTGGAGAATTTTTTTCTGAGATAAAATAAAAAATACGCTTGCAGCTATAGGGCTATTTGTTATTTTTTTTACACAAATAGCCATAGCTACTGCGCTTATTATATCTTATCATATGGGTCCCCCCCGGCTTCGCCGGGTCCCCCCCAAAAGACTATTGAGATATTTTTTATTATATACATAGAGAGGAGTATACAGACACCATAAGGTATCCATATACTCCTCTCGCGTAGGTATGTTATTTTGGGAATATCTGTTGCCAACATTGGGGGTGAATACCTGTCATGATCTGCTCGCGTTGCTCGGCATTGAGACTGGGCCAGGCGTCCTGTATGAGAGCGCCTTGTTCCCGTTTTCTCTTGCCGGCGAACCAGATTTCCGAAGGAATTTGTAATTCGCCTTCTTGACCGCACTTGAAGCACCTGGGTGTAATGATGGTTGTCATTTTGATTCCAGTTACCATTGCCATCCTCCCTTTCTAGAGTCATAGTTTTTGAATGATGAGCCTGAATCCGGACTGTGTGTGAAACAGTACGGTTCGTCGTGATACAGGATGTGATTGTCACACCCTTCTTTTTCGCATTTGTGCCGGCATGTTACTGCTTCGCAAATATGAAATTCCATCACATCTCCTTTTCTAATTCTTCAAAGACATTGATGCACTTTTTCACGAGTTTACCAATTGCATCCATCTGCAATTGAACAATTTCTTCTGGTGTCTCGCGACACACTACTTTATATGGGATGCCCAACATTAGCCACACATTAGTGCATGGCAACTGGGCGTAGGTGCTTCTTTGCATCATTACGATGCTGGCTGGGTTAACTTCAGTTCTTTCGTCGTCAAGGCCCGTAAGCGTAACAAAATTGATCATGTTGTTCTGATTCATAAAGACTGTTCCTTTTGACTGTGTTTTTTCTCTTTTGTATGAAATTAAAAATAAGTGTATATTTGAGTGAATTTGGGGCGCACCACAGTGTCGTTTAAGACGCGTTATACACGCAGTCCCCCAGTGGAGATGCTGGGATTCGAACCCAGTTCCACAAGGTGCACTTTGGCTTTTCCTTGTGTCGACGCCTGTCATCCCCTAGCGCCCGTTTTTGATGAGAACGGGCAAACTCATTTGAGGGTTAGAAGGGGTCGGGCTCGTCGCCGTTGTCGGAACCGCCAACAGTTGTATTTGACGTATTCGCACGAGCCGAGTTGGTCCAAAGATCAACTTCGACGGGAGAATTGTCAACAACCATTGTGAACCGACCACACGGAGCATTCACCGGATCCCAAACATTCTGGGTTTCCTGCTTGCCATTGGGCTGGACAACGATACGCTGTTGCGCACCGGACCAGTTGGATACCCACTGACGGCTCATCGCTGCGAGAAGGTCAGCATGATCGCGAGCTTTCTGTTGCTTCTCTTGGCTCCAACCGCTTGAGCTGTCCACTTTCACACGGAGAAGCTTGCTCTCCTTGCGTAGTTGGATGATGCGCTCAAAGTTATGGACAGTTGCGTCAATCAGATTTAGAAAGCCCTGCTTGGTGCGAGACTTTTCGCGGTCGACACTGCCAACTTCAAACGAAGTTACCGGAACACCTTCATCGTGTTGATACGCAGCCTCAATGCGACCACGGTTGTTCATTTTACCGATGACATCTTTGGCACCTGCGGCAACGAAAGCCTCACGAGCCTTCGTCCAGCCGTTGATGTTTGCACCAAACTGCTGGAAGAAGTAAGGCATACCGTCCGTCAAGTTCAAACCAATCTTGCGGGCAGTATCCAAGAACTGATCACGAGTGATCTTGTTCATGGACTTTTCGTTTACGGCAAGGAGAAGAACATCAATGAGGTTCATCTTTTCGCCATCCACCGTGACAAACAGGTCCATACGCACAGGGCGCATGATACCAGTCACCAAGAAATATTCGTTGTTGGTGTTGGGGCTGGTTTGCTTCAGTAGGGTCAGGCGAGTCAGTTTGGCATCGTGCAGAATAGCAGATGCTGGGACTTCAATGCCGTTGATACTGCCTTTGAAGGAGATTTCGCGACCTGCACGAAGCGTGCTGGTCTTGCCAGTTGATTCGAACATCTCTGGCGTGTCGGCCACGGCAGAGAATAAATCAAAATCAATATTGAAATCTGTATAGTTACTCATAACGTTAAATACACTTCCTTTTTCTAAATCTACTAATAAGTTTTTTCTAAGGGGACTATTGAATTTTATTTATTTACTGAAACCTGGAGAAGGGCCTGTGATAGACCCAACTCCAGGTTTCTGTATGGTCAACTATCGGACGAAACGCCGGCGTTGAAACCACTCTTGAACTGGTCTTTTGCGAAAGCCAGACCACTCTTGGTCTTTGTAGGTGCTGCTTTGGTTGCAGATACCAACTTACCAGTGATCTTGCCAGTGTTCTTAATGATATTGAGTTTCATGCGTGTCTACTTTCTGTGTTTTGTTTTACTTTAATTGTCGTCAAAGATGGAATCAATGAGATCAAAGAACCATCCAAATAGAAATTCAAACATTAGATATTTATAGCAGTATTAGCTTTGGCCCAGTTACGAGATTCTTCAAGCGCTTGCTTGAGAAGTTGCTCTTTTTCTGCCATTGCTTTAATCAAGTGCGTTAATTCGCCTTCTGATTCCCAGAATCTAATAGCGATTTCGACTTGCTGTAGCAAGTTTAAGGTTTCTACTGAACATCTGGGACGGGCTCTTGCTTGTTCGCGCATTACGCTCCTTTGTTTGTGCTGTAGATTTGAGGACTTTGCAGTATTTTTTAGAATGTGAAATTCATGGCGCCAGTGGCCCACTCGCTGGTATAGGAGCGAGCAGGACCACCGGGAGGCGCCATGCAAAGGTAGGGAAAATTTTAGAACCGCCCAGTTGATTATACCAATATTGGTACAATCTCTGACATCCTTCGGGGACTGGGAACTCCCGGTACTCAGGTAATACGTTGCCTGAGATTATTTTCAACGGTAGAATGGATTCGTCAATCCTACATCGGGGTATGCCCTAATGCTTTGGTCAGCTATCTACGGAGAGACCTTCAGTTCGTTAGTGGGTATAATGCAGAACTGATACCACATTATACCTGTATCCACTATATGATCAGGTTTCCGCCTGATACAGTGAGTTCTTATAACACTTGGGGACCGTCAAATGTTATAATATTCCATAGAGATTATCCAGATCTCTATCCATTTTTCTCAACGCCGGGGCTTTGAGCGAGGGCCTACACTGGAATGTAGGTGGATACTCAGATACCTCCCCAGGGTTACCTGGGGAACGCACTAGGCTTAAATCGGTTTATACTCCCCTAGTGGAGTTTGGAATCAGATGGCGTGGTGGAGTTTTGTTGCTGTTCGGTTTCGCTTGTTTATGATTGCGATATACGCACACTTGATTGCATTTGTGGCATCGTCTGCGGTGTAATAAAGCACATCAGTATTCAAGCAATAATCATAATCCACAAATACGTATCGTTTGCAACCGTCGTGACGGAGCGAAATGACTGAACCAATCTTTTCGCCGTCAAGCAACACGGGCTTGCCGTAGTTGAGTCGCGCTGAAACAATATGTCGGACTTGGCAATATCCTATGTAGCTTAAGAAACCAAGCGCAAACGCTATGCACGTCCAAATGAAAGTTGTCATTGCAGTACTCCTTATGAGTCTAGTGGGTTTTTAGAGCTTTTTTACGCGGAGAGTTCCCCGATACACCCGAAGGTATACCGAGGAACTCTCAGCAAGGGGGAGATCAGTCATCCAGGTGGATGAGTCGCTCCTCCAGGATGCACGCCTCAGCGTGGAGGCGGAGGGACTCCGCGATGGAGTTGGCATTTCGTGCCATCTCGCGGAGCTCTTTGATCTTTTGTTCGAGGGCTTCCTGAATGTCGCTCATTGTGAGCCTCCTTTTTCTTTCACTTCTCCCATATCACAGGGATAGGCTTTGCTGATTGCCATGAATAAAACTTCTGCTTTCTCGTAGATGTTGTGAGACTCTCCGCCTTCACGCTTTCGCATTTCATTTAGAATTGCTTGAGCAGCCTGCAGAATTTCCTTGTTTGTCATGATCGCCTCCCAGCGTTTGTAGGTCTACTGAGTTTTTAGAACTTTCTGAAACCTCGCGTATTCAACGAAACCTCGCGTATTCAACGACCCTGCTAGAACTGAAGGAACTACATGGTATTTTTTGAGGCTGAGACAGCCGGGAACCCCGAAGGGTCCCCGACTGCTCTTGTGCCTCTCACTCGGGGCGCCGAAGCTCCTTGAGGTTGCCGAGGGTGTTGACCTTCGGCTTCTTGATGATGTCCCACTTGGGCTCGGTGGCGAACCCGATGTACAGCGAAGCCTGCACGCGGTTCTCGCCGGTCTTCTTGTCCTCCCAGCGATCCTTGGTGAATCCGATGTCACCGTTGCTGAGGTGCACCGGGTTGAACTCCGCGGTAGCGGTCAGCACCAAGTCCGTGTCCTTCAGCTCCGCCAGCCAGCTTTGTGCGGTCTTGTAGGTCTCCTTGTCGTTGACCCTGATGGCAATCTTGTCCACCTGCTGTTCCTCACGGTGCCCGACCGGGTTCGCAAGCAGGGTCCCGAACTCCCCGAAGGGCCCCACGACCCAACTCGCATGGTTGATTTGGTATGTCTTCATAGCACCCTCCTAGGGCTCAAAGGACGACCTTGTGTCTGTCCCTAACTCGAGTTTAGAATACGGACTAGTCATGCCCGCAAACTAAAGACTAGGGTTCTAGTCCAAAAACTATATAACTTTAATTATAAATCTATCACTTTGTTAAAGTCCTTATCCCGGGGAGTAAACACCCCCCGGGACCAGACGTTGGCATCAGAACAATGTAGGCTGAGAAGCCTTCAAGGCCTCTCGTTCCTTCTTGATTTTCACATTCTTCTTGATGGCAGCTTTTACTTCATCACATTTCTTGCAGGTGAAATAGTCTCCCTTGCCGGGTATGAACCCGTGGTACCTTAGTTCACCTTTGTAGTGAAACTCACCACACTTATTGCAATTGCGATTGTCATAGTTGTAAGCCATGACTCTCCTTTCTATCCTTTACTTTTGTTTCAAGGACTATGGTATTAATTAATATTTCTGGGACTATCTCTTTCAAAAGACGAAAAGTTTCCCCGAGGACCTTTCGATCCCCGGGGACGACCATTTGTCCTCCTTTACTGAATGATGTGGGTGCGAATACCAGCTTTGCGAGCCAGTCCGTATGCGTGAGCAGTCCCCTTGCTCGTCGGGTTGTAAACCCAGACAATGTCGGCACGCTCAAGCATCCATTCATTTCGCTTGAAATTGTAGATCCGCCCATCCCAGTGTCCACACTTTGTGGGTTGATCCTTGATGCATCCACAGGTGTAAACAACCCCACCTGTTTCATTGGCATACCTTGCCAGCTCCTGGAAAGAGGAGTACCGGTCGAAACCAGTCATACTGTGATCCTTCCAGTAATACTTGCTGTACCCCCGATTGGGGATAGCTGCCAGCAGCTGAACGCTGTTTGCCATTGCAGCCTTGGCAAGGGCTTCATCGAAACCCTCAGCCATGCCAGAGATGACCAGAAGGTTCTCTCCATGCTTGGCTTTTGCCTTGCCAAGAAGTTCAGTGAGGTGTGCAAGCACCTTGTTGAACTTTTCTTCGTCTTCCACCAGGCTGCGAGACCCAGTTCCGACGATTGTGAAGAATTTCTTCATTTTATCCATGACATAACCTTACCTTTCTTTTTGGACTAGCCCCAGTAGCCTATCCTCAAAAAAGGAAGTTCCCAGGGATTTCTCCCCGGGAACAGACCCTTTTTCTGATCAGCTCTTGACGATGACGACGAAGGAACGAACCTTCGCTGCGCCGACGATCTTCGTCTGAACCTGAACGCCCTTGCTCTTGGCGAACTTGTCGGCTGCTTCCTTCTGATCGAAGGTGAGAACCGTGTACCGATCTTTTTGATCGATCACGCACTCTCCGGCGTTTTCGCCCAGCTTCATGATTTTCTTTGCCATGACTTTCCTTTCTGTTTTGGACTGACCCCAATGGTCTATCCTCAAAGAGAAAACCCCCTTGATAGGGGGCTCCTCCTTGTCCGACGGTTGACCGCTTACCGTCGAAATTGTGGATCAGGCGTTGTCCCTGAAGAACTCCGGATAATCCACTTTGTAGTGGTCGTACATGCGGGTCTTACCGCATACGAGGAAGAACTTCTCCTCGTTCAAGTTCTTGAGAAGGAACTTGACAGACCTGGGGTACCGCTGGCCATCATTGCGCAGGGCGCTGATGTTAGCCATCACGGTGATGTTCCCCTTCTTGCCCGTGTACACGACCACGGACTTGGGCTGGACACCCCTGTTGCCCTCGGTGACGAAGGAATAGGAGGTGAACTCCCGCCCCTTCTTGTCGAGTTTCTGCTGACCTTCTCCGCCGAAGCGGATGGACCAGCAGATCGCCCGCCAGATGTCCATGAGGGTGTGGATGTAGTCCATGCGGACCTCCTCCTTTGGTGTCTCGGCTTAACGTACCGGACAGGGCTGATTCCACGTTTCCCATGATTTTCTCACCTTCTGGTTTCCTTCTGGCTGAGCGAATATGTGGCTCAGTTTTCCCATCAGTTCCCCATTAGGTCCCACTCACATGGTTGTGGGTCGGTAGTTGTGCGATGTCTTGGCCCTACGGCCCTTCCCCTAACGAGGGGCGTGTGACTAAAGCACGGTCACCTTGAGGATGCGGTCTATCCTCAAAAAAGAAAGTTTCCCCGAGGACCTTTCGATCCCCGGGGAAAACCTCTATTGAACAACCTCACTTAGCTCATTAACGAGCTTGCTGTCAATCAACTTTTTCCTGCAATTCGGGCAGGTCATGGACCCTTGCTTTGGATTCAGCCACATGATGTAATCGTGGCCGTATTCATGCCCATCCTCGTGCCTAGTTACAGGCTTCGGGAACGAGATCATGATGTAAGGCTTTCCTACTGAAGAAACGCCCATCTTGGCGTAGAACTTACGCCAGATGCCCCACTCCACCATCAACTTACCGGTGGTTGGGGAAACACACTTCTTTGGAGGACTCTTCCTTTCACGAAGAACCTCCACCGCCTGCTGCATCATCTGCAGCATTAAAAAGTGATTACACATCATCACCCTTGTCCTTTCTGTTGTAGATTGACCCCAATGGTCTATCCTCAAAGAGAAAACCCCCTTGATAGGGGGCTCCTCCTTGTCCGACGGTTGACCGCTTACCGTCGGAATTGGTGTCAGACGTTGTCCCTGAAGAAATCCTGGAGGGACACGGTTTTCGGCTGCGAGAACTCGTAGTCCCCGCTTACCACAACCCGCAACTTCCAGACCGGCAGGAGCACCTCCACCCCGTCCTTTGTGTAGGACTTGGTGATTTGAGTGCCCTCCTCAACCTCGATGGTGGGAGTTCCCGTGACTTCGGAGCCCTTGCGAGCCTTCTTGTTGCGGGGGACCCACGCCTCGAGCGTGATCGGCTTTCCGTTGACGACGATCTGGGGGCCGAAACCCACCAGGTCGTTGTACTTACCCGCCACCACGTAGGTGACGAATTTTATGATCAGGTCCATGCGGACCTCCTCCTTTGGTGTCTCGGCTTAACGTACCGGACAGGGCTGATTCCACGTTTCTCATGATTTTCTCACCTTCTGGTTTCCTTCTGGCTGAGCGAATATGTGGCTCAGTTTTCCCATCAGTTCCCCATTAGGTCCCACTCACATGGTTGTGGGTCGGTAGTTGTGCGATGTCTTGGCCCTACGGCCCTTCCCCTAACGAGGGGCGTGTGACTAAAGCACGGTCACCTTGAGGATGCGGTCTATCCTCAAAGAGAAAACCCCAGAACTCGCACGAATTACACACCCATCGGTGTGCCCTTCGGATCGATACGAGTCCCGGGGTTTCCCCACAAATAAAACACATAATAATTCACTCATACTTATATAAGGCAAGTAACCAATGCCAACTTCATATGAGTTATTATCTTTAGTCGTGTGTTGCGACTTCCCAGATTACTGCTGGTTCAGTGAGCCGACTTGCCGTCAAGGCAGCTCGATGACGTCACCGGGCTGAATCACGGGCCCGTAGGCCTGTGTCAGATGGTAACGTACAGCGAGCAGGTCTCCGTCGCAATGCTTTTCAGCAATGGTCCAGAGACTTTCCCCCTGAAGAACCGTGTGGGTGCGATCCGGGCAAGTGAACGAGGGGCTCGTCACTTTCTTGATCATGCCACATCCGGCCATCAGAAAGAACACCGTGAGAGCAGCCACGAGGATACGCCTTTTGACGTACACTCGCTTGGGCAGCTTCTGCATGATGCCTCCCTTTCTCCCAGCGGATTGGTTAGATCCTGTTGTGCTGGGACCGTAGGTAGACCCGGTCGGTCTATCCTCAAAAAAGAGATTTCCTCAAACAGAACAGGGAGCCGGCCCACTGCCGACCCCCCCGCTTCTGTTCCCAGGGTGGATAACCCCGGCACACCCTACAGATCATCGTTGTCTGCAGGTGCGCAGTTGCGTTCGTCGTCACGAGTTGTCGGAAGACGGATCCGGAGTCTTCAGACTCCAGGCTTCCGCCTTATCCAACAACGTCCGGAGTGTTGACAGGTTATCGAACCGCAGGATATCATCCTGCGTTTCGACACCCGCCCACTCCAGAGTGGGGACGAACTCCTCTCTGAGGACGCACATTTCGTTTTGGGCCAACGAGATGTACGATCCGTTCGAAAGAGGGATTCGTGTGTTGAACACGTTTGTTCACCTCCTTTCTTTGGTTTAGTGGACATGGCTGGATGCCTATAAAGAAAGTTTCCCCGAGGACCAGCATTTCTGCCGATCCCCGGGGAAAAACTTGTTATTTACCCCGATAGAAATCAACACCAACTCCCTTCGAGGTTAGATAACACTCAATGGCAAGCTTGTCCAGATTATCAAGACTGTGGTTGTACTTGCCCAGCAGTTGGACAAGCTTCTTGTTCTGCGGATTGACCTCCGCAAAACCGTAGAAACTCTTGGTGTGAGGGTTCTGGAACCCCATACACAAGGTGTTTCCACGGTACACGCGATCTGCGTATGAACCGATACAGATGTTGTACTCAGTCCCCCACTGAACCAAATCATGGGTGGACTTCGGGACCACGCAAATCATGTCATCGTTGACAGTTCCCTCGAACCGGCTGAGCTCATCCTGCTCGATTACCTTGTCGGCTGTTTTCAGTTTGTTAAACTCAAGGACAACGTAATCGTGTGCCCACTGCATACCCCGATTTGCGCTTCTGCGTATTTCAGCCAAACACGCAGAACGCAAAGCTCGGGGCATTTGCTTGAGCATTGTGATCATGTCCTCAATGGACAAAAGGTCAATAGATTCAAAGTTTTCCTCCCTACCGATAGGCAGTTTGGGAATTCTACTGACAAGCCAATCAATTTTGTCAGCCTGTTCAAATGACCCATTATAGACAAGACGAAAATCCTTTGACAAAGCATTGCTAACTTCGCCAAAGGTGTGCGGATCAAGACTGCGCCACGCACGAGTTATGAAGACCGCTTTTGCCAAAGCGTTAAGGGTTCGAATTTCCCCTACACCACCAAAGGCGTTCTTAGGAATCCTTCTGACACCCTTCGGGTCATAGACCCCGTTGAGGATGTCCTTTGCGCCGGTCTTACCAGTCAAAATCCGTGACCATCCCGGTCCACCAAGTCGCAATTGTTCGGTTTCCTCTACGGGGTTTTCCGAACGAAACCATTGCAACACTTTATACATCTGATCCGGAATCAGATACTTGTAAACGACGTTGCGCGCCGCTCTCCACATCTCCGGATCGCCGATTTCTTGCATCAACTTCTCCGGATCATATCCCCAATAGACACAGGTTCTGCCACCCTGTGTCTTCAAAATCTGGAAGCGGTAGCCATCCTCTGTTGGATTGACTGCGAATTTGACTTCCTTCAGGTACCGACTCTTGGGCATGTAGCGCCCTATGGTCGGATCCATTTGCAAGATGCCGTGGAAGCTTCGCAGCGCCCACTTGACCTTGCCAGCCGGCTGAAGGTCGAGCCGCGTGTGGATCAGGTGTATCCTGTCACCGGTTTCCCACATACAGACACCATAAGGCCCTGGTGTGGGCAGGTACGAGGTGTTGTGCACCAATGTCGACCCATCGGTATCGCCCCGATAGTATGTCTGAAAGGGTGCTGATAGTATGGTGTCTTGGGCATCACGCTCAGGGATCGAGCAGAACTGCTGCTCGAACTGCTTGAGGGCCTTCCAGCCCTTGGAGTAGAAATCGGTCATGACGACCTTTCCGACCTCTTACTTTGGTTTCAGAGGTCTAACCTCAAAAAAGAAAGTTCCCAGGGATTTCTCCCCGGGAACAGACCCCTTTTTTCTGATCAGTACGGTAGTTCGTCTTACTGTTCTCCTTTCAGTCAAAGGCCCCGAGGCGAATTCCCCGGGGCCACCTTTCTTTCTTTACTTACCCTCGTTCGGGCAGTGTCCGTCAATCAAGAACCTCTTGCTGCGGATGCAGCCATAATCCTCAATTCGGTTCACAACCTTCTCGTAGTGAATTCGATCCCCAGGCACACGCACGTACGCCTTGCCACGGAATCCGCCAATGATTCGGCCAATTCCCCAGGAAATGTCGGAGAGTTCATCCTTGAACTCTTCCCAACTCTTCACTTCCATCAGCTCCCAAAGTTCACCTCGTGGTTTCCCGTCCACCAACTCTTTCGAGAAGATGTCCTTGAACCCTTCTTTCGGTGAACGGACGTCCATGCATCCGCACCACTCAACTTTCTTCTTCATGATTTCTCCAATCATGTTATAGTCCGCGGGATTGCGAACAGTGCCCCTATGTGGAATCGAACCACTATGCCTCCCCAGTTAAGGGGTAGGGGCTGCCAGACTTAGTTAAGTGCAACAAGGGGCTTGCCCCAGTAATTATCAACATTGACACCAAGCGTTACCAGGTAACGCTCAATTGCAAGCCTCTCCACATCAGGAAGATGGTTGTTGTGCTTACCCAATAGCTGGAGAAGATGTCCGTCCCACGGGTTGACCTGTGCAAAACCATAAAAGGTCTTAGTCTGGGGATTCTGGAACCCCATGCAGTAAGTACTGCCATTGTAAACTTCATCTGCATATGAGCCAATGCAAATGTTGTACTCAGCGCCCCACTGAACCAAATCGTGAGTGCACTTGGGAACTACACACGCAATGTCATCATTGACAGTTCCCTCAAACTTACTGAGTGCACTGACATTGATGTCCTTGTTCTCTTTCCCAACTTTTGCATGTTCAGTTGCGACAAAGTCGTGTGCCCATTCAATGCCTCTAGCTGCATTTCTGCGGATCTCAGTCAAACATGCAGAACGCAGTGTTCGTGGCATTTGCTTGAGCATCCTGACTGTGTCTTCCATGTATGTATATGGAGTCTGACATTCCTGAATGTTCTTTACAGAAATGAGTTTCGGAAGTTTATTGACAAGCCAATCAATCTTGTCGGCCTTCTCAAATGATCCCTCATACTTATAATTTATCGGTCTGTCTGGCCATACACTACTAACTTCGCCAAAGGTGTGCGGATCAAGACTGCGCAGCGCACGAGTCATGAAAACCGCTTTGGCTAAACGGTCCAAAGTCCTGATTTCCCCGACGCCACCGAAGGCATTCTTAGGAATCCTTCTGATACCCTTGGGGTCATAGATCCCGTTCAGGATGTCCTTTGCGCCGGTCTTACCGGTCAGGATACGGGACCATCCCGGTCCGCCAAGTTGCAATTCTTGCGATTGACGACTCGCAGGGTTGTCACTAGCAAAGTACTCGGGATACTTTGTTTGTTCGTAGGAAAACCACTGCAACACTGCATGAATCCTTTGCGGATCCATATATTGACCAATGAGTTTCGTTGCCGCTGTTCGCAGTGAGATATGGACAAATTCTTGCAGGAGTCCTGAATGAATGGTGTTATACCCCCAGTAAACGCGAGTTTTGCCACCCTGTGTCTTCAGGATCTGAAATCGGTAGCCATCCTCTGTTGGATTGACTGCGAATTTGACTTCCTTCAGGTACCGACTCTTGGGCATGTAGCGCCCATCCTCGCATTCGAGGATACTGTGGAAGCTTCGCAGAGCCCACTTGACCCTGCCCTTTCCGGGCGTTTCCAGCCTCTGGTGGACCAGGTGAAGTTTATCACCCATCTCAAAGTTGGCCCTCACCCTTCCGTTCCTGTATTGGGGGATGGGCATGTAGGAGTGGTTGTAAACCAATTCTGAGCCAACTACCTCAGAATCTCCCTCCCGGATCGACATTTCGACCTCGGAGGCCATGACAGAGCAGAACTTCTGCTCAAACTCCTTGAGGGCCTTCCATCCCTCTGAGTAGTTATCCATTGTTTTCTTCCTTTCTGATAGAAACGATCCACGCAGGATCGAAGTTCTTGATGATTATTGCATTATCATCATCAAAACACTTATTGATGATGAGATTGATGGCCACTCGTCCGTCCTTGTAAATCGGAAGTGGCTTCTCTTGGCCCATGAGCCGGAAGAAGAGATTTTCCACTGGAACTTCAAGGATCACTTGAAGATCTCTGGCATACCGGGGTGAGTGCCAGAAATCATTGAGTGCCTTTCCAGGCGTCCCATCTTCTACGAAGGGGACACAAAACACCCCTGGGTACTCACCGGTGAATACGCACTTACCGGGAGCTACTCCCTTGGTTGGGTCCATCGTGGACGACAACCATGTTACAACTTTCATGCGGATTTCTCCTTTCTTTCCGACCCCTTCGGTTGTTCGGGGGCCTATTGGTAAAAAAGAAAGTTTCCCCCAGGGTCCGTTAAGACCCCGGGGGAAAACTATCCTTGCCCTATGACCCGTCTAAGCAGATGCGCCGGGTAAGACGGTGCCCCACAAAGTTCGTCAGCCCCTCAGAAGAGTCAGAAGAGCTGCGAACTTCTCTGCCTCTCCCTTCGTCTGGAAGGGGCCCGCCTGAAAGCGGTTGAACCCGAAGGTCGTGCCCACGACCTTGTATCGTGTCACCACCTTATGGAGCATACCCTCGTACTCCTCGTACGAGAGGACCTCCACGCCCTTGATGTTCATTACCTTCCTCTCTTTCCGACCCCTTCGGTTGTTCGGGGGCCTATTGGTAAAAAAGAAAGTTTCCCCGAGGACCTTTCGATCCCCGGGGAAAACAATCCCATTGCTCATCTGGTGGACTCATCACCAGGTATAGTCAGCTTTCTTCCGAGCGGAAGAAGCTCTTAACGACGGTCCAATCGACCGTACGGGTTTTCGCCACGAAGGCGATTCCCGCTCCAATCACAACGACTGTGAGCATGGGCCAGTTCACGAGGCCGAAGCCGAAGCCCAGGATCGTGAAGAAGGCCTTGATCGGCAGGGAGATGATCCCCACCGTCAGCTCACTGGTGGGCTCCAGAACGAGGAGCACACAGATGATTGCTGTCACCACGAGGGTGATCTTGTTCTTGTTTACGTTCATGATTCCTCCGTGAACGTTTGTTGTCCGGCTTAACGTACCGAACATAATGATTACGTTTCTCTTTTGTCAAGGTAAGATAACCTGTCAGGCATTTAGCTCCTGCTGCGTCACCCATGATTTATATAGCGCTCAGGTTCTGCGCTAAGGACAATGGTCTATCCTCAAAAAAGAGATTTCCTCAAACAGAACAGGGAGCCGGCCCACTGCCGACCCCCCCGCTTCTGTTCCCAGGGTGCAAAACCCCGCTACACCCTACAGATCATCGTTGTCTGTAGGTGCACAGTAGGCTCTGGTCTCAGGGCAGCTGAATGACCTGTCCAGGCCGGATATTAGTCCCGTAGGACTTCACCAGCTTGTACCGGACCTCCAGCAAATCTCCGTCGCATCGCTTTTCAGCGATCCTCCAGAGAGTGTCTCCCTGCCCAACGACCACGGGTGCTTGCTCGCACTCGTACGAAGGGCCCGTAAGCTCTTCGTACATTCCGTAGGCCGCTGCAGCAAAGAAAACTGCCAGGACCAGAACGAGCGCACGCCTAAAGACGTACACCCGCTTTGGATGCTTCTTCATGTTCACCTCCTTTCGGTGAATTGTTGTTTGACATCAGATCAGCCCAAAGTCGCGAACGACTTGCAGCCGATAATCTGTCCTTCGGCATTCCGAACTGTTTCATCCGGGATGATCAGGTCCGACCGGCCCGACGCTTCGGCAACGATACGTGACACGATGTACCACGTCCCGTTTACCTCGTCCGGGAGGCCTGAAACCTCTCCGAACATAGTCCGGTTGACCCGGATGCTGTCCGCCTCGAAGGCGAATTGGCGCTCCGAGGAGCACCGAGCCGAAGTTGCCTCCGGCTCAACAACCTGGATAATGTTACCCAGGTCATCCACCAGAGTGATCTGGTGGGGGGTGAGATTGACCAACATGGTCACCTTTCCGACCTCTTACTTTGGTTTCAGAAGTCTATTGTCAAAAGAAGAAGTTCCCCCTACGCTGGTTGCGTAGGAGAGAACTCCTCTCTTCTTCAGGCTGGGCTCATCAGCCTTTCTGGGTCAGCTGTTGTTGAAGCCCCTAAGTTGCGCGCTGTGGATCTTCAGCCACAGCTTGGCCTCCTCCTCGAACGCCTTGTCCGAGGAGAAGACCAATGTCTTCTTGGCGTACTGATGCTGGGGGGCACCCGACATCAGTCCGCCATTATCCCGGAGGATCATGTTGTTATCCTCCAAAAATTCGTTCAGGGCGGCCATGGCCGGAAAACCGGCGATGGTGCCCTGTTTGTCCAACCAGAACTTGGCGCATTTCAGCACCAGGTACTGGTCACTTAGAGCAGCCATCAGGCTGTCGTAGGTGTACTCTTCTAGGGCACCGGACTTGAAAGCGGCCTCCATGGCCACCTCCAGGTCCAGCGCCTGGTAGTAATACTCGTCGCAGGTGGGCGCATGCCCACATGCGACCGGTGGGACTTCCCGCCAGGGGCAGCACATGTGCTTGCCCGTGACGAAGTAGTATACGATGTGCTGGGTGGTCTCCCCCCAGCAGTGGCCTAGCCACTTGGCCCAGGGGGCCCGTGCTAGGTTGGTCTGCGTGGTCAGAAAGACCACGAAGACCTTGAACAAGAACTCGTTCATGATTCCTCCGAATCATTTGTTGTCCGGCTTAACGTACCGAACATGATGATTACGTTTCTCTTTTGTCAAGGTAAGATAACCTGTCAGGCATTTAGCTCCTGCTGCGTCACCCATGATTTATTATACGCTCAGGCTCTGCGTAGAGGAGAATGGCCTATCCTCAAAGAAAAAGATTCCCCGAGGACCTTTCGACCCCCGGGGTTTCAGCATTACTTGTCCCATTGATCTGGATCGTCTGCCTCCTCAATGATCCTCTGGATCATTTCAAGCATTACTTCCCCAAGGGACTTGGGGGACTCTTCTTCTGCTAATGGCCACTCAGGGCATTCACCCTCAATGGCCATTTCGCACTCCACCGTCCACCACTCAGGGAGGACAACGAGCCGATACAGGTCATCGGCATGGAGCATCACGACGCCACCCATGAGGGCGATCTCCTCCAGCTCTTGCCTGCTCAAGGGCCAGATGGTCCCGGAAGGGGCATCTTCCCGTGAGAAGATGATTTGACCGTCCTCCAGGTACGACCTGGAGACCGTCCTCTGGTGCTTGGTACCGATACCCAGGGTTACCTGAGTAATCGCTTCACCATCCCAAACAATGGAGATGGCTCCTGTGTATTTGGTGATAAGGTTCATGGCATTGACGTTCATGGCTTCCTTTCCGACCTGTTACTTGCTGTTCGCAGGTCTATTGTCAAAAGAAGAAGTTCCCCCTACGCTGGATGCGTAGGAGAGAACTCCTCTTTTCTTCAGGCTGGGCTCATCAGCCTGGATGTCAGTAGTGCTCGGCCTCGCACTCGTTGCACCAGTATCCCTGGCGCTCCACCTCCACCTTTCGGCAGTTGTAGCACATGGCCACACAAGCCGTGTGCTCTGCCAGGAACGCCTGCAGCAGTTCCTTGGGGGTGTCGGTGTACTCGCCGGTCTGGCAGTCGTATACCTCCAGGGTGATCCTGGACCCGCAGTTGCAGGTCCAGGTCACCGGCGCCTTGTTCCCGTTCGCGTCGAAAAAGGTGTCGGAGCCATAGCTCCAATGCCCGATCCGACGCGCACGGATGCACCTAGGAAGTTTTACTCCCATTGATTCCTCCTGAATCTGAAAGTGTCTCGGCTTAACGTACCGGACGTGATTATTACGTAGTCTTTTAGGCACGCTGGGTGCACTTACATCCTGACAAGGGACGCTGGTCTTATGCCTAACTTCCGGCAGCCAGATGAGGAGAATGGCCTATCCTCAAAGAAAAAGATTCCCGAAGGAACCAATTTCTTTTAGTGATTATTCTGTTCCCAAGCGTCACTACTGCTTGGCCACCCGTGTCGTGGCAGTTTCAGATCAGTCCTTCTTCTTGAACAGATCCACGAAAAACGTGACCTGTGCAAAGAGGATGACGCTGATCCCGATGATGTACATCGGAATCTGCAACATTGCACACCTCCTTTCTTTGGTGCAGTGGACATGGCTGGATGCCTATCCTCAAAAAAGAAGTTCCCCCAGGATCCGAAGATCCCAGGGGAACAACTCTTTGTGCACCTGCCCTACCAGGTGCTTTGTCAGGCAGCGTGGACTGTGTTGTACCAGTACCACATTTGGTTCTGGTAGTCCCACTTGCGCTGGCTCCTGACGGTGATCATGCGACCACCGAACTCCCGGGCGAACCACCCGGTGTTGCCGTGTACATGCCCGAAGATGAGCACGTCCGAGCTGTCCCCACTCGGAGACTTGATCCAGACTTCAGTGCCCGTGTGGGCGACAAAAAGTCCGGTCACCTCCTTGTGATAGGGAAGGGTGTTTCCGTTCATGTCAACGGCATACTTGCCGATGACATCGTTGATGCATGTTATCATGTTGATGATCCTTTCATTAACATGGCTACACATTTCTTTTACGATGGTAACGTGTTCATCGGAGCTGTCCTTTTATGCGGGATACCTGCACCACTGTAGGGAGTGGACGACCGCTCATTGTCGTTCCTAGCAAGCACATACCCCATGGGGGGGTGGCCTCGTTAAAAGTCTGAAGCCACAACATGTACTCATTATCTCCCCCCCATAAATTTTTCCTGATATTATCCCTTATTAAACTTATATAATCTTATATAAATCAGTGTTGTTTCTGATCGTAAAAGTCGCCCGCAAGAAATTTTTTGGATATTATTCGCATATGTGTTGCAAGCAATGCTGTGGATGGCTATATTTCTACATGTCCGGTTATTGACGCCGGCAAACATCACTCACTCAATGCCTAACAAAGCAAAGGATAAAATATGAGTTCATATATGGATTGCCCACACTGTGGTTCGGAGTTTATTATTAGCGAAGAACTAATTGGGCTAAGTGTACGTTGTCCGGACTGTTTCCAATGGATTAATCAGTTTGGCGGTATAGCTAATGTAGAGTTTGCTGTTCTAGATCAGTATAATTCCTATGTATCCAGCAATGAATTGTACGAAGAAATGGGCTGGGAGTCTGGTTACGACTACTGAGTTTTTCTTTACTGTTTCTAAATACAACAAAAGGGGTAGGAGCAACGTTACTGTTACTCCTACCCCTTAAAAATTTTTTACCGGCGAATGACTATATTTTATCCTACTTGTTCTTCTCCTCGTTTTTTATTGAGTCCGTATAGTAGAGCTGCTCCTCCGGCTGCTAGTCCAGCTGATAGGCTGTGTGAGGATATGATTTTTTCTAGTGTTTTCGCTGAGATAGCTTTTTTTCTAGTGACTTTGTTGATGGCTTGGGCAGAGTCTTCTAGCATGTTCCCAGATGATGATAACGCTGAAGAGATTTGTGCGGCAACCATAGCGGAGTCGTCTGCAGCTGCGCTGGCTACGCCAGCAGCTTTATTAGCCATTCTGCGCATGTAGGCTTCATCTAACGATGATTCTATGGCAGAGTATCCTGGATGATAGCTTATATCACCCATAGCGATACCTCCTCGTAATTTTTCTCCGGCTTTTGCTAGTTTGCCGACGATTCTGCTGTCACCAAGCTCTAATCTTTCGTATTGTTTCAAATATGTTGCGGATAAATCTAAAACCTGTCTATCAGAGATATTGTTGATAGGAACTCTTTTTCCACCAACGTTCCTGCTTCTTTGACCTTGAAAAACTTGTAAACGTTGTTCTGAAGTCATTGAAGCCAAACGTTCAAATTCCTCATATGCATATGTGTCTACGTAATAATTCCGTATTAAGTCTCTGTTCATCTCTTCGCCAATATTGAAAAGAGCTTCATCGCTGTAAGTTGACATTTTTTTTGCTACCAAACTTCTTAACTTTGTTTTACTTATGTTAGGATTCTCTTCTTGAATCCTTGCACGCAACAAAGAGCTCGTATTATCTCTTCCTTCTTCTATAAAGAAATCCCTATTAGTTACAGCATCAATATATCCTTGTTTAGACTTTGGACCAGGACTAGGCTTACCTAAAGTACCTTTAGCAGATTTGACTATCTTACTATAGCCAGATGCACCTTTTCTCATTCCAACAGATCGAGAAATGATACTCATCATTTCCTGTTCAGCATCAGGATTATTGGCAAGCTTGATGATAGCTGCACTACGATCAATAGAAGCAGACGTCCTTTTACCAGTTTTTAAAGTAGTGTCCTTTTTTGTACTTTTACTTTTCGGATTTTTTAAAGCATCATCGATTGTTTTAGTCGACGGATTCACCTGTTGAGGATCAATAACATTTTGTTGAACACCAGCAGCAGCAGCACTACTAGAAGGCTGCGTTTGAGTAATTGTACCCTGCAACACAGGAGTATTAGCAGGCTGAGAAGCCACAGTTTGAGAAACAGCAGCAACAGGCGCTTGTGAAGGAGCATTGGCATTTCTTAAAGAAGTCAACTCAACTTTAGCCTGTTTAATGTTTATCTCACCAATACCACCCTGATAAAAAACAAGCTTACCCTTTTTATTTATACCACCAATAACCTGACCAGGAGAAGCGTTAGCCGTAGCAGCAGCATAGTCTTTCCAGTTATCAAAATACTGTAAACCAAGCTTATTCAGCTCATCCAACTTAGGATTCGTAGCCATAACTAGCTCATATCCCGAGGATCAACAACAATGTTCATCACAGCATTATCATCAGCAAGTTCACGAACAACATCGCAAGCATTACGGCTCGTCAACTCACAAATATCAACAACCATAGTCCACTCATCATAAGAGAAGACACAAAAGATCAAATAACCATTAGGTTCACTATGGACAGTAATAACGTATTCAGATTCATCCTTCTCAAAAAAATGTGCAAACGAATAAAACTCTGAAGAATTAACGTTAACTTTATTTTTAAATAAATCTAGTATCCTTCGAACAAAATCCATAACACCACCCTTAGTTACGGAATATAGTACCTAAAATTAATCGATAATATCACGAACAGCATCAAACAACAAAAAAACTCTCATATACGTTGCAATCTGTAAGGTAGCCTCATTTATCATCTGAGTCATCAGCTTCCTCCCAGCAATCACCACAATCTCTGCATTTTATAAAAAAAATTTTTTGACCGTTGTCATTTCCCATGGTAACAATAAATCTAGGTGGATAAGAGCATTCCGGGCAAGTTGTTGGTTCAAACTTCATTGTTAGCCTTTTATTATACTCACTATTTCTGGAGAACTTTTTAATTTTTCAATAGCATTATCTCGCCCTTGAGAAAAGTTTTCTCCATTATAGTAAACCCATGGGCCCTTTTGATTAAGAATTCCTTTATTAATTGCAAGATCGAAGATGCAACCAAACTCATCGATGCCCCGAGCATACATAATATCAAATTCCACTATCTTCATCGGCGGAGCCATTTTATTCTTGATGATTTTAGCTTTGACTCTAATACCAGTCGGATCACCATGCTTGTCCTTCAAATCTTCTTTCTTGCGCACATCAATTCGAACAGAGGCTGCATACTTTAAAGCGAAGCCCCCAGGCGTTGTTTCTGGATTACCAAACATTACACCAATCTTATTTCTTAGTTGATTAACAAAAATAATTAAAGTATTATGCTGAGCAGCTAATCCCGTTAGCTTTCGCATAGCTTTTGCCATCATGCGTGCCTGTAAGCCCATCTGTTGTTGCTCCATTTCCCCTTCAAGCTCAGCCTTAGGAACAAGTGCCGCAACAGAATCAATGACAATCAGGCCAATATCACCTGTACGCAGCAATGTATCGGCAATATCAAAACCTTGCTCGCCATAGTCTGGTTGAGCTAGCAAGAGGTTGTCCAAATCGATTCCAACGGCCTGCATATACACTGGGTCAAGAGCGTGCTCAGCATCGATATAGGCGCATGTAAGGCCTATTTTTTGAGCTTTGGCCACAGCAGTAAGAGCAATGGTAGACTTACCTGAAGACTCTGGACCAAATATTTCTACGACTCTACCACGTGGTAACCCACCAATACCAAGAGCATGGTCAAGGGTTAAGGCTCCAGTGGGAATTGAAGCCCAAGGTTTTACATTAGTGGAACCAAGTTTAATAACTGCCCCTGAACCATACTGCTTCTGCAGTTGTGCGATTGCAAGCTCTAAAGCTTTTGAATCCTCTTTCAAAACTTTTTTACTTGCCAATGCGTTTTCATTTTCCGCCACTACTGTCTCTTCTGTCATTAAATCCTACCGATCTTCATCTTAATGATGTATAGATTATATCACAAAAAAACACAGATGTCTCCGACTCAATGTGCAGGACTAATGATATAATATTACAATAGTTTTTATATTACAAATTAGGAGCGTTATGCAAAAAAAAATTAAAGTTAACGAGCAGTTGCATTTAGCATTGTATCTTCTAAACAACCGCTTTAACACACCGGTAGATCTTATTAGGTACTGGGCTTTTTCCGGGCCGTGCCTAGAGGATCATCCGTGGATAGAGGATTATTCATCAAAAAAAGATTGACTATATTGTCACTATGTGTTGGCTTGACTTGACACAGTATGATAAGCTAGCCATGACCCCCCCTTCCCCCCTTCCCCCCTTTACTATATACATATATAGTTACTATATACCTATATACTTATATGGTAACATATAATAATATACTCTATATAAGAGAACGTGCCCACGAAAGAGATAGCCGATGAACATATATCAGATATTCATACCTGAGCTAGGCACTAATGTTAAGTTTAAAGTTTTGCCAGTAAAAGATTTAGAAGACTTTGTTAAGAAGAATAAAGCCGCAAAAGACTTAAGAAAAAGAATATTACAATTTATTGTTTATAATTTAACAACAGATGTTGCCGCTGCTTTAGCGTCGATGTCTAGGGACGCAGCAGAAAGAGCGCTAGAGGCAGTTTATGCCGGCTGTATTATGTTAAATCCTGGCCTGGATATTGATTACTGGTTAAATATCGCATACTCAACAAATCCAGCTAAATTTTCTGATGGTATTGGAAAAGATTATAATATTGATCAAATTAAGAAATTTTTACGTCAAGCTGAAAATAAAAGTAAAAATAGTTCTGCGCCCTCTAAGATAAAAAAACTTAACAAGCAAAAGTTTTTAGGATTAGAGCAATATCTTAAAAGTAATGTCATAGGTCAAGATGAAGCAATTGATGAGGTTATTTCTGCGCTGTTCAGATCTCAAGCTGAACTAAATGATCCTAATAGACCTTTGGGTGTCTTTTTGTTTGCGGGAAGTTCTGGTGTCGGAAAGACCCATTTAGCTAATGCACTGCACAAATATCTTTTTGACAGCAATTCCTCCATGGTTAGAATAGACTGCGGAGAATATCAACATAAACATGAAAATCAAAAGCTTTTAGGTTCACCACCGGGCTACATAGGTCATGATGATGGGGGTCAATTAACTAACCAAATCAAGAAAAATCCAAATACCGTTGTGCTGATTGATGAAGTCGAAAAAGCACATGCTGACATATGGAACACCTTCTTAAGAATATTTGATGAAGGTATGGTTACAGATTCTAAAGGTGAAAGCGTTAACTTCAGAAATTGTATTATTATATTAACGACCAATCTAGGAAACGATAAAACAGTTGATCATATAATTTCTACTGGTGCTGGCTTCACAAGAAATGTTGTTTTTAAAAGAGAAACAAAAGAAGTACCACCAAGATCTGTTGTACAAAGAAACGCTCACGAGGCTATTAATAAATATTTTAAAGTAGAACTAATTAACCGATTAGACAAAATTGTTATATTTAATCATTTGAATTATGAAAACTGTCAAAAAATAGCAGAAATGGAAATGAGCCTTATAGCTGACAAGCTTTCCAGAAAAGGGCTATCAATTGCTTACACTGACAATGTTATAAATGCCCTGATAGATAAAGGGATAGATACAGTTAAAGGCGCACGAGGCATCTCTCAGGTGAGACGTGATGTTATAGAAACACCACTTGCTAAAACTATTGTTAATAGCAGCATACCAAAGGGTACTATATTTTATATTGACTATCTTAATAATAGTTTTACTTTTGATTTTCAAAAGCCAACAAAAAGAAAAGCAAATATAGAGTAGAGGAAAAACGATAGACATGCCACAAATGCAATTACCAGGATTTGAAACACCCACGAGAGGGCCAATGGTCGGGCCACATTCCGCCGCTGCAAGAAATGCACGAGCAAGAAGGCCAGTTCCAGTAACCATGGGCCCATCAAGACCGCGACAACCCTTTTTGCCAGGTTTTAATCCAGCGAATGCACCGGGGTCAGCAAGAGATGCAAAAAGAACAGTTATGACACCAAAGAGAATGGCTGGAATTGATGCAGCAAGAGCAAGGCAGTCATCAATGAGACAGGCAGCTGCAAAATTAGGTGGCGTTGACACGGGAATGATGCACGGTCCCTCGGTTCCCCCGGTTACTACTAAGGGGATGAAAATGAGTAAAAGAAGTCTTTTGGGCATAGGTCTTGGCCTTGGTGTTGCAGCTGGAGTAGCAATGAACAGAAGAGGAGAAGGCGCTTCCTCTGGAAGACAGTCAATGTATAGATATTAAAAAATAATAGTTAGGAATTATGATGAATGATTGGAAGAAGTTTACAGATGTTAATGGTGATTTTCAGTTAGCAAATTTTTTGTATAAGACAATAAATGATTTGATGAAACAGTCTTTAGATATGGGAACATTATTATCTAATGATCCGCAAAAGCTTAGAGCATTTAAAGAGCAGACAAAAAAATTGTTTAAGTCAAAATGGTTTGAAATAGCTGATTCATTAGAGTTTTTTGATTTAATTGAAAAGTGCACTTGTTTTAATGAGGAAAAAGATTTTTATTGCGAAATATGTAAGGGATCCAGATACAGGATATCGCCTTATCTAACCTCTGATGAAATTAGAGAAGTTGGCATTTTCTATAATGCAATTCAAAATGCAGAAGTAGCCAGTAAACTACAGAAGGGTTTAATGAAAGCTCTAGATGAATTGTCCCAGATGTAACGGCATGGTTCAAGTTATAACTGAATATTTTGATTTCTCAAAAAGATATTTAACAAGAGACATGTATTGTTCTTACTGCAAAAGTGCTACAATAGAAAGATTTCATTCTGATGGCTCCTATGATAGCGAGTGGATTGATTTAAATGAGCAACATAGAAAAGAGTGACAAGGGAAAATTTTTACAAGATTTTGAATCCCTGCGTCCAGATTTGTTTTTTCCTGACAATTGGACAGATGAAGAAAAAGAAAAGGCTGTTGAATTAGTCCGGCCTCAGAAAACTAGAACATCCATGTTTTCTTCTATTCCTATGAATTGTGAGGCGCATAAATGCACTTTTGCAGACACATGTCCACTCCTCAAGGAAAATCTAGCACCACGCGGAAAGCCCTGTCCTATAGAAATGTCTATAGTTGCACAATTTACCAAGGAATACATGGAACAGCTAGATGTTCATCCAGACAATTTGGTTGAAGTTTCTATGGTTAGAGATCTTGTTGATCAAGAGGTTCAATATATTCGCAAAACAAAACTTCTTGCTAAAGAACATTTTGTGCAAGAAAATATTATTGGCGTTGATAGTGATGGCCAGCCAATCCTTAAAAAAGAGCTACACCTTGCAGTAGAACTGGAAGACAGATTACATAAGCGTAGAAAAGATCTAAGAAATCAACTGCTTGCCACAAGAGAAGCTAAAGCTAAGGTTGGACAAGCTCAGCTTGATAGCGCTCAAGCTATATCAGATATACTTTATAAAGTTCAGTCTTTAGAGAATCAAAGAGAAAAAGTTCTTAAACAAAAACTGGGCATTTATGATAAAGATGATTATATTGAAATAGATTCACCAAAGGACATCGACTAATGTCAGAAGAGCTTTTTCAAAGACTATCTAGATTAGTCGACAAAAGTACTCAATCCTTTCCTTTTAAGAAAAACAAAGGTATTGGCGAAGTGATCTTAAATGATCAAACAGCAACAGGCATATACGGGACTGCAGATGAGTTTATGCAGTCACAAAAAGAGTTTGAGAATATGTATTACAGGATGTTGTCTGATCCAGAAAAGCTTAAGCCTGGAATGGTAAACGTTGTAGATGTAGAGCATCTTCGTAAAATGGGTAAAATTGATTTATCTTATTTTAATTATCAGGCAAGACAAGAATTAATATCTAATTATAGAACTAAGGTTGTTAAATTGGGTGATCTAATATCAAATGTTGGCTTCCCCAATATTGCCTTACCAGAAGGTGCTAATGATGTAAGAGTTGGTTTAATGTTTGACATAAACCAAAAAATGGAACATCCTGTTTTTTCAGTTTTAAATAAAATGATATTTAACGTTGACCCTATGTCTGAGTCTATATCTGACATGACATTCAATACGCAAAACATCATGTCTTCCTCGCAGATACAAAGAAACATGTCTCAGATATCTGCTATTGCTAATGGAAGTCTTTTTACTCAAACTTCAAAAATAGCAACGATAGACATTGAATCTACTGGACTAATGTTTGGCTCTCAGGCTAGATCTGTTTCTTTGATACAGAGAACTGGTTTGGATGAGGCAGCTAAAATGGTTAAGGTTGCCGAAGAAGGCATGGATTTTATGTATGACTCACCAAGACTTGCGGGTGTTCTGGCTAGTGATAGTCAAACTTTGAGCCAGTTTATAGCTGAGCAAGAAGGGTTTGACAAATTAGGAAATATTATTGGTAATGAAGATGAGTTTATGGAAAGGATGACAAAATTATTTGGTTATCTTTCTGATGAATCTGAAGTTGATTTTCTTACTGGACACAACATTCAGTATGACATAAATACATTGCTCGATACAGCTAGGTCAATGAGGGGCTACAAGCAGAATGCTTCACTTAATCTGGTAGTTAATAAGTTTTTAGATAGAGTAGATAATAATCCCAATTTCATGATAGATACACTTGAAATTGGTCGTCAATATATGAGAAATCTATTTCAGCAAACTGAAGGTTTATCGCCTGATGATGCTATTGCTAGAGGAGATAGATTTATAAAAAGCTTTTTTGCGGAAGAAACCTTAGCTGATATTTCTCGTGGAGGAAAAGCTACATATGCCGCTATGGAAAACTTCATCATGAATACAAATCTATTGGATTTAATAGCTGCCGAAGATCATGCGCCTGAGGTTTTTGCAAAAATATTTGAAGGTTCTCACGTAGCTGAAACTGACACAATTATGCAGGACTACATGTTGAAGTATATACATCAGGGTAAATTAGATTTTCGTAATCCGAAGACAAAAGAGCCCGGTGCAAAAATATCTAAAGATATCATAGATATGGCGAGATTAACAGCGCTAAAGTCCTCAGCAATTGTACCAGAAGCAAACATATCTGATCCGCGACAGTTGTCTCAAGCAGCTCTTAGATACATACAAACAGATGAGGGACTGGCTAGCACAAGCATTATGATTGATGCGCAGGAAGCAAAAAAGACTTTTGGTGTAGATTTTGGTGCAGATATTGAAAAAGGCTTTATAAAGTATGATCAGGGTTCGTATAAGATTTTCACTGGACAAGGAAGCCCAATAGAATTAGATAAGGTTCAAGCAAAAGAATATTTAAGAAGTGTCATTACAGGAGCTCAAGATACACAGTATGACAAAACAATTAATTTAACCCCACAAGGGGCAGCTCCTTCGATTACGAGAAGAATAAACCCATTTGAAAAACAAATAATGAGCTTGGGTTTAACAAGAAGAGAAAATTCAAATATTCTAATAGCACAAGAACTAATAGATCAAATCGGCATGCCAACAAATATTAGTCCTGTAGATGTGGATTCTTATATTCACAATGTTGGTAATTTTTATGAAAACTTTGCAGATAATCCCAGGGTAATAGGCGGAGATTCACCTGGTACAATCAGGGGTGTTGTTGGGCAAATTCGCTCTTTAATGAATCCCTCAAAAACACCAACGTTCTCTATGGGATTCAATATGAATGCACGCAGTTCTTCTGAGATATTGGCTCAATATGTTTCTCATGGTCAGACAATGTCTGGTTTAGGAATGGCTAACTCTATCTTAGGTCCTACTGAATTGGCTTTTGGCGATATGATGTCAAGGGCAACCGGTGGTGTGGCTAGAGAAAGATTCCAGACTTTAAGCACCCAGCCAAAGGCTGGTGTAAGTGACTCATATTTATCTCAATTCAGAACTTCAATGAGATATGGAGCATCTGAAGAGATAGGTGATGTTGTTTCTCAGTTTGGTGTATCGCACTTTAAATTCCAATCATCTTTGAGAATTATGGAATCTCAAACTCAGTCATCTTTAGGAAAGAAGCTAATTCTTCCTTATGAGTACTTTAAATCAATTGAACTAGCTTCAGATCCAAGCATACCCGATATGGGTAAAGCTTTGGCTGAGGGTAAAGTTAATATGTCTCTTAGTTTTATTGAAACAGCAATAAAAGATGATAAAACTAATCAACATACAGTGCACAATATGTTAAACCTAACCTGGCAAGAGGGCAGAGATGATTCTGGTCTTACTTCAAAAAAAATAGCAGAAAAGTTATATGAAGATTTTGTTGAGACAGATAACTATAAGAATATCATAAAAGAACCAGATTCTCGTTTGCGAGCTGAAATAGAAAACTTAAAAGTTCTTTTTGAGAAAAAAAGTAAAGAGTCTGCAGTAGCAGAATTAGAAGCTTTAGCTAAAAGAGGAGTTGTAGCAGGATTTATAGAAGATACTGGCGTAGATAGCCCAATAGCTAGATTAGTTCAAAATGCTTCATCCATGGGAGTAGATTTAACTAGAGATACTGGAAATAGAATTCTTGGTAATGTAATAGATGATTCTACTGATTTATTGAGAGTATTTTTCTTTGACGAAACTACAGCAAGAGCCACTGCTCCAGCTGGAACCACATTTACCAGAAATATGAATGCCATTGCTAGATCTTCATTGAAGGGTGCTAATGATGTAGCAGAACGACTTGCTGGTGATAACGACCTGCTGAGAACAGCTTTACAAAATATTAAAGCTGGAACTCGAAAGCAAGATATTTCAAAAAGTGTTGAAATATACAATAACATAAAACCACACGCTGGTTTGATTGCTATGGGTGCAGCAGCCATGGCTGGTGGTTACTATCTGTTTAGAAAAAAAGAAGAAAGAGATTTATATAACGAAACACTTGAACGGCAACCATTAGAAAACTATAATCAAAATAGTGTTACGAATACCTACACTGCTTCCATGACTTCGTTGCCTTCCTCCAGGAGGGATCCATTGGTTACTGCTGGTGTTGTCGGAAATCTAGATAGAAATAAAATTGGACATACAAAAATGGGAAACAATAAATATAATCATCTTTATGGAGGGCAGTAATAATGCCAGTTAATTTGGGTTCTTTAGGTAAAAGAGTTACATCTTTATTTAATGATACCATAAAGCCAATGGCTGAAAGTCAAAGGGCATCAGCTTCTGCAAGAACAGCTGGTTTACGCGGCAGAGCAAGGCAAACGTTTGATGACGTTTCTGAATCAGTTGGCAAAAGAATAGATGAAGAGCTTATTCCAAAATTACAAGGAACAGCTCAAGGTTTTGCTCAAGGCCGTACCGGAAGGGCTGCTCGTGGAGCAGCAGCTGGTTTAGGGGGAGCCCTAGGCGAAGTTGCTTCAAGTAGGGCCGGGATAGCTGGTGTGACAATTGGCGCTGGCGCAATCGGCTTTGGTTCTTCTGTCGGTCCAGCTGTAAAAGATGCTGCGTTTGAAGCAGCTTTTAATGATACTGAAGCAGATAGATATTTTACTGGAAGAGACCTAGATGCTAGATTTTTAGCTGGAACACTAATGGGTGGAGTTGGTGGACGCATGTTACAGGCGACTGCCCCAGGGGATTATTTTGCTGCGAATCCACCAATAAATTCAGATACGTTTAGTGCCGCTATGGTTGCAGCAAGAACTGCAACCGGTCCAGTTACTGGAACGATGGGAGTAGCAGCTGGAGCATTTTTAGGTTCTGCATTTGGTAAAACTGGATCTAAAATAGGAAAAATTAGTGGCGGATTAGTTGGTGGTTTTGTTGGGGCAAACGTGGGAGTAGTTTTGCCAGCACTTGGCGTCGGAGCTTATATGAATAATAACAGAGAGTTTTTTCAAAATTCGCCATACTCCACAACAAGAAATACTCAGAGCACATTGAACGCTAGTGGAGATATTGTTCTCGGAATGCATAACTCTAGAAGGGGATACTGATGCCCTTAGGTGATCCAACTGGATATAGTCAGTCAATAGGCCCATTAAACGAGTCAACTTTTGTTGATACCCCTGATGTTCCTTTGGGCTTTAGGATGATGGAACATCTACCTGGTTTGAGTACAACTATTGCATTTGGTTCCATGAGAGGCTCAAATACAATGATGTATGGCGGATTCATGGATGATCTTGGTGATCCTCAAAAAGTTTTAAGTGCAAGACGTCAAAAAAGATTAGCCAAAAGAGCTTCTAAGCACAGGATTATGGTTGGCGGACACATGTCTGACGCCATGGATTCTCATTTTATGGGCTCTTCATCAAGACAAACTAGCGCTAGAGCTGCAGGAAAAACTCCATTTTTAAGATCTTCAAGAGTTAATAATATAACAGCAAATCCTAGAGCTTTCTTTAGAGGTCATTCTCAAACTATTTTTGCTGGAGAAAAAGCTGGAGCATATTCAATGTTTGGTGGATATAAGCTCTTGAACAGTAAGCATGGACAAAGGCTAGCTGGCAAAATTTTAGGTAACAATCCTCTAGTTGAAGGAGAAAAGGCTTTTGGTCCAGGACTGCTTTCCGGCATATCCGCAGGAGTTAAAACAGACGCTTTAGAAAGAAGAGCACTTAAAGGATCTTCTCGGGCCGCAGCAAAACTTGGAAAAATAGATACTGCCACTTCCTCGCTTTTAAGAATAAATTCACCAGCAGGCTTAACTGTTTCTGGTGGACAGTTTGGGCGGATTATACCTAAAAGTATGGGTATGGGAATTGTCGCTCCGGCTGGACAAACAGCAGCTCAAACAGCAGTTGGCTTAGGGGGATATAACGCAGCTACAGGAGCCGGCGCTCTTGGTGTTCGTGGTAATCTTCAAGCTTCTGCTCTAGCGGGTGCAGCAACGGGATATTTAGCCGGATATTCTCGTGGTGCACTAGGTTTTGGTGGTCAACCTGGATTAGTTGGCAGAGCAGCACAAGGTGCAAAGGCAGCAGAAGATGCATTTGCTAAAGCTGTTCAATCTTTTGGTGACGATGGAATAAAGTTAGCAAGTGGTCAGGTTTTAAAAGGAGCAGACGAAGCGGTATCATTTCTTAGATCAACTGGAGGAGAAAAGTTTTTCTCTCAAGTTGGAGCAAGGACAGCATTAAAGCTTGGTGGTAAGGGCGCAGCTGGAATGATGGCAATGAGAGGGGCTGCACTAGCAATGCCCGGTCTTCAGGTCGTCGCTGCAGCATCATTGGCATACGACCTTGCTCGGCTCGGCGGAGAATTAGTTAAGAGTGGAATCAATTTTACAAGAGATGCAAATAAATCTTTACAAGGTTCTATAGCCAAACCAACATTTGGAATGGGCTTTAGGGATACCGAAGCTGCAGCAACTTCTAGAGCTAGAGGTGTTCAGGCAATACAAAATTCTAGACTAAACGCAAGAAGCATGCTAGGTACAGAGGGCGCAATGATGGCTGCGCATTATGGATAATTATGAGTATATTTACAAAAACACAAGAATTTAGAAGTGCCTTACAAAAATTGTCTAGAGAAGATTTACTTGAAATAATTCGCATCCAAGATCCTGAACTTATTAAGCAAGTCAACAGAATTGAATGGGTATTTAAAAATAAATTATCTCACCTATCGTGGAACAACGGAATGCCTGTTATAGAAAGAGAAATAACCAACAGAGAATTAGCTCTTTTAATTGATGAACCATTTGAAATTGATTTAGATTTATTGGCAGATGGAATTAGCGCAGATCATCAACGACAGTTACATGTTTCTAAAGACCCTGTAGTTTGGGCAAAACAATTTTTGGAAGCCAACCTTCGTGTGTATCAAATATTAATATTAAGAGACCCTTCTTTAAGAAAAGTTTTAAGAGCTGGTCGTCGTTTAGGTAAAACATTTAGCCTAGCAGTGCAGCTATTGCATTACAGTTATACTCATAAAGATGGTAGATCTTTAGTTATTGCACCAATGAAAACGCAAGTAGAACTTATCTATCAGGAGATTCTTAGAATTGCCTCTAAGAATGAAGTTGTTATAGATTCTATAACAAGAAAAGTAACTAGTCCTCAATTTATGATTCAATTCTCAAATGGTTCTACAATTAGATTTTTCACTTCAGGAATGAAATCAGGAGGCAAGTCAGATGTTGCTCGTGGTCAAGAAGCGCATTTAATTATTCTTGATGAAATGGACTATATGCATGCAGATGATCTCGATGCCCTATACGCCATGCTTCAAAAAACAGCAGAAGATCAACCTGATAAAGTGATGATTGGAGCATCTACTCCAACTGGAAGGCGGGAAAGATTTTGGGAATGGTGTAGATCACCTAGGTTTACCGAATTTTGGTTTCCGAGTTATTGCAATCCATATTTTTCTAAAGAGCAAGAAGAAGAATTTAGGGAGCAATATTCGCCCAATGGATATAGGCATGAAATTGAGGCTGATTGGGGCGAAGATTCCGAAGGTGTTTATCCTAGAAAGTTTGTTGATAGGGCTTTTATTTCTCCTTCCTGGAATTATACTCCAGAAATAACATCTGCTAGATCATTTCATACAATTGGCGTTGACTGGGATAAATACGGTGCCGGAACAAATATTGTTGTTGTAGAGGTATGTTCTGAGAATTATGAAAATTCTACATTTAGAGGCAAAACAAAAATTTGTTATCGAGAAGAAATTGCTAGATCAGAATATACTTTGACTAAAGCGGTAGATAGAATTATTGAACTTAATCAAATATTTAATCCAAAACACATTTATGTAGACCGTGGATATGGAGAGGTACAAGTAGAGCTTTTGAAGAAACATGGTGTTGAGAACCCTAGATCCGGATTGAAAGAAAAAATAAAAGGTGTTGCATTTGGTGAAAGTATTGACGTAAGAGATCCATATACTAAGTTAATGGTTAAAAAGGAAATGAAACCATTTATGGTCGATAACCTTAGACAGTTTTTGGAAAAAGAAAAATTAATGATTCCAGACTCTGACGAAGAGCTATATATGCAGCTAATATCTTATGTTGTTGTTCGCACAACTCAAACTGGTCGACCAGTTTTTGAGGCTGCAGGATCTGCGATGGATCACGCACACGATGCTTTAATGCTAGCCTTGTTGGCTATTACGCAAAATTATGGAGAGTTTTCTCAGGGGCAGTATGCAACAAATACTGAAACTTTCTCTAATCATTTTTTTGTTCCAGACAATAAAAAAGTAGATAAAGAAGATGATGAAAAAAATAAAGTTATAATTAGTGGTCGAGTTGATGCACTGAATCCTTCAACAGGTTTTCGTAGATCTACTTCTTCTAAAAGAGTAAGAAGGATGTTTTAATGAGTGATATTGGTGTAAATTATCAGGAATCTTATTCACAAGTTCCAAATAATATTTATGGGGATTATAAATTCCAAGATGCTCCATTTACAAATCCCACAGGAGCAGAAGCCTATAAAGCTGTAGGAGAAAAAGCCTATAATAGAACAGCAGAATCTGGAATTAAACAGGCATATTCTATACCTATAGATTTTGTTAGAAAAGAATCAGAATCAGCTCAGATGCTCATAACTGACACGATTAATGATATTGAAAACTTGATGAAAAAAGTTTATATTAATCCTAATATCAATAATGATCTTTTGGTGGCACATCAAAATCTTTGGAACGAACTGCATAGAAACCTTTATACAACACAGCCTCAAGCTGTAGCAGTTTATAATCAGCGTGTAGCAGATTCTTTAAAGATAAATTCATCGCAAAATTTACCACAATCAAATGAAATAGATGTGTCAGAAAAAGATCTAGAAGAATCTGATGACATTGCTACAATACTTCCTTATCCACCTCCAAACAGCGATGTGTACAAAGATCGTAAAGACGAAATGGTAAAGTTGAGAATACCAATTCCTGGTCATATCAATTTTCAACAAATAATGTTTGCGGAAAAGTTAAACTCTACCTCTTCAAGAAAATTTTTAGAAGAGTTTTATTATTCTATAGCTCACTCTACCTTTTCATATTTTCTACAATTCAGAAAATTATTAAAGTCTCTTCAGAGAGAAGTATATGCAATACAATTATCTTTAAACCAAGATTTTAGGGAGGTTTATGAAAACGAACTGCAGCAAAAAGTCGCATCGCACTACGACTCATGGTGTAAAACGGCCAAACATTATTCGAGCAGGATTGCAAAAACAATCGTATCCAAACCAGGAGCGATTCCCTCAACCGAATTGGATAAAATCTCAAAAGAACATGCCGCAAAATTTCAAGCTTTTTTTGCGATTAAATTAAACGCTGTAGATTCAGAAATAGAAGACATATTACAATCATTAAAGAGAGATTTAGAAGAGAACTCTGTAATTTTTTATACAAGATATTTAGCTCCTGGATTAAAATTTTCTTCTGAAATAGGAAGTCCCTTTGATTTGGATTATGAAACAACTTCTTTTAAGAAAAGATTTCCATTTTTAACTGAAGAAATGTTACTGGCTTCAATTCTTTTAAAGGGTAATTTTACTTCAATCATGGCTGATGTTGTAGATAGACATCATATAGTTATGGGAAAAACAGATTCCCTTATGCAGTTAATTCATGAAAAAAGAAAATATGCCAACTATATATCTCAGCTTTCCGTTAAGGGGTTGCCAAAGCCAAATGTTCTGCTGAATGTAGATAATGACGTATATGCTCAAATATTTGATGGAGCAATTATTTCCTTAACAAGAAAAGATGTAGTTCAATCAGATCACCAACTTTTATCTGGATTAGATCAAAATGATCATCCTCAATATTTATTAAAAGATGGTGGGAAAATTATTGGTGATATAGAAGTTGCAGAAGGTATTACTATAGATGGAGTAGACCTAAGTGATCATGCGCATACTGGCGCAGATGGCTCTAAGAAGATATCTTCTTTGGATATTGATTATAGTTTGGCTAGAAGTGTAGATTATAGCCTAGATGCTGCGAAGAAGCCAGTATCAATAAGTGTCAGCCAATTTATTGTAGATATTGTTAATGGTTTACCTAGGTGTGATGCAGTTCTGAATATAGAAGTAGTTGATGATATAATAGATAATTATGAATATGAAATTATTTATACGGAAGTAACTTAATATGGCGTGGTTTAAATATTTTAAGTTAGATCAAAGCATTAGTTCTGCAACTCCTAATTATAGCTATTCATATCCCTACTGTAAAAGGGCTATTTCTAAATTTACACCCAGGGATACGTTGTCTGCTGATTTTTGGCTTTTTGCAAATATAAAAGATTTAAATATAAATACATACAAAAGTTCAACGCTGGAAACTTTGGAAGACGCCAATTCTTATGTTGTTGTGTATGAAAAAGGTATAACTTTTAATCCTGTTAAAACAGTTATTAATGGAGACTATATATATTTCGAAACAGCAGAAGAACATACAGCCGTAAATGAAATTCAAGGTAGCTACTTTGTTTATTATGCAACGCCAAATCTTAGAAAGCTTAATGAAGTTGATAATGCTGGAACTAATGATTATCAAGTTAATTTATCACCTCCTAATCCATATTGCGGACTTTACTCTGAAGTTTCAACAGATCAATATGAAGTTAATTTAAATTCAGATTCAAGTTATAATTTTTCTTTCATTAATTCAATGACAGATTGGGACAATGGCTTGTCAAATAAACCCGGATCTAAATTATATATTAATTTTTCTGGGCCAAAGTTTACGTTGTATGGTTCAAAGGGAATTAACTATGGAAAATTTAGAATTAAATTTACAGCATTACAAAATGCCGAAACACCAGCAGTGCTTGCATTAGATTGGCAAACAATAGATTGTTTTTCTTCAAGTTTTTCAGATAATATAGAATTATTTTCAAAATTAGATTTTGAAGAAAAAGATCACGTAGCTGAACTAGAAGTATTATATGAAAAAAATATTGGTTCTAGAGGAAATAATATTAAAATATCTAAATATTCTTTTAGCTATAATCTTTATCTTAAAGTCGGAACCGAATTAATAAATCAAATAGATAATAGTTTTACAAAGATAGGTGGGCTTAGATAATGGCTATTATACCTGTAAATATAGAAAATCTAAAACCAAATAAAGAATATATTGTTACAGTTAGAAGCAAGAACAATGATGTCAATGTTGTTTCGGCATATACTGATTCTGTAAGATTTTCTACACCAACAGATTCTACTATTCCAAATGCTCCAACCAACCTAGTTTTAGCGGCGTCATTCTTAAATGTTTTATTTAAATATACTGATAGTGTTGACGAAGATACAGCTAAATACGAATACGAACTTTATAAGCAGGAGCAAATAGAAAGTGTTGGAGGCGGGTATCAAGTTATTTCTGCTGCAACTCCGCTAACTCCCCATAGAACTGGCTTTGTGCAAACAAATGTTTTTCTAGTATCAGTCGATGATAACAGCGCAACTACCAGCACTTCTTCTGTAACCAATCCAGTTAAATACTACGGAAGGGTTCGCGCAATAGATAGCGCAGGAAATATTAGTGATTGGACTTCTATTGTAGCTTCTGGTGATACTCCTCTTATTGATGAGGAATTCATTGGCTCACTCACCGCAGCAAAAATAACTGCAGGAACAATCGGTGCACATGAAATCATTCTAACTCAGCCAGGAACTACATACTCTTATACTCCACCAGCAAATATGGCTGTATTAAGAACATCTAATTATCAGTCTGGTTCAACTGGTTGGTTAATTAGAGGTGATGGTTTAGCTGAATTTAATAATGTTACAGTCAGGGGAGCGGTTGTCGGTGCAACTATTGATATAGGTGGATCAGATTCAACATCCTTTCATGTAGATGCAAATGGTAACATGTGGCTAGGTAATGCAAGCTACGCTTCCGCACCTTTTAAAGTTTCTAGCTCAGGTGCGCTAACTGCTACTGGAGTTACTGTCAGTGGTGAAATTAATGCTAGCTCAGGAACATTTACCGGAACAATTACAGCAAGTGGCACAATATCTGGTGGTACAATATCTGGTGCAACAGTAACAGGCGGAACAGTTCAAACTGCATCTAGTGGCAAAAGAATTGTTCTCAGTGAGACTTCATTCAACTTATATTCTTCTGGTTCCGGTGATACATCAACTATTACTTTTAATCCAGCCAGCTCAACAGATTATGGATTAATAACTAGTACTGGTGCTATCAAAGTGAGCGCTCAAGGTTCAACAATGAGTATTGGTTACTATCCTGGAGATATTGGAACAACTGGAGTAAGATTAGAAGCTGGAGCATATTTACAAGTCTTAGATGGAACCATAGATGTAAGAAAAAATGTAACCACAGATTGGAGAACCGCTAATATTATAGCCAGAGCTGATACAACTGGAAACTGTTCAATAGCCTTTAGAGGGACCACTGATAACGATACGGGTCAAATACGTTCTGGCGGCGGTGCTAATTTTTTCTATTTTAGAAATTATAACGACACAACAAATGTTAGAATTATTGCATCAGACCTTCATCTAGATACAGCTGCAAATGCAGCAGATGTCAACAGTGCCAATGTAATCATGAATACATCCAATGCTAATGTTTCATTAGGTTTTAAAGCACAGAATGGAACATATTCTGCTCAAATTAGATTAGGTGGCAGCGACGCCCTATATTTTACAGAAGGTTTGAATAATGCTGTGGGGGTTAATGTTTATGCAAAGGCATTTATTACGTTTTCCGATTATAGAATAAAGGAAAATTTTGAATCTATTATTGACTCATGTAGTTTAGTGAAAAAATTGAACCCCTTAAGGTTTACCTATCTACATAAACCAGAAGAGCAAGCAATTGGTTTTATAGCCCACGAAGTTCAGGAAATAATGCCCTACGCAGTGGTAGGTGTGAAAGATAAAATATCAGAAGATGGTCAACCAGTTCATCAAGCGTTGAACTATAGTATGATAACAACACTATTATCTTCAGCTGTTAAGGAAATAATAGAAAGATTAGAAATTCTAGAAAATAAGTGATATAATAGACTCCTATTTAAGGAGTAATCATGAATAATGATCTTGATATTAATATATTGATTCAAGTATTTAATGAGCGTATGTCTCAAATGATGACTGAAATAGTTATTAAAGAGGCAACAATTAAGCAGTTGACAGCACAGATTCAGCAGTTAACTGAAAACGTAAAGCCAGTAAAACAAACAAAAGTAGATAAACCAGAAGAGTTTAAGTGAGGATAAAAATGTCACAGATAACAGAGGCAACAGAGGTACCAGAAGCAACTGAAGCGAAAAAAGAGTTTACAATTGAAATTAAGATTTCAGATGCAAACCTACAATATAAGAGTGATTTTAATGAAGCAGAAACTATTTTCTGGATGGAATCTGTCAAAGCCCTCATTTTAAATAACGCATTTGCTAGATCACAGCAATCTGGCCAGTAACTTATAAAAAAAAATCCAGAGAGCTACTATTACAGTAGCTTTTATATTGGAGAACACATATGGCAGTTGCTGATTTCTTGCCTTTTAGGCAAGTCGATAAAAAAAATAACTTTGTAGCAAAAGCTCTAAAGCCAGAAGAGATAAGTTCCATCAACAAAGCTATGAAAGTGGCTGCTCTCGCACTTGGTTTCCAGGGTAACACCTATTATTATAATAATAGAGCTACCTTTGAGCCTTCTCCCTATGATTTTGATAGGATTATGCAAGCAGCTGATACGGATTCTTATGTGAAGCAGGCAATAAATAAATATAAGGAATTATTCTGGAAGGAAAACTGGTCAATAGTAGGCGAAAATCCAGAAGCTGTATCGTATTTATATCAAAGAATAGATTATATGGAAATGGCTATGAAAAGACCATTTCTAGATTTTCTTATTGAAATTACAGAACATATTGTTAAATATGCAAATGTGTTTATTGTTAAAGCTAGGGGTGATATATCTGAATATTTCCCAATATCAATATCAGGCGTCAATGCAGCTCAACCAGTAGTTGGTTATTACTTAATTCCAACAGAACAGGTAAGAATTTTAAGAGATAAGTTTAATAGACCAAGATCATATCAGCAGGCTACGGATCCATTAACCTATATGCCGTCAGAACGAGACCCTGTGTGGTCAGCTGATCGTGTCATACATATGTATTTGGATAAAAAATCTGGAAGAGCTTTTGGCACGCCGTTCTTAAGTTCGGTTTTAGACGATGTTGTAGCTTTGCGTCAAATAGAGGAGGATATCCAAAATTTAGTTCATAGAGAACTATTTCCATTATACAAATATATTATAGGTACAGCAGATCAACCAGCAGAGCCGCAAGAAATCTCTAACGCTGCGTCCGAGATAGAGTCCCTAAGATCGGAGGGGGGTTTAATACTTCCTTATAGACATAATATTGAGGTAATTGGAGCAAACAATACCGCACTAGATGCCTCAAAGTACCTGGAGCATTTCAAGGAAAGAGTTGCTGTTGGTTTGGGTGTTGCCCCTCATCACCTGGGTATGACGATGAATGGCGGAAACAGAGCAGTGTCAGATCGTCTCGACACCGCTCTGTACGATAAGATTAAACAGTATCAAAAAATAGTTGCAGAAATGATTAGGGTGCATATATTCAATGAACTTTTACTTGAAGGCGGATTTGATCCCGTAACCACTCCGCTAGAAGAAGGTTTATCTGATAGGTGTTATTTTAAGTTTAACGAGATTGATGTTGATACCCAGGTTAAAAAGGAAACACATGTTATACAAAAATATGTCAATAATATGATTTCCATAAAAGAAGCAAGATTAGAACTGGGATTAAATCCTGATTATGAACAAGAGGAAATGTTTGCCGCTATACAGGGTAAAGTGCAGATGGATTTAGCAAAAAATCAAGCTGAGCTGACAATGACTAAGGCGGAACCAAAAGATGTGCTAAGAGATGGCGATAAACAGCCTTCTGCACAAAAGGGTCAAAGAAATCTACCAAATAACAGAAGAGGAGTTGGCAATGCAACTCGTCCCGCAAATCAGCAAGGTAGAAATATTTCACCAAACATAAGAAGATCCGATAATACATGGCTGACATTAGTTGAAAATGCCCTTGAATCAGAGTATACTATAGTTTATACAAAAGAGGAAAAGGAATATAATCATGTCGATCAACCCAACACTCAAGAATGAACAGTTAGTAGCTTATTTGGCAACAGATGATTCGATTGAAGCCTTAGAGAAAGCCGTAGAAAATGGTCAAACAAGACTTGCTCTTCAAGTCGTTTTGGATCTTGTTTCTGAATTAACACAAAGAGTTATGGATTTAGAAGATATTGTTTATTCAGTTGATAATAGTATTTATAATGAAGCTGATGCACCTGAAAATACGCAAGATAAAGAGCCCATCGTACTAGACCAGCCTATGCAGTCTTATGTCAAAGAAGAGGTAAAAAAGGACGATATGCCTGTAATCGAAGAAGCAAAGGATGCCGAGATGAAGGCTGAGGAGACTAAAAATCCCCAATGAAGCTTTTAATAGGTTGCCCAATGTATAAGAGATCCTGGATATTGCCTGACTGGATCCGATGTATTGCTAGCCAGTCTGTTTCACTTAAGGATATTGGTTTTGTATTTGAAGTTTCACCAGATGATACAGAAACAATAAATTGTCTTGAAGCTTGGAAGAAATACGATAATAGAATACCTTATTTTTATATAAACATAAGAGAAGACATACCTCATTTCCAGCATGAAAACAATGGAAGACAATGGACTATTTCTAAATATGAAAATATGGTGTCACTAAGAAATTCTTTATTAAAAACAGTAAGAGATATCAATCCTGATTATTATTTTAGTTTAGATTCAGATATACTTCTAGTCAATCCAAACACAATAGAATTATTAATAGCTCATATTAAATCTGGCGCAGATGCCGTTAATCCACTAATGTTCATGACTCCGTTTGGAACAATGTACCCCAGTGTTATGACATGGAGATCAGATGTCCCCGGAAAAGCTTTTAGACAAGAGCAGTATTCTCTTGGAACTTATTTTAAGTCTGATGTAATTATGGCAGCAAAAATGATGAGCAAAAAAGTATACTCTAGTATAAACTATAGAATCCATGAGCAGGGCGAAGATGTTAGTTGGTCATGGTCTTGTAAAGAGGCAGGGTATAATTTGTACTGTGCCTCTTATATATATGCTCCACATATAATGTCTGAAGTGATGTACCGTCAATATCTAAAGCATGGAGATGAGAGATCTGAATTAATTTTTGAAAACTATGCTAAAGTGTGATATATTTATATAAAATTGTTCAATGTTATAAAAACAAACTTACTATTAAAATAGATATTAATCAATAGGGGAATTCATGTCTTTTGATTTTGTGGAAAACTTTATATTACAGCTTCCTGATTTTTCGAAATCAGATATAGATTTTTCGGAGTCATTTAACTCCAAGCACGGTTTAATAATCGAGGTTGCCGCAATACACGAGGGTTTGACTGCTAATTATAACCACTATTCAGCTTTAGAGTTAGAAAAAGCTTTGCAGTCATGGGTTGAGCCTTATCCAAAACCCATCATTCTTAACCACGATTTAAACGCAGAGCCAATTGGCAGGGTCATGGCAGCTAAAATGGATAAAGAGTCGGACGGAAGTGCATTTGTAAGATTGCAAATTGCAATCACTGATCCTGTCGCAGCTCAAAAAGTTGTTGATAAAAGATATTTAACTGGCTCAGTTGGGGGAAGAGCTGCAAAAGCTGTTTGCAGCATATCTGGTGACGATCTAGCTACCGAAGATGATTCCGGTCGTCCTCGTATGCCAAAGTTTAAAAGAGGTAAGGTTTACAAAGGCAAACTTGCCTACATTGATATGCAAGATATATCATTTAAAGAGTATTCATTTGTTAATCAACCAGCAGATCAAAAATCTGGAGTTAGATCTACAAAGATTCAAGACGGTAAAGCAGAGCTTTCAGATTCCGATGACTGGATGGCAAAAAGCTCTGCTTTTATTTTAAGTATGGATAATGAAGATATTGTCTCAATTGAGGAAAATAGATCAATTTTTTCAGATATGAAAAAGAAAGAATCTAAACCAATTTATCTACACTTAAAGGGTGCATTTTTAACAGCGCTAGCCCTTCAAGAAAGTGAAAGTTATATAATTAATTCTAATTCATTACTATCCAATGAAGATTCTGAAAAAAATAATTCTGAGGAGACTCATAGCATGAAAGATGTTAATAAAGAAGAGGATATTCTGGCTGTAGCCAAAGGCTTAAGCGAGGATCTCTCTAATATAGCAGCTTCTTCTTCCGAAGACACTTTAGGGGCAACCGATCAAGACGTTGCCGAAGGGTTTTCAGAAGAGAAAGCGGAAGAGGTTTCAGAAGAGTCTGCTTCAACAGATTCGCAAGAAAAGAACTCAGCTGACGATTCAGAAGAGGCGGATGTACAGATTGTAGATTCCGAAAATGCTGAAAAGCCAGAAGAGTCATTGGTCGAAATGACTGATGAGAATCAAGAAGAGGCCGAAGAGATTGATCAGCTCAGCGATAACAAAGAGGGCGTTGAGCAAGACATCAATCCACTTAAGGCTAGAATTGAGCTTCTTGAAGAAGAAAATGCAAAGCTTAAGAGTGCTTTACATAGAACTTTGGTTGAAAGAGTTGTCGATACCAAGATTAGTCTAGGTTTTGAGTCTGTTGATGATCGCGAAAAGTTGATCGAAGAGCACGTTGCTCGCACGGCCTCATCACTAGCTGATACTCTTAGAGATTTGGCTAAGACTCCTGCAAAACTTAATAAAAGACTTTCTAATTTTGTTGGAATGCCAGAAGTTACTTCTGAGGCAGAGGTAAATAAGTTAGAGGATAATGTTTTGACTCTTGGTAAAGAAGAAGAAATTGGCAAGCCTGTTTCTTCCGTAGATTCTTTTGAACAGGTTTTAGTAGATGCTCTAATGGGCAGACGTAAACTTTAATAATTAAGGAGATAGAAAATGAGTTTAGCAAAGTTCCGTAAGGTTCATAGCAAGACAGGCGCTGGCCGGTTTGTTGTTTCTGAGGGCATAGCCCCCAGTGCATACCTGCTTCCCCACCCTGGTTTGCCAACATGGTATCTAGATAGCGAAGATGATCGTTTCGAGATTGTTATTCCTAAGGGTACCATTCTTTCCGTGGTTGCCGATAGCAACGGTGATGCCCGTGTGGTACCAGCGAATGGTACATCATCTAGCAAGAGCTATGGTGATGTAATGCCAAGCTGGAATCCACTAGACGGTGCTACACCAACATCAACAACTGGTTCAAGTGACACAGTCACAGTTCCGGCTCGTTCAATTCCTATCGGTTGCGCACAATATGATCTCTATAGGCCATTTGATAAGGGCACATCACAAGGTGCTGGCTTTATCACCCATGGTTATGTAGAGTACCCCATGGTTGCTGGTATCAATGACGATGTAACAGTTGGGTCACTAATCCGTTCTGATTTTATGGGACGTCCAGTGGCTGCAGCTGCAGCTGATTTTTATAACAGTTCAGCTGTATACGCCTACCTACAGGTCGGTAAGGTTATTGAGGTTGAGAAGTTTGCTACAAACTTCGATGATGGCCTCCTTAGCTACATGCAGCTCCCATCAGATCCAGGTGCACTAAAAACCGTATACGAACTTACTCGTAGCGGAAGCCATAAGGGCAAGCTCGGTATCCGTGCCAACCTAGATGTATATAATGTCACTGGTGCTTTCCGCGTCAATTTGACACTCTAATCAAAACAATAACACAGGAGGAATATTCCTAAGATGAGTAAGACAATCCAAGAGCTCCTCTGTGGTCTCCCAGCTTGGGAGACTGCAATGACTGAGGACGGGTATATCGATGCAGACAATAGAGTAACCATTAAGGAGGCTTTTGCTTCACCAGACGCAGCAGCTCTTTTCCCCAAAGTTCTCTCTCGTACGCTAAGAGAAGCAGCTGAGCCACAATTGCTGGTTACGCCTCTTCTTTCTACAGTTCGCCTCGGCAAGGGGCGCTCTTTGGAGTTCCCAGCAGTCAATGCAATCCAAGCAGCAGAGATCCCAGAAGGACAAGAGTATCCAGAGCAAGCACTCGCTTTTGCAAAGCAGGTAGAAGGTAAGGTTTCAAAGAAAGGCGTTAAGCTCGCCTTTACAGAAGAGGTAATTGCCGATTCACTTTGGGACATTGTCGGTCTACATGTTCGTGCAGCCGGTCGTGCCATGGCTCGCTTGAAAGAGCAAATAGCACTTAGTCGCTTTAAGGACGCAGCTACTATCGTTTTTGACAATGATAGTGGTTCATATGATGATACAACAGGTTTTGACATTAACGGCGTTGCCAATAAGACAATTACCTGGGATAACATTGTAGATATGGCTGCTGTTCTGATGGCTGAAAATCATGTACCAACAGACTTTATTCTTCACCCCCTAATGTGGTCGGTATTCCTTAAGGATTCCATCTTCCACGCCGGCGGTGCAGCTTCTGCTGTTGGCACAAGTTGGGGTTACCGTCCTCAGTCAGCTCAGGGCGCTCTTAATGCAACAGCCCCAATGGGATTAAACGTCCTTGTTTCGCCATTCGTAAGCTTTACCGCTAAGAGTGGTGCAAATGCAGCTAAGTCAGATTTGTTCCTGATTGACCGTAACGAGGTAGGTACACTACTGGTTAAGGACGACATGAGCACCGACCAATTCGATGATCCAAGCCGCGATCTTCGTTCGTTGAAGATGAAGGAGCGCTATGACATCGTAATGCTAGGTGATGGTGAAGGTATTACTGTAGCCAAGAATGTCAGACTAAGCCGTAACTACGAAATCATGGTTACCAACGAGGCAACCTGATAGACCTTAGGGTTGTTATAGTTGCGATTTAACCCTATAGCTAGGGGGTAGTAGAGAAATCTGCTACCCCCTATGCTTTTATTTGTTTTGGTTTGTTACTATTAAATTAGGTTTTATTAATGGAGTGTACTGAGTGAGCTTGTATTTAATAGACAACGCTACCGTAACTGTTAATACAGTTAATATTAAATTTGGTAGAACAATAAAAATAGCTTCTTTAGTAAACGCTAACTTTAAATTATTTACTGATGCTGCTACACCAGTTGAAATTAGTTCTGCTTTTAGAACTATAAATACAATAACTGATTATAATCAGATTAGTAGAACTTTAACTCTTTATTGGAATGTTGTACTATCTTCTGGTTCAGATTATATTATAAAAGTAGCTAATTTAGTAGATTCTTCTGGTTTAACTATTCCAGAAGAACAAATTAATTTTGCGAGTCAGACCAATTCCGCTACACCATCTATTCTCCAGGAGGTTCAGGGTACTGTTCTTAATGAGGTTTTAGTTGAAGATAAATCAGTTAGGGTGGATATAGAGACTGGTTATCAGATTTTAGCAAAAAATCCAGATTTTTACATAATTTCAACAGATCCTTTAACTGGTAGTTTTTATATCTATAATGATGAAAACAACGGAAGAGTTACTATAAGCTTTAGCTCTCGCCCAGCTTCAAACTTTTTGACCTCAAAGTATTTTAAGGCTCAAAAAAAGAAAATACAGAAAACACCATGTAGATGGGAAACTGTAGATACAGAAATATCAATGCATTCATGGAAAGCTGATGTATACATAGATTTTCCATCCGATGACGCTACTCCAGTTTATAATACTGATAATAAAGAATACTTTGAATCAGGTTATAAGTATAGGTTAATTGTTTCTTCAGAAGTTGGCCCATGATGGCCAATGCACTTTATGCCAAAGCCAAAGAAGCTTTACTTGAGGGTTTATTGGATCTAACTGATAATACAATAAAAATTGCTTTAGTAAAAAATAATTATTCTGTTAACTTAAATACCGATCAATTTTTATCAGATATATCTAATGATGCTATTGCTGCAACTTCAAGTATTTTAACTGAAAAATCAACTTCTCTTGGTATTTTTGACGCAGATAATATAACAATAGAAGATTATGGCAATTCTGGTTTTGCATATCTAGTTATTTACAGAGATACAGGTGTTGCCTCAACATCTAGATTAATAGCTTATATTGATACAGCCACTGGTTTGCCCATATCTGCTACAGCAGAAACTATTTCAGTTACAATTAACTGGAACAATGACCAATATAAAATATTTAGCCTATAAGGAGAACAATGCCTACGCTATATCCTGGTACATTGGATAATTTTGTTAATCCAACTTCAACAGATAAACTAAACTCAGCTACAGTGCCACATCATCAGCAGCATGCTGACCTAAATGATGCAGTAGAAGCTATTGAGACAGTTTTGGGTCTTAGTCCAGCTGGATCGCATTTAACAGTTAAAGATAGAATTATAGCAGCAGAATCAGCTATAACTACACAATCAGTTTTAAATGGTTTAACTGATGTTACTATCAGTTCAGTTGCGAACAATGATATATTAAGATATAACGGAGCTGTTTGGGTCAATGCGCCTGAAAAAGAAGTTACGGATGGAGGAAATTTTTAAATGGCTAATACAATTAGAATTAAAAGAAGAACAAGTGGAGCATCTGGCGCTCCGTCTGGTTTAAAAAATGCTGAATTAGCATTTAACGAGGTTGATGAAACACTTTATTATGGCAAAGGTGACTCGGGCGGAGATGCAACGTCCGTCCTTGCAATAGCCGGTCCCGGAGCTTTTGCAACACTAACTGGCACTCAGACAATTTCTGGTAATAAAACATTTTCAGGGACAGTAATAGTTCCGGCTCCCAGTTCCAGCACACACGCTGTAACAAAAGGATATGTCGATACTGCTGTTGGAGCCGTTGCAACGTCGTTTACGGTAGCTGCAGACAGTGGCGCTAACCAAACGATAACTTCTGGCACAGACACTTTGACCATTTCTGGCGGTACAGGTCTTACATCAGTCGCTTCTGCAACAGATACAGTTACAATCAATCTTGATAATACAGCAGTAACAGCAGCCTCATATGGTTCAGCTACGGCAGTAGCAACATTTACTGTTGATGCACAGGGTCGTTTAACAACTGCCGGAGCAACAAATATTGCAATAGCATCTACAGCAGTTACAGACTTTAATGAAGCTGTAGCAGACGTTGTTGGAGCAATGGTGTCTTCAAACACAGAATCTGGAATTAACGTAAGCTACGACGATACTGATAATACATTAGATTTTGATGTTGCCGACTTTACAATAACATTAGGAGGAGACCTTAGCGGTAGTGCTACTGTTACAAACCTCGGCAACGCAACATTAACAGCAACAATAGCTGCAAACTCAGTTGCCTTAGGGGCAGACACAAGTGGTGATTATGTTGCATCTCTTGTTGCTGGAACTGGCGTAACACTCAGCAACAACTCAGGGGAGACGGCAACTCCAACAATTGCTATAGGTCAAGCAGTTGCCACCTCTGATTCGCCAACATTTGCAGGGCTAACCATAAATGGTTCTTCTGTAGTTTTTGAGGGGTCAAGTTCAGACGATCACGAAACAACCATAACGGTTACTGATCCAACTGCAGATAGGACTATAACTATACCAAATGCAACTGGAACAGTAGCTCTTCTTGGCACAATAGCTCTTGGTACAGATACTACTGGCAACTATATGTCAGACCTTACTGCTGGAACAGGCGTAACCATTACCCATACTCCAGGCGAAGGATCAAATGCAACAATTGCAATTGGTCAAGCAGTGGCAACAAATAGTAATGTTCAGTTTAATAACGTATCTGCAGGTGGAGACGTAACAATTACTGGAAACCTAACAGTAAATGGAACTACAACAACTGTCAACTCAACAACAATCACAGTTGATGATAAAAACTTGGAGCTCGGTTCTATAGACTCTCCAACTGACGCAAGTGCTGACGGCGGCGGTATTACTCTTAAAGGCGCTACCGACAAGACTTTTAACTGGGTTGATGCTACAGATTCGTGGACTTCATCTGAACACCTGAATTTGTTGACTGGTAAAGAATTTAAAATTAATGGAACATCTGTTTTAAGTTCAACTACACTTGGTTCTGGAGTAACCGCTTCAAGCTTAACATCTGTTGGAACAATTTCAACTGGCACATGGAACGGTACCGCTATTGCGATTGCCAATGGCGGTACTGGGGCAACAGATGCTGGAACTGCTAGAACTAATCTAGGGTTAGCTATAGGAACTGATGTTCAGGGATATGATGCAGAGTTGGCAGCAATTGCCGGACTCACATCTGCATCAGATAAACTTCCATACTTTACTGGTTCGGGTACTGCTGAACTGGCAACCTTCACATCATTTGGTCGTTCACTTATAGACGATGTAGATGCAGCAGCAGCAAGAAGCACCCTAAGTCTAGGAACTATTGCAACACAAAACTCAAATAACGTTTCAATTACTGGTGGGTCAATTGATGGCATAACTATAGATTGTGGAACCTTCTGATAAAGAGATTTAAATGAAATATGATGGAGATATAGCATATAGCCAAGAGCATTATCAATATAATGGCTTATATGTAGTATCTCCGCAGTCATTTGGTTTGACACTAAATTTTGGTAATTTAAATTTACTAAAAGTAATTGTTTTAAAGCCACCTTCTATTACCAGTACATTAGTTTTTCTTCCATCTTCATCATTAATAATTCCAACGGGTGTTATAGAAAATTCTGAAACATCATCTTCCCTAGAATTTGCTGCATTTGATGGATATGGATCAATAGAATTTGATAAAATAAATGCAGAAGCATATGCTATAGCAAGCTCCCAGGGGATTGACGCCGAGAGTTCTGGTTATGTTGCTATATCCGTAGATAAAAATGAATCTTACGCATTTGCTACAGCCGATACTATAGTTTTTGATAAAAATTCTGCTGGAACAATAGATATTACTATAATATCTAACGCATAAATATATAAGGGGTTTTATGTCTACAGATAAAATTGTTATAAATGATACAGTAAGAATAACTGTTAAATTTAAAGATATAGACAGTTCCGGCAATGAAGTTGATTTAGTACCAGTGGCACCTGTAACGGTTATTATTAAAAATTCAGAAAGTAATACAGTTGAATCGGGAAACGCTACTGCAAGTTCTTCTTCTGTATATACATATGATTTTACTCCAACTTCAGCTGATACATACTCTGTTAAATTTACTGGTCTTTTAAACAGCGGCAACTCTGTTGTTGTTAACCAAAAATTATATGTTAGCTCGACTGTTACGGAATATCAGCCAAAAATCACACTTAAGTCTGAAGAAATAATTATTTTTGCTCCTGATCTTGCTCCTTTATATCTTAACCCAGAAGAACTTTTACCATATTTTCCAGACGCTTCATTGCTAGAAATAGGCGAGATAGTGCATAATTATTCCAATGAAGTTAAGGCTCTATACAATCTTTTAGATGATGAAAATGGATCCGGCTTATCATTCACTGTATTAGAGTATATTAAGGCATCAACTGCGTGTGAACTTAGTAGAACGTATGGTTTTGGTGGAGACGACGAAATGTCAGTTAAATTAGGTGATTTTTCATTAACAAATAAATCCATTCCTAGATCTAAGGTAACAAGGGATAATGCAACTACATGGTGCCAAATAGCGGCATCTTTGAGAAAAGAAATATTAGCCGGAAAAGTTGGCCCTAAGGGATTCCAAATGAAGGGTCTTCCTGGTAGCGGATTTGCGGTAACATCCGGAAAAATTCCAGAAGTGGAAACTGGAAAGATAGTTTATCTCTCAGACAGAGAACTGTATGGACCAGGAAGAAGTGTTCCGCCTCAAGATGACCCTATGCCAAGAAGGGGCCTCAAGAAGTATGATTGATGTAAAAAGGAGTTTTAAAAAAGTTCTTCGAGAATGGGGTCATGATATCTATATTCAAAGAATATTATTAAATGGAAATCATTCTAATAAATTTGAAAGAGTCACGACTAGGCAGGTAGGTCAATCAGGTGTAACCAATTCTCTTTCAGCCTCAGAAGCCCAAGATGGGCTATTCACAAAATACGATGCCGTATATTATTTCGAAGATAATATTAGCCCCAAAGAGGGTGACAGAATATACGAAAATTTTTCTTTGAAAGTAAACAAAAAATATACCATGTTTACAATAGATGCTGTTACTGCGGTAAGAGGGCGTATGGGTAAGGTAAGCTATTGGATTGTAGGCGCTACAAGAGAGAAATAAGATGATAGTTTTATCAAAAGGACAGACAGCAGAATTTAAATTTGTTTTTACTGATTATGATGGATCTATTTATGATCCTGGCAATTTGTCTACTCCGGTAGATGTTGTTGTTTATGTTCTCAGGGGAGATACTGGCTCTGGGCCAGTAATCGATGGACCCTTCTCATTATTGCTAGACAATGCAAATCAAAATAATAATTCTATAGTTAGATCTGCAGTTGGTGAGTACACGTTTACCTATAAGGTTCCACAAAACTTATATGAATACGTTTATACTATTATAGCTAGAACAAGTAGCACTGTTCAAAATATAAATGCAACAGCAACTTTTCAAGTAAAAAACTCCACAAATGAAGTTTCATCAGTGACTATTGCCTCACCAAAATCTTCTGTCATAAACTACAAGCCAACTTATCAGCAATTGGACAAAAGAAATACAAGCACTATACTACTTCTCGGTCACGCTGATGGAATGCAATTAAACTACCCAATTAGAATTAATTCCATTCAACATGCAGTAGATTTAATAGGTGCAAATACCAATAGTCCCCTTTTGAGGGGAGTGCTAGATGCCTATTCCTGTGGCGCTAGGGATATTATGATTTGTGCTGTTGCGCCAATGTCAGAATATGTAGAGGGTTACGCTCAAAAAAATTTATCAACCACAGTTTTTGCCATCAATGATGCTACACCAGGCACTCAGAGTACTTTTTATGAAAGATACTATGATAGATTGACTCAAACATATGAGGATATAATCGATTTAGATTTTGTTGATATAGTTGTACCATTGGAGACTAGTATTATGAATACTGGTGGAGTTGATTTTATTACTCAACTGGCAAACTATTGTTCGTCTTTTCATAATTCTACGGGATTTGTTCAGATGGGGATTATTGGTTCAAGATCAGATGGAATAAAGCCATCTGATATAGATATCTTAGAAGCTAATTCATTATTTACCAATAAATTTACCACCTATTTGGACGGACAAATATCATCGGATAAAGGTAGGTATGTGATACCTATTTATGGCGAATTGGTTTTTCAACATCCACAACTTAAAATTAGCTACACGTCAGCTGCAGCTGCAGCTTACGCTGGGATGGTTGCGGCAAATCAACAGGCAAAAGCATTAATCAGAACTAGAATACCTGGCGCATTATCGCTATTTGGTTCAGATCTAACTTATTTGGAATATGAAAGATTGGAAACTCTAGGGATAAATACAGTTTACAGGGGAAGAAAAACTAGAAGAGCTATTCCTTTTGAAACTTATGCAACTAATGAATATACTATGGCAAATCAAGATTCTGTTTTTAGTAAACTATTCCAAATGAGATTAGTTGCAGCAGTTGTTAGCGAAATAAAAGGTATTGCAGCAGCTGGTCATGATTTATTGGCATTTGATAATATTATTGATGAGTCAAAGAAATATTTGCAATTTCTAAAGACTAATAAAGCTATTTTAGACTATTCTTTTAATGCAAAGTTCTCTGATTCAACAAAAGGTAAATTAATTTTTGATATAGAATTAATATCATATTTTGCTCTTAAGAAAATTAACTTTTCTTTAGCAGCTGGTCCAGGAGCTTAAAATGGGATATATTAATAGAGATTTTCCTAGTTTTTCCGAAAACCTTAGATATGCATATCCTCAGTTGCAGGCACCTGGGTACAGAAGACTAGATGAACATGGTATTGAGGAAATTTATTCTGGTAATTTAAGTTATTTAGAATTTATTGGTTTAGTTAAGAAAATATGGGAAGAAAGCTATCCAGCAATACCCATACTTCCATCGAGTGTAAATAGAGAAACTTATGTGACCTATAAAGATAATGGCGGGACAGATGTCACCTCTGGGGATCTATCTTCCGCTCCATCTTCGACCTATGTTGGTCTTGATGAATTCCCCGCAATCATAGGATATCATTTAGAGTTAAGAAAAGCACATACAACTGAACCCAAACCAAGAATGAGGCAAAATGTATTATCTAACACTGTGACCATTTATGGCCAGCGTTTTCAAAACATTATTGGTTTTACCGTTATGTCTAAAGTTGGCACTTTCCAAGGCGCCAATGGCTTAACTACCAGAGATGACCTTGATGCAGCGGTTTTATGTGATCAGGTAATTGAGGCATTTGAGAATTTTATGTTAGAATATACATCTATTTTTAAAGCTGCAGGCGCTTCTGAATTAGTTTACTCTAGGCGTTTATCTGACTCTGAAATTAACAGAGATGCTAAAGACGTTCATAAAAGAACTGTGACCTATATGTTGACAACAGAAAAAACATTTGCGATGTCCAATAGAAGAATCGAAAAAATTGTTGTTGATGCAAGAACTTGGATGGCCTACGAGAAGGAGCTGTTAGTGAATCAGCTAGCAACGCCCAATTATCGAGGTACAAGTGGTAATATAATAGATCTGTTCCAGACGGCAACTCCAAACACGTGAAATGGTATATATAAAAACGCTCTGAAGGTAACTTTGTAGTTGTTTTTATAAGTTATGTGTTACTATAATTGAAGATTCAAAAAAGTTTATTATTTGGAGGATTGAAACTAATATGGCTATACCTGGAGTAAAAACATTAATTAGAGATCGCTTCTACAGTGTATCACGTCAGGATACACCTGTTGGTCCTAGAATAGTTGCAATAGCACGTCGTAGCACAGCAAATAATACTGGTTCAGTAGCAGATCTTGACGTCGTCAGAGTTACCAATGAGGCAGATGCTATCACCGCATTTGGTGACGGCTCAGACGCTCACCGAGCTTATTTGGAGCTTGTTTTAGCTGGAGCTGGAAGAATTTTTATTGTTCCACTTCCTTCTGACACCAAATGGGATACCGACCCCACTAGCCCTGCAGCCACAGGAACTGTAACAAGTTCTTCTTATGGTGGATCAGTTTTCGATGCAGCATTTACTGCTGCCGAAGCTGCTATCCCAGACATGATTATTCCTTGGGGTAGAGGGGCTCATCCAAACGACTGGCAAAACCCAGCTACACCCAGCGATGATGCATCATACGGCTTCGTTGCAGACAATACCTCAACAGTTCTAAGCAACTGGGCTTACCAGGTCGCCGCAAAAGTTAAGGATATCTCAGAAAATATTAATCCTTGCATTGCAATTATGGGCATAAAGCCATACTACAGCACAACAGAGGTTATGACACCCGGTCAGGTTTCTGCGCACTTAGCTTTGACAGACCTACCTAACAGAAACGCTAGCGCGCTTTTCAAGGAAACTGGACCATATGTTGTTGTAGTCGCAGCAGAGATTAAGCCTGTAAATTACCAGTCTGGTACAACAGAGTTTGGTTACTCTAACGGTGCAGCCCATGTAGCTGGCGCTCTAAGTTTACTTCCTTCATTTAGTTCACTAGTAAATAAAGCTCTTTTCAACGTAGAGGCTGTTCGTTATGCCCCCTCAAGAACTCAGCAGAGCACTCTTGGAGGCAAGGGCGTAAATACTGTTATTATAAACTTTAATAAGATTCCAGTATTCGGAGAAGGCTTAACATTTGCTTGGGCAACATCAGACTATACTCGTCTTTCAACAAAGAGAATTATAGACGACGCAACATCTATTGTAAGACAAGCTTGCCAGAGATTTGTTGGCGAACCATCAAACATTCAAACAAGAAATGCGATGGAAACAGCTATCACTTCTGGCTTGAGAGGTATGCAAATCGTAGGAGCCTTGCTTGGTAGCGACTTTACAGTATCATACATACCAAACGAAAACAAGGCGATTGTAGACCTCATTTTAACACCTGCCTTCGAGCTCAAGGAGATCGAAGTCAGAGTAGCCATTAATCTATAACAATTACCGATTAGGAGGGTAAAACAAAATGGCAGCAGAGGAATATACATCAGTTAACAAGTATCTTAATACTTATACCACATTCTCAGGTGCAGACATTGTAGCTACATTTGGTGGAGTAGAAATAGGTGCCCTTTCCGGCATTACTTTCTCGGTCACCAGAGAAAAGGCCCCAATCTACACCATGGGATCACCTAACCCACGCTCTTTTTCGAGAGGCAAAAGAGGTATCGCTGGTTCATTAATTTTTACAGTCTTTGATCGCCCAGCTCTATACAAGATGTTAGATCAGAACTACTCGCAAAACAGACCTATGGACTTCTATACCAGAAGTCACAATACCCTTCCTGGCGATAATGGCCATAGAAGAGGCATCGCTGAAGTAAACGAGCAGAAGACTGGAGTAGTTAGAAAGGTTCCTTTCTACGCTGACCAAATTCCACCCTTTGACATTACTGTAACATTTGCCAATGAGTATGGCCAGGCTGCCGTTAGATCGATCTTCGGTGTAGAGCTTCTCAACGAGGGTTCTGGCGCCTCAATGGATGACATTGTTATCGAAGAAACAATGACATATGTTGCCCGTGAACTTGGTCCCATGTACACAATTAGAAATGACACTCTTGTTGATCCAACTAACTTGGCAGGAATACCACCTGAGGGATTGAACACAACAATCATCAGACCCTGATAATTTCTAGTGTCGCCGAAATAAGTGCATGGGAGGTATCTTCCATGCATTTATTTATTTTTTGGAGATTTTAATGGGACAAATTAAAACATATACTTTTAGAAAAAGTAAACAACAAGAACCCGCTCCGCAAAGTGGCAATGATCTTTATGACTGGGAAAAATATTTATCTACAATGTCATATTCTGGCGCAGACGCTGTTGCCACAATTGTTTTACCAGTAATAGGTCCAGATGGAAATGTCGAGTCTCAAGGAGATTCTATAAATCTTGGAGAACTGCAAACAATTTCCTATTCTATACACAGAGAGAATTCTCCAGTAAGAACGCTAGGTCATGTTAACGTTAGGGGATTTATAAAAGGTGGCAGAACAATTGCTGGAAGCTTAATATTTACAGTTTTTAACGAGTACGCTTTTTATCGTATAAAAGAATTTAAGCAATATTTAGCAAGAAAAACCGGGTACTTTGCTCCATTGGCAGATATGTTGCCCCCATTTGATATTGTTATAACATTCTTCAATGAATATGGTATTGGTTCAAAGATGAAAATATTTGGAGTAACAATAGTCGATGAAGGGCAGACTCTATCTATAGATGACTTAATTACCGAACAAACATACACCTATATGGCTAGGGGCATACAACCTCTGGTCAGAATGCCTGATGATAGTACAGTTTCCAGGGACACATCCTACACTGATGAGATGAAAGCTAGGGATCAAATCAGTACAAATGTTTTTGGTGATTTAATTATTGCTGATCTAGCTGCTCTGCAGGAGCAAGTTGAAGAAACTGAATATTATAATACAAACTACAATAGACCAACAGTTCCGGTTGAGGTTGTGCCTCCTCGAAGATTCCGTCTCTAGAAAGGTAATATCATGCCAGCACCAATTGCACAGGTTTTTCCTGGAATTTTTTCCAGTAACGCTAGAAAAGAATTTAATCCAATCAATGAAAGACTAGACTTAACTTGGAGTGGTGGTAATTCTACAGATCGAAGATTTAGCAACTATTACGATTATTACTTTAGCGGAGAGGATATCAAAATTTTTATTGATGGATTATTTGATCCCAATGATGAATTAGATATAGCAACTTTTGCTTTCAATGTACGTCAAGAAAAACAGCCATTATATGGATTTTGGTCATACAATTACGATGCTATAATGTATGGAACTAGAATTATAACTGGAGAAATAGCCTTATACACTAGATACCCGAGAAGGATGACGGAATTACTAGAGAAGGCAGCATCAACTAGATCTGCACTAGCAAATAACAAAAGTGCTCCAGGCAGAGTTCTATCTAATTTAAGAAGCCAATTAGAAACAGAAGAAGATGAGGCTTTAATTGATAAATATTGGGAAAGAGGTCAGTTAGACAGAATTACAGATGATCCATATTTTAAGAATATCATAGACTCTAATAGAAATATATTTAGCGCACATCCTCCTTTTAACCTTGTTATAGTTTATGGCATGGAGGAAGTCGCTTTGTCGCCCAAAAACCTATTTCAGACAGATACAAATGATCTAGAATTTAATGGTTCTTTAGATAATCTTTCTAGAACAATGCTTTCTGACGTTAATCAAAGAGTGGTTAAATCCACTTCTTTAAGTTCTCCAATGAAAATTGTAATACAAGAAGTAAACCTGATTAATATGTCAACAGTATATGCCCCAGGTGGGCAGCCAGTTGTGGAAACTTATCAATTTATGGCAAGAGATCATTATTTCACAGAGGTAGACACAACTTTTATAAAGAGAGCTTCGGCTGAAAATGTTTCTTCTGGTCCGTTGGCACCTTTGGCAATTGCGGAGAATTTAAATTATGTAACAAATTTGGGTCAAACACTAGGTGGTTTAGCTCCTATAATATGATTATGATATAATGTATAATGATTAGTTCAAGGAGATATGATGGAAAATAAAAGAAAAGTTGTTTTACAGAATCTAGAAATAGAAGATACAAATACTTCTCAGGAAATTAATTTTACCCTTTCAGGATCTGATGATATAAATTCTATGGATGTTGAATTGGAAGATGATGAGCAGTTTTTGGCAGATATCGCTGAAGAGGAACAAAAGCAGTATACCGACATAGAACAGGTCCCAGACGAAGAAGAAATCTGGAAAGACGGTCCTAAAGCCGGTATTGTCAAAGAGTGGAAAAAGCAGTACGGCGACATTTATGTCACCTCAATCACATATGATAAGCATGTTGTGTGGCGTGTTCTTAATAGAGCTGAATACAAGCAAATTGTTAAGAAGATGGAGCAATTGGTTCAGTCTGGTCAGTTATCTACAGCTGAGGCTAATCTTTGGAACGAAGAAACTATAGCTGAACTGTGTATGCTCTACCCTAGATTTGATAAGACCAATGCAGTAGGGTTTATGGCTGGCTTGCCATCACTAATATCCCAGGAGGTATTAGAGGCTTCTGGATTCGTAGCGCTAGAGGTAAGACAGTTATAAAATGTTAACAGCTGATTTTATTTTTTCTTTGAAAAATAAATACGGCAACATTTATAGTGTTAATATAAAAAATGAAACTGTTGTTTTCAGAGAATTAACCTTCAAAGAATACGATAAAATTCTTTATCTAAAAACCCTAGAAGATGTTGACTCTTCTGACATCGAAGATATTATTCTCGAATTTGCCGTAATATACCCGGAGGGTTTCGATACGATGACGATACCCCCGGGTATTGTTGCCAACTTGTCTTCCGAAATATTAGATATATCTGGCTTCTTCAGTGCTTCAATTGCTAAGAGAATTCTTGATGAAAAAAGGTTTGAAGCAACTGAAGTTAAAAATTTAATGAAAGCATTTGTTTTAGCTACTATAACATCATATACTCCAGAAGATTTGGAGAATATGACTTTCTCTGAATTAGCAGAAAAAGTAGCTTTATCTGAAAAGATAATTGAAATAAAACAAAATGCTAATGGTATGGAATCTACTGACTTAAAGATTCAGTTGATAGATCCCGAAGAAGAAGAGCAAAAACAGAAGATTTCTGCAGCTAGACATAATCTTTCCAAGAAAGATGGCGAGGCTGTATATGAAGATCCTATTGCCCAAAAGCTGTGGGGTATAAGATAAGTAGGGAAAGAAATTGATTAGAGATCCGGGACCTATTCATAATCTAGGCTACAGCGTGACGTCTAGAGACGTCCCAACTATGGTTGATGAAGAAAGGGGAGATGCCCCTAATTCGTCTTTTATTACAAAAGCTTTAAATGATCACCCTGTTCTAAGATTTATATCTACTGCAGCAACAACAATGGCTTCGGCTTTTGTTTTGTCAAAGCTAACAAAAGAGGGTGGACTAAGGCTGGCCAAGACTGTTCAGGATAGAGCTGACAGTGGTGCTAGCAGATTTTCTTCTAATATTGTTAATGTATTTCCTAAAATCAGAAAAGAGTTAGACGAGCTTTCTGGTGTTAGCCGAATGATTGATGGGAATACTCCCGATCAACTAGATCCGTATTCCCGACTTGTCTTTGAGACAGCAGAAGGCAAGCTTACTACCGGCGTGATCAAGCACACAGACAGAGGTTATCACTGGACTGCTGGAGAAATTAGAAGAAGTGGAAAAGGGATAGAGTATGAGACAGCTGGAGTATGGGGTTTCCGAGAGGAATCTCAGTCTCGCTTAGTCTCTATGGCCCGTAGAATGCCCTACGAACTGCCGGCGATGTATGTTGGTCAGAAAGCTATAGTTGATCCAATTTTTGGCGGTAGAGACGATTCTAAGGTTAAATGGTATAATCCTGTTGACGTAGTTACAGATTTTGTTAAAGATTCCACAATTAACCTAGTCTCAATGATGATTCCGTTCGAAGTCGGTGGCGCTGCCATCGGGAATGCTAGATCTTCACTGTCTAATTTTAGATATTCAATGTCAGACTTGGCAAGGTCGACTGGCACGACAGATCTGAAAACAACTTCTTCAAGAATGTTTGTTAATTTGGCAGATATTATGTCTGAAGTTGGTCATGATTTAGCAAATATAACTCAAAAAGCTATAAAAGTTTCTGCTCAAACCAGTGGAGCGATAAAAGCTGCTACTACAGAATATAATCAACAAAGAGTTGATATTAATACGATTCTTTCAAGAACAAGAAATCTTAGAGCAAAGCAAATCTATGAAGATTCCAAGGGGTCTAAGCTTAAAAGGGCAAGAAATGTAGCGACCCAATACGCATTTGGTAATGACGTTAATGGAAATTCTGGATATATAGATTTATTTCCTGGACTTAGAGGCGTTGGCAGTGCCGTTAGACAGGGTATAAATCAATTCCGTAAAGTAGGTCAAGGTTACGATGTCGTAACTAGAGCCATTGACTTTGATGCTGCTGTTCAAAAATATGGCGCTGCAAATCCTGACGCCTACAGAAGGCAGCTAAAAGGAATTATAGAAAATCTTCAAGCTAACTCTTCCAATAGAATGGCCACTATGGCTAGCAAAATGGCTAGAACATTTGGTGGACCAATGGGTTCTGAGAGTTTTTATTCGTCAGAGTTCTATAAGGGAATAGAGCAAACCGAGTATAAGAAGGTCTTATATAGATCTTTGATGGAAAAAACTGCAACGTCAGATAGAGATGATTTTGCAAAAACTATAGCAAAGTTTATTGACGATATAGATATCAATAAAACCGCTATGGAGCCATCAAGAAGAATAACTATAGGCGAAACTAAAATACTCCTTGATGGCGATGAGCCATTTGACGAAATAATAAATAGATTTAAAGGAACTTTATCAAAAAATAGAGCAGATGAATTTGTTCAAAAAGTTGGCAATTCTGATGTTCTACAGCAATCAATCATTGATGCAAACAGACTCTTCGCAGGAGCAGAGTTTCAGGCCGCCATAAAAGCTAAAGCCACAAAGGGGTATAAGGCATTCCAGGAACAAGGAATGTTTAAGGTAGCTGGAAAAGTTTTAAAAACTAAGAAAGCAGATTTTGAAGATTTTCTTGATTTGGATAACTTATCTTACGCACAAAAAGATTTTCTAATTAAAAGATCTGCTCAAAGATTAGGAATGAAACTAAAATCAGCTGATGGCACAGACTTAACTAGGGGTGAGTTAGGGGAGTCTTTAGGTAAGGTTGGTCTTGATGTAAAAAACCTTGGTCAGCTAAGAAGTTTTCTTGTTAGAGAAAAGCAAATAAGCTCTGGTGTTTTTGCTAGCGGTTTTAATCTTTTAGGTTTAAGGCAAATAACTGTTGACGAGGCAACTCAACGTGGAGTGTTCGCAAATCTAGATGAGGAAACTCAAAGTTTTATTAATCAATTATCATCCAGTATGGTTAGGGCTGATCCAACAAAAACAGCTTCGAGTGTTTCTGTTCTTCCTGATATCTTTATCACTAAAACAGGTAATATTTTAGATGTTTCTGGAATAAAACAGTCTGTAAGAAATGTTGGAAACTTTTTAGCTAATGATTTAAGAATACCAGTTCTTGGTTTTAATCCAGCAGATTTAGCCGCTAAGCAGTCGTTTAATGAAATGTCTGGACGAGCACCATTCCAATTTATCCAAGGTAAAATTTCTCAGCCGTTTTTGCAGGAAGCAGATAAATCTGCTGACTTCTATTTATTTTTTAGTGGTGGAAAAACCAAAGGCAATGTTATGGCGTTTAATTACAACGTCATGGCTCAACAATACACTTCTAGAACATTAGATGGAACTTTTAGACCTTTAAAGAAAAACAGTTCGCAGCTTTTAACTCGTGCAGCCAGAAACGCTGCTGCCGAAAGAGATGCTGAGTCACTTAACTCTTTAAACTATCAGGAAAATACATTTAGAAGTAAATTCTTTTCTGCTCTATCTAGATTTGGTGTAACGCCAGAAAAAGAATTGAGATTTAGACAAGCTTTTGATATAAACTATGACCAGCCAAACTCAATATTTGGTTTCATGTCTAGATTTTCTAGAAGAAATATCGATCCAGAAAATCCTAGATTTTTTGCAGAAGTAATAGCCGGAAAAGATATCATCACAAAAGCCGGCACCTTAAGAAGGAACATCATTAAAGATGTAGATGGCAATGTTCAAAAGGTAAATGTAATCAATGCCGAAACTGGTCAAGAAATGGTTTCAGAAAAAGCTTTGCTAGAAGCTTTTGAAGGTTTTAGAAGAAGAACATTTAAAGCCGGTTTTTCTCGACGTGCAATGCAAAAAATTGAAGTAGCAGATCCGGCCTTAGCTACATTTAATGGTAGGAGAATAACTGATCTTCAGAATGTGCAAGACAAAATAGACTTCGCTAATGTCTTACTTAGAAATATCGAAAGAGATGCAAATGTTTTAAGAAGACAGGGCATTGATCCCGCAACGTTGTACCAAAGTGAATCTAGAATTAGGAAAGTATTAGAAGAATCAGATCTTTTATCTGGTTCACAAATTCGTTCGGTTAGCCCAACAATTATTACAAGAGAAGATGAGTTAACAAACGAATTATTTAAGTTTTTAATTCAAAGAAATGAATTAATTGCAAATAGTACGAGTCAAACATTTGGTCAAAATTTTATTAAAATAAACCAAGCTTTAGCACAGATGGCTAAAGAAATGCCAGCTGGCGAATTGGCCGAAGCACAAGCCGCAGCATTTGGAGCTCTAACCAATCTAAACTCAGTAAGAGCTAACAGATCCTTTCTAAAAGAAATTCAGGTTCAAAGAAGAGCACTTGCAAATACAATAGAATCATTAGAAGCTGCCCCTGAACTAATTCAGCCATTTGCAACAGGTTCAATTGAAAGAGTTGGAGAAATAGGTAAGCTGGGTTTAGCTAAAAAATTATTATATCCCTCACTAAGCACCGCATCGTTTAAGATATCTCATTTAGCTACAGACCCACTGGGTTCTGCTACTGGGCCTGGAGCAGACGTTTTATTGGTTCCTACTTTTGGTAGCGTATTTTCTAGAAATCCTGTAGGCGCATTAAAGAGTGTTGCAGGGATAAATACTTATAGTAGTCCGGAAAATTATTCTAATCTCTCTGCCGCAGTTTCTCATGGTGTGGAAAGATTAAATAAATATTTTGGCACAGTTGGTTTGCAACTAGACGTAAATCAGTATGGCTCTCCATTGGATCTTTTTGCGCGAGGTATGATAGGCAAAAGAGTATTACCACTATATGCCGGTGGATTAGCGTTTATGACTGCTGATAGAACAATTGGTGGAATGGTAAACGAAAAAGATGCAAGAGGAGAAAGGGTTTATTCTCCATTCTTTGTTGGCGCTGCCGCAAAAGCTGTAGGCGAAGTTCATGCATTAGGTGCGGGAATTATGCCTGGCGGAATGAGCTATGAAGAAAAAAGAGAACAGCTTTTTGAGGGCGAAGTACCCATAAGACAAGGTCGTTTTTGGCCATTAGGTAATACGCCTTTTATGGGCGGAAAGATAATGTATTATAGGCCTAGCATTTATCGTAAGATTGAAACAGGGTCGATGTTTACTTCTGACACGTATGGTTCACCTATTGAAAGAGCGTTATTTTATACAGATGTATCTCCACTGCGTCCATTGGATCCATATCGTTTTGAAAGAAAACATTATGAGGACAGACCTTATCCTGTGAGTGGAGAGTATTTTTCTGGTCCTTTTGGTCCGCTAACTCCTGCTCTAAATGCCACTTTGGGTAGAGTATTAAAGCCTCAAGTAAAAATGCACGAACAAGAAGTTTCCCAAGCCTTATCAAACTATGCTCCAGCAGGGCAGTCTGGAGCATATGATGCAAGCGCTTATTTGCAGCAAGCAGCCATGCCAATGCTGCCAGGGCAAGCTGCGCAGCAGCAATCTGGTCAAGCTTTTATTGGCGGATCAGCGCAGGGGGGAATGCCTATGATGTCAATGGGTGTTTCTTCTGGTGGGCCCGGACCAGGAATGCAGGCATCAATAAATGCTCAGTTGGCAGGCAGGGCAGGAGCTTTAAATACTGCTAAATATTCGACTATGCAAAATATAGGTCAAATAAATAATCAGTATACTCAGATGGCATATGGTCCACCAAAAACTCCTGGGATGATGCCGCCAAGAATTGTTGGTGCAGGTTCGCCAATTTCAGTTAGCGATCCACAGGTGCAGCTTCAAGAATTTGGGTACAGAACCCAAGAGGCCTTAGGTATCTATGGTTTTGCTAGCGCAACATTCAGAGAATCTTTTGGATATGGTCAAGGAGACTTTGAACCACAAAGAGCTGTTCTACAGTCTGCCTCTAAAGCATACGGTATGAGTAGGCAGTTCTGGGATTATAATCTTGGTGGACTTGGCGACGTTCCAATGTTGGGTGGAAGAAATTTTGGTTCGATAGAATTTTCCGAAATAACTAGAAGATTTATACCAAAAGAAAGAACTGGTGTGGATTACCTTAATCCAATACAAAACACCATGGGCAAACAGTATCCATTTTTGCCAGGACCAGAATATTATTTAGATTTTACTAGGGGAGATCCTTTTACAAAAGTTCAAGAAGGCGAATTGCGTTTACCCGGAGTCGCTTATGAAAGATTAAACCAGTTACATTCAGACGAAACTGGAAGATATGGTTTATTGGATCAGTTTAAAATACTTGGTGATGTCGCTCCATATTCTAAGCAGTATAGATATTTAGATAAAAAAATTAACAGCTATTTAGATGATCCATCAGAAAGACTGCAAGCAGACAGCATTAGAGAGAGAGTGGCATCTATACAGCAGAAGGAAAGCTTTTCTGAATACAGTCATGTGGGCAAAACCGCTCAAGAAGCTGGAACTAATCCATTAGTCCACAATCTATCCAGAGCTGCAGAATACATTGCTCACAGAGATACTTTTATCAATAGAAAATTTATTAATAAACAGACAGCAGTAGAAGATTGGGAAAGAAATAATGTTTATGGGGCTACATTCCCCGAATGGCAAAGGCCATTTGAAAGCTTTATAGAACCAATGCTTAACAAAGCTGCAGATAGAAATCCATTAGCTGCTTCTGCAAGCTTAGCTGCTTTCGGACTCTTTGCAGGTAGAACGCAGCCTGGAAAATTAGTCATGTCTGGCCTAGGTGCCGCGACTGGTTTAGTAGCTTCTACTGGGGCAAATCTTCAAGAGGCAATAACTGGAGATAGATTTATACCAATAGAAAGAAAAAAGGAATTAGCCCTTGAAGAGTATGCTGATATTCTAAGTTATGTAAAAAATACAAGGTTAGCTAACATGGCAGAATCTTCCGGAGACGCAGCAGCAGCTTTTCAGTTTAGATCAGCAGCAAAAAGAACAATGTATGGAGCACCAATAGAAGCTATTGGTACAGGTAAATATGGAAGTGATGTAGAATCTTTATCTTTAGCGATTCCAAAAAGGAAGAGAGAGCATTTTAAGGCAATGATTAATGCTCCAGAAGAAGATAGGGAAAGGATACTTTCTACAGCTGGAAGATTAGAAAGAAGAATATACGAAGCAGCATGGGGGATGCCTGTTGAGAAGCGTCCAGAGTTAACAGATTATTTTAGTAGACACGAACTTCCCGGTGAGGGGTGGGAGGGCTGGCATCCCAATACAAATATGGACTCTGTTAAGATTAAAATAGGTCAGCACATGGGTCTTGAAATGTCTCAAATGGGTTACTATCCTCAACAAATAAGAGAAGCTAATTTGGCTAATCCGAGTTATCCTCGGTTTGACTACTCTTCGAACTCCAATGCTGATGTGTCATATAGGTTGCGCTCTTTAATGAATGGCATGGGAGTTAGCGGTTCTGTTACTCCGGTAATGAATCCATTTGGTGGTCAACAAATTGACATAAGTGCAGGGGTTAGATAAAAATGTTGGGGAAAATAGCTAGTTTTCTAGAAAAACGAAGACAAGAGATTCCTGAGTATGAATCCTTTAGCGACTATTTGTCTGCGTACTTGTCTCCTTTATCTCCAGAGAAACAAGTTAGAGCAGCTAGAAGAATAATAGGAAAAATACCTACTGGCCAAAAAAGGTTAATAGAACCGTTTGTCGATCCAGCAGATAACATTTTAAAATATAGGTCATCTTATTTTGATCCAGATGAAGGCAGGAAAGTATTTAACTCTGTTAACGACGCTATAGAATATTTTTCTTCGCTGCATATTACTGAAGTTTACAGATTATCAAAAGATGATGTCCCCGTTGTATATAGGGGATATGGTCAGGTTTTAAGGGATATGGAAAAAGTCGCCATACAGCAAAATCTTTTTGGTATAGAAGCTTTAGAGATGAATATCGCTATTCATAAAGGTGGACTAGATACTCAGCAGGGCACTGAAGCGCTAAAAGCCTTTTTTGATGCACAGAAGCAAAAAGGCTATGGTTTACTCTTACCTACGGATGATGGCGGAATTGCTTTGAACTTGGTTGCGACAATTGCTGGCAAAAAACAAGTTCTAGGTTTAGATCAAACATTGGAAGTGATGCAGGCAGCAAATGTATCTGCTATAGATCCAGATGTTTTAGAGGACGCTTTGAGGTCGGGAAATAAAAAAGTAGCTTCTTTAATTCAAAAGTTGGATAAAAGATTGCGTGGCGTTTTGTCTCCAAGAGAGGTTTCTGTTTCTGGTGGTGCTCTAGAATCAATATTGGATGAAGTTGGTAAGCCTGGGTTATCATTCGCTGATTCAATTCTTAACACTGATCCAGTTTTTGAGGCACTGGGGTTAGCTCTAGATATTGATACATTGAAAAATGTTTCAGGAATGAACAATGCAGAAAAAGCCGCAGACGCAGCGCAAAGAATAAGAGATTCTTGGATGATTGGGGGTCAAGATAGATCTAAGGATTTTTATAAAATAATTTTAGATGAGGTAATTCGTGGACAGACTGGGCCAGGGCCAATAAAAACTGAAGTATATTCTGATATTGGCAATTATCTAAAGATAGCTATGCAAGACGCTATAGACAGTGGAGATGTAGATATTACTGTTGGCAAATATGGTACAGATGTTTTGAAAAGTAAGCTTGGTTTATTGAAAGATAGGTTAGAAAAAGGTGCAGCTGGCGATGAAAAGGCTTTAAGTGAAATAGATAAAAAGTTTAACATTATTGACGTTTTACTTGATGAGATGGAAAAGGGGTCAGATGGTTCTATGTTGATAAATGATTCCTATACTAAAGCTATTCGAAAAGGGTATCAATCTGAGATAGATGAATTAGATAAACAGTATGCACAGGCTACTAGTAGATTAGAAAAACAAGATATTCTTTTGAAAAAAAGAGAAATTCAGAGATCCTCGAGCCAATTAGATAAATCTAAGGGCTTGTCTCAAATAACTGTTCGTGGAAATGTTGTCTTTGATGCGGGAGATCAAGCGCGCCCCGCTAGAATATTCTCTCTAAAAGGCGCAGCAATGAGTGTTGAGTTTACTGGAAGATATACAAAATATTCTATTATTGCACCAAAGGCAACAACGAAAAGAGAAACTAGAATATCTGGTTTAACAGACATTCTAAACATTTCTGGTACCGGAGAGTCTAAAGGTGCAGTCTATGCCGATCCTATGCTTGATGCGTTTCATGCAGCAGTATTTGGTTCGCCACAATCGCAACAATTGGGTAGAGAGTATTCTCTTGCTTTACAAAAAGAATTTAACGAGATGTTAAAAGCAAATAGGATTGATGAGAATGGAAAATTTTATCAATCCCTATTAAGCGCTGCAAATTTCCAATCTGAAGATATATTAGACACTCAGCAATTTTCTCAACTAATGAATAGGAATATGGCGCAAGAGATACTTGAAATCCATAGAAGTGGCATTCCGCTAGATCAGCATCCCAGGGCTATGAATAGAATTATAGATTTTGCTCAAAAAGAATTTTTTAAGATTAAAAAGGGAATACCACTACCAGTAATGCCCGATGTGTATAGATTTGCTTTGAACGCAGAATCTACCCAGATTGGTATATCAAGTGGCAGAATGTTCTTGGATATGACTGATCAAAATATAATGATGGATGAAGGATTCAGTCTCAGTACAACTCGTGTAAGATTTTCTAATCACAACTTATTAATGAGCGAAAGGGATGTTATTAGGTTCCACCATGCTCTTGGTGGATTCGACCTTGACGACAAAGGGCTACCAGTTTTGGGAACCTACATGTCTAATGGCAAAAGACGTTTGGCTATGGCCATGGCTCGTCAGCCCACGGGTGCAGGCGAAATGATTGGGTTTGTTCGCTTTAATGATATAGAAAGTTATCAAGAATTATTTGGTCATAACGCAGATTTTATGAAAACTTTAGATCAAATGATTTTAGATGAAAAAGAAAAATTGGCAGGTTCTGGTAGTTCTCCAACCTTAGACAGATTAAATATTTTACAGCAAAATTTATCTGGAAAATTCACATCAGAAGAAATGACACGAATTGATCAGTCTGCATTATTAGATGAACTTGAGGAAACAATTATAGATGTTAGAGATAGATTGTATGGTGGAAAAGCAAGAACTTTTGATAGAGCATATTTCGAATCACTAGGCGTCCTAAAGCAGGGTGCTAGTACAGTTGATTTTTTTGCAGGATCTAGATTAGTTGATTTTGCTGGCGTTGATCCGGGCTTAACTTCCCTTGGCTTTCAAAAGTTAAAGACTGAAGTTATGGAAATGAATCTTGAAGATGATATTTATCGGATGTATGAGCATCTTATGACAGATCAGCAAAAAACGCAACTAGGTGCTATCAGAGATCAGATACAAGCATTAAAAGGTCCGGCATATTCCGGTCAGTTTATACCTGGTTCTGTTTACGATGATCCAGTGCAGCTGGCGGCATTAGAACAGGCACAGGCAGATATAAAGAAAGCTTCAAAAGCTTTTCGTGAAACTTTAGATAGTTTTCAATTAGATAAAAATAAAAAAGCTATTGCATTTAATAAATTCTATCTTGAAAGCATGGAAAAAGCATCTACGGAAAACGCTAACAATCTTGGTAAGCATGTTAACAGAGCTACGGTAATTGCAGATGGTTTGGCTCAATTTGAAAAAGCTTTTGGATCTGATCAAGCAATTAACGATGCACTTAGGCGATATGACAATGGGAAAGGGCTATTGGTAGGTTTTCCATCATCGGAAACCGCAGTAGACATGACCCAAACATTTACTTCTGGAAGACTGAAATTAAAAATGGAGGCAGAAGCAGCAGCAGATACTAGATATGGCATGGATATTTTTAGAAGAATGTATGGAAATAATTTTGATCTAGAAACAAGCGGCGCAGAAGCTGTGAGTCAATATGGGGAAATGTTCGGATATCTACAACATAGAGGGGGGCAACAGTTTGTTCTCGACAAGGCTCTCATTGATTTTGGAAAGTTAAACAAAGATGACCTTACAGCTTTTGCTGAGAGTTATATAAAGGGCGCTGAGGCTAGGATTGCTGAAGGAATACAAACTGATGAAGATCTTAGTAAATTAAAGAATCTGTTTGAAGGCGGAGATGCCCCTTCTAAAGCTAAAATAATAACGGCCCTAACAGATATAGGAGTTATTGGTAGAGGTAATCTTTCTAAAACAATTGAAATTGCTCAGCAAGCTCAAGATAGTTTCAACGCAGCGAGAAAAAGATTTGGCGATAATATGAAAGAACTAAGAGATACGCTTACTGCTGGCATGGGCAAAAACGCTACTGAAGCACAATTATCTGCAAAAGCTATTTTAGATGCAAATCAGAATATTTTTGACGAACTTATGGAAGCCAATGCAGCTTATAGAGACGCACAAAAATTATTTAGAGAAGGCATAGAGGATGGACAGTTTATCGATGCTGCCAGAAGGCAAGAGCTATCTATGGGCTTTGAACAGGCTCGATTAAGAGCTGAAATATTAAAAACTGAATTAGGAGACAATTTATTAAGAGGAATTGATGAAGTTAGATCACAAAGACCTTTAACTGGATTTAATTTATTAAATGCACTTCAATTAGAAGCTTCAGATCGTGGAATGAGCTCATATGTTTTTGAGCAGTTAACTGATCTTACCGAGGATTCAAATGAAGAATTTGCTAATCTTTTTGCCAGACTTAACATGGCGAAAAGGAATAAAGCAGCCTACACAAAGGCAACTTCAAATTTACAAGTCAAAAATATTGTTGACAATTTCTTTAGCGCCACATCATCCACGAGGGAGTTACTGCTTACGGATATTATTGAAGGCAACACCAAACAAAGGGCTTTAGACCTTTCTCAATATGGCGATGTTTCTGGAATGTTTGCAGATTTAGGTATCGACATGCAACAATTAAGTCAAGCTGTAGGAAAAGGTGTGGAAGATACTACAGATGAAACTATAAAAACCATATCTAATGCCATAAGATCTAGGGCTCTATATGAAAGAGACATTTTGGATCCCGCAATAGACGATTTTTTGAATGGTCAAATATCTGCAGATAAAGTCGTCGGACGCAAAGATAAACCAAAGGGTATAGTTGGTAATGTTTTGAGAGATCTTGAAGATCAATCTCCATCCAATGTAAATCCATCTAAATTTAAACGTTTAGATATGGATTATTTAACAGAGCAGTTTTCTAAGCCATCTGTTCAAAAAACTGCCATCGCAGCAGGACTATTGATAGCGGGAAGCTTTTTATATCAAAATAAAAAAGATAAAACAACAGAAGACGCTGCGGGTCCTCCGCTTCTTCCTGGTGGATCAGCTTATGAGCAGGGATATCCAACTTCTAATGTTTCTGTTCCCCAAATTGGTGGACAGGCATCTGCTTCTGGAATGAGTTACAAGGTTTCCTTATATGGTTCTAGGCAGGATGTTGAAAGATTTCAACAAGCAGCTTCTGGACTTACTAATGGACCGATTAACAGTACTATGTATAATAGGATCCCAAGTGTGACGTCTGATCCATATCAGCAGCTCGCTAGCTCATTTTAAGGTTGATTAGATGATATTAAGTGTTAAAGATCAAAATAAAACTTTAGCCTCCGCTGCAAAACAGCCAAAAGATACATCTCATAGAAGCATTACAGCTAATAAGTATGCAGCAAAAATAGCTTCGAGTAAAAGCCCTACTAAGAATGTTGTGTCTGAGTCACGCCAAAAGATTCAAGCATCTGGTCAGTCGGATAAGGTTAGGGGCTCTTTTGAGGGTTTAGAGAATTCATCTCCCGCACATATTTTGATGGATGAAAGTGGTTATAGTGGCAAGAGACATCAAAAGGCTAGATATTCTAAAAATTTTAATACAAAATTAAGTGGTAATTTTAACTTTAATTCTTTTACAAAAGAAACAAGAAGTAGTATAATAGATAATTATAGTTCTTCCACTATGAAAGATTCTTCTAGTGAAAGATTGTCTAAGATTATCAAAAATAATATGACGTTTACCTAAGGTGAAGCATGTCTAATATCGAACAATCGGAAAATCAAGAAGAACAGAATTTAAACTCCGCAGACCCATTGTCATATAATTACAGTCAAAAAGCTTTTGTGAATATGATGACGGTTGGTCCGCTTAATCTAACCGATGATTATTTACCTAAGTCTCGGTACAAAAACTCAGAAGAAGCTTTTGAAAGGTTTTTTTCTTTAACTAGGCCTGAAATTCTTCCCATACTTGATATAGATCATTATGCAACCCTTGCAGATTATTCATCTGGTCTGGAAGAAGCGAAAGATAACTATCAGAAAAGGGTAGAAGCTACTACTAGAGTTTTTACGCTTGGGGGCACATTGTCTTCAATCATTGACGACAATACTCTTCTGGTAAATTTGTATAAAAGGCTAGAATCTACCGGCCTACTATATCTAGCATCATTCGCCTATGAAATAAGTGAATTGGGCAAGAAAAGACTACAAAATGTGTATATTACACAAAAGTCTTTAGATTATCACATAGATCCAGCGGTTGATACCGAATGGCTTACTTTATTAAGCCAAGTAGTTTACAATCTTCAAGCGGATCCTATATCTTTCTCTATTATAAATCACTACCTGCCGGGTTTAATGACGTTTGTTTTTGATGCGTTGGCTGTAACAGGCGACTACTCAAATGCAGGCAAGGGTGGCGGAAAAGAGGATACCCTCAATAGGGAAGAGGATGCTATTGATGAATTGGAAAAAGCTTTTGGTCTTGCTCCAAATGGTGAGCCAATATTTACTATGGCTTTTAGAATTGGAGGTAACACTTCCGAAAGAATTCGTAAGGCAATAGAAGACTTTCCATATAGAGCTCATATACCTCCCAAAAAACCTGATATTTTTCATTTGCGTTTAGGCGCAGCTAATTTTTATGTACCGCCTATTTCTATCACGGTTAATTCTGCATTTAAAACTGGATCACTTACTGGCGGAGCAATCAGACAAAGAAATACTCCCAAATATAATGCTGGCTATAAAGAAACTTCAATCTCTTTAAGATTATTCTTTCCAAACTATGAAGAAATATGGGGCATGCATATAAGCGATGCTTCGGCAATAGATCTTAAGGAAAATTTTAAAATAGATTTTAAGAATACTGGAGATTCGGAAGAAAAAATAGATAAGTTTCTTTCTTCTTTGCGTGGATTAGTAGCAGCATTTAAATACTCTCCAATACTTCCAATAAAAAATGATTATATAAATTCTGTCCATGGAATTTCAGCTGTGGCATTATCTTCTATGTCTGTTTCTACAGTTCCTAATTATCCATTTTCTTTAATGGTTGATTTAGAGCTGCTCGCTTATAATCACAAACCATTTTTGCCAATGCTCAAAGACTTTAATCAAGCAATTCATTGGGGTAAATACAGGCAGTACATGGGTAAAGCAGCGGGTGCAATGCATAAATACGCAAACGAATCCTTCTTACTAAAGACGTCCGATAATAAAAATGTCCAAGAGACAGAAGATAATACTGGAATAATTCGTAGTGACTCATATATATATCAGAAAAATCCACATGGACCTATTTTAATCGATGAATCTGCGCTAGTAGATTCTTCTTTAACGGATGACACAGTAGAACTGCTTAACACGTATGAAAATGATGTTTTATATACCAATATAGTTGCTCAGTGGAGAGACGGTAGTAACTTAACTTTTTATACTCCAGCTGAAACTCAAACAAAAATGTTCTTACCTGATACTTCTTCTTTCAGAAGTGAGCAGGAAAAAATTCTTAATCAACAAAGTTTTGGACTGTGGAATGGTTTGCTGGCAAAATTCGGAATTGAAATTTCTCCAAATACACCAGCAATTCGTGATTTAGATCAAATCAAGTCTCTTTCTCTAGAGCCAACATTCCCCCCTTCTATTAAGACAGCTGTTAGGCAATCTGTAGATATAATTACTGCTGGTATTAATCAAAGTGACTACAGGGCTGGAATCTATAAATACAAGGTACAGTCATTTATATCAAGCAACATATTAAAGTTGACGACACAAGAAAAAGAATGGTTGTTGAATTACCTAACTCCAGACCAAATGCCATTTGATGTAGACTACTTTACCCTATATCCAACAGAAGGATCATATATATTGAATGATCCAGTTTTCAATAATAAAAATAATAGTGTTAGTTTAAACTTTATCAAAAAAAGTATTTGGGATTCAGTTTATTCTTCTGGTAATATTATTGAAACTTTGATTGTCGAAGAGATTGAAAAAAGAAAAGTTTTAGGCACCGAAACAGCCGTGCCTGACGAAAAAAAAATTCGTCAACAAGTAACTGATGCATTCTTATTATCACTGTATGATCGCTTTTTTTCTGATGGCTATATCCAAAATCTTATGGAGGCAAAGCGTTTAAGGGAGGGAGATTACCATTTCCAGGAATGGGAAGTCCCAATGAACAGAGTTGATTTAGACCCTAAAAAAGCTATAGTTAATGGTGTAAGCGTAAGTCTTGGAAACAACCTTTCGAAGTTGCAAGTGCAAATGCAGGAGGAACCAACATATCAGTATATAGGTGGAAAAGATTCATATGTCAATATATCAATGACTGTTTTTGGTGAAAGAGAGCTTTATAAAATTAGAGCAATTTTTGATCATATCAATTCATTAGCAAGGCTTGAACACTCTACGGGAGTTATTGGTTTCCTTGGAATTAAAAATATTATTAGCGCACTATGTGGAATCAAATATGTTATTCCATTAAACTTCAAAGTCGATACAATACCAAATTATCCACATGTTTACAATGTTCAATTAAGTTTTGTTGACTTTGACATATTTCAGCAAAAAAGAGAAAAGCTTTCATCAAAGCAGCAAAAAGATTTTATTGACCACTTTGGGTCAAAAAGAAATCCATTTTTAAGAATTAAGCAGTTGTGGGGAGCATTTAATGCATATCCCGATATGCCGCTGGAAGTTCGTGATAAAGAAAATGAAATAGTTGGCAATTTGGATCCAGACTTCTATTTTAGAAGTTTTGAAATGTTTGACAGAGATGTCATTAATAACTTTACTTATCAACCAGATATAACAAAAGATTTTAAATTTGATTATAGTGATAATTGGGCTAAGCTGGGAGATGCGCGTGGTATAGAAATAAGAAAAAATCAAGTTAAAAATAGAATTACAGATTTTCTTAGAAGATACGCTTATAAGGATATTGCCAATGAGCCATTGCCGCAGCTTTTAAGAGCAAATAATAATAAAATATTAATTGACGAAATCATAGACTATGTGAACAGTAGCGGCATAAGCGTTCATAACTTTATTAGTCTTTTCCAAGAAGTGGTACAAGCAGAAACTTCTGAGTTTCAAACTTCAGAAAAGCAAGCCTTATTAACCGATTATGTTTTTATTTCTGCACAATCAACTGAAGATAATCCAGTATTTGAAGAAATTTCTGGAGCCGGTTATTCCGTTGGTAATGTAAATTATAGTAGTGCAGAAACGCTAAATTTAATCAAACAGGTTTTGACAAATTCTCATTTAGCAACTGAAACAGAAGTCAGCTTTAATCCAGATGAAGTTGATTTTCATAAAGTTATATACTTGATTCCAGCAACAAATCCGCAAGAAGCTGGATCCGGATCAGACATTCCGGCAATGATGCAATCAGCATTAGGGACTCATTTTGGCTATATTAATAAAGACAATGGAAGATTTTATTTAACAGTTGATGGAGCCAATGTTTTGATAGATGACCATGGAGACAAGAGACTAGTAGAGAATCAGGTTGAGGATACACAAACGCCAGATAGAGGTTGCAAAAATGCCCTTACCGGCGTAGAAGGTGTTCAGTCATTAAATAAGTATCAAAAAGCTTATGATGGATCCTTTGGTAGCCATATTCAAAAGATGATGAACGATGTACAGTATAGAGATATATCTGGAAGAATGATCAGGGCATTTCCCACCTACATGTTATGGTTAATTGACGAAGGTGGTTTTTTTGCTGGTGTTAAATTATTCGATAACTTTTATGGGTTGCAGTCTATAGTAGATTTTTCCGTTGTTTCCTCAGAGGATCTCTTGGGTGATACTTTAATATTTAGAGTATCAAATATGTATTCAAAATTGACTACACGTCCTTCTACTGAAATTTTTAATTCTAGAGATAACCAACCAAATGATGCTCCAATAGACTTTACTCAAGGTATTGAATCTATTTTGGATAGAACTTTGAATATAGCTAAAAATATTGTCTCAGGAATGAGAAATGATTATGTTGTAGATATTAATAATATTAGATTAAAGCCTGGAGTTCGCGTTCATCTTAGGGTTGGATATGGTGCTAATCCAAACTCTTTGCAAACAGTTTTCAATGGTGTGATAACAAATGTGGAGCAAGGTGAAATTGTTACAGTAACAGCACAGTCTGATGCAATTGAGCTTAGTGCAATAGTTAACTCTACAAATAAAAAAGGCGACACAGGTAAAATAGATGGTGGCGTAGATACTGGCATGTATTTGTCTGAACCTAGAGACCTAATGGTTAGATTGCTTTCAATGGGCGCATCAAGATTTAGGGAAGCTTTTGCTAGAGCTACAAATGGAACAGTCTTTTCTGAAAATAGATTTGGTATTAGACATTTTGGCTCAACACTATACGAACCATTAAGCGAATCAGAGAGGGCAAGAGCTGATGGAATAAGAAATGTTGTAGCAAGCGTTTATTCTAATCTTGGTCAAGGAGATGTTGGCGGAGCTGCCAATGCGGCATCATTCAAGTTGGCAACTAATGTTTTTACAAGAAACCCTGTTAGCACATTCTTTGGAGATGGAAGAATAATGACTAGCATGGGGCAGTTAATGTCTAACTTCTGTGCAGAGGTTGATTTAGAAATTTTCAAAAGAAATATTTATCCAGGAAATGGAACAGGCTTTGCTCAGTTCCTTGGTGGAGACATAGATGATGGATGGTTGACAGCTTCGTCTTTAGTGGAGGAAGATAGTAAAAAACTAAAAGGACAAGCGTATTTGGAAAGAGCCGGAGACAGATCTTGGAATCGTCTTATAGTAGAAGCTCAAAATGAGTCCGTGTCAGCCAAAACAGCAATTTCAACAATGACTGCCGGAAATCAACTAGTATCTAGTGAGGGTAGGGCAAACGCAACTAAAAATATACTTATGGGTGGATTGGCTGGAGCTGTAGGTCTAATACCTGGAGTAAATTTTGCTATAGGTTCTGGAATAGCTGGTGGTGGATTATTTGGAATATTAAGAGGAAGAGGTGGCACCAATCTTTTCCGAACAATGGGTATTATTTCACCAAACGATGATGATGACCTACCAGGTTTTGACGAAGTCTCCTTCAGGGCTCAAACATATATGAGAACTGTATGGGATTTATTCCAGGTTTGCGCTAGATTGTTACCCAATTATATTGTAGCCATTAGACCTTTTGAAGATAGATCTACAATATTTTATGGTAAGCCTCACTGGCTTTACACTTCGGGCGTAGTACCTGTAACTACTGGTTTTCCTAGTACGCAAAGAGGCTCTGAACTAGAATTACCTGGCTATCCAAAATATCGTTCGGCAGATGAAGATATTCAAAATATTATGAGTAATATAAATAGATCCAGTAACACACTTGCTGATTATGAAGCATTTAAAAGATCTAATGAACTGTCAGATACAATGGCAAGCTTAGCTAGTGATCAAGTTAATTCACAGGGCATTTATAAGCCTACGGCATTTTTGAAAGAAAAATTAATTAACTTTAACTCACCATTAGCTTCAAGCTTTTCTGAAACACAAGACGACGGAACTAAAGTGGTAGTAGCAAAACTACCAACAGTAGTTGGCTTAACAAGAGTTGGTTTCCACCTTCCTGTTGGAGATCCGACTACAACTATTGCTCCAATGACAAAAGCCCATGCTCAGTTGGATAATCTTCCGCCAAGATTTAGGTACCCGTTTTACACAATCAATGAAACTATTATATTAGACTCTACATCTTATAGTATTAGAGACGGCGGAGTTTTTCAGAACGCAGCCAGTCATTTTAAGGATATTGGCAAATCTGGAAGAAAGTTTCTAGATAATGAAGGCGAAGTTCCAATGGACGCCGAAGAATTTCAAGGGTTTGTCAATGAGGCAATGGCAGAAGATAGAAGATCTTTTGGTGGCGCAACTTTTATGGCCAACATGTTTACCCTGCTTCAGTATGAAAGCAAGTTCATTTTAAATAATGAACTAACTCTAGTGCCATCTTCTGGAATATTAGAGTTAGATCGTCCTTTGGGGTTCTCAACTTTTATTGATAATATTATTGATGTAGATGGTTTGTCTTTTATTGGTGGAGCAAATACAAAGTATGTAAGAATGCCTCTGCCCTCTGTTTTAGCTAATAGATTAAGCATATCTGTTGACCCAGCTGCAATTACACAATACTCAGTTAGCTCTTCTGAGGCAAAGAGAAATGCTGATGATTATTCGTTTGAGTATGAGATATCAAATCAGATATCTTATGAAGAATGGGGATCTCCCGGTGACCTCCCTGCCTCTCAGCAAACAGCAGCAGAGGCAGAACAATTTTACATTGCTATGAAATGGCCATATAATCCTGGATTCTCTTCTACGCAAGCTCCTTCGGGCTTTAATAACATAACTGTCTATGATGAAACATTGGAAAAGTTCAAAGAAAAGTATGGATTTACGGATTTATATGGAACAGCAGAAGATTATAAAAAGAGAAAAGTCTTAGTTTATAGTCCCAGAACTAATAGGGCTGTTGTTTGCGCTCCAGCATATTTCCTATGGGGAGATGATGATGATACGGCGGCAGCTGTAGTTTCTCCAGACGCTGCATGGTATTTGGGTAACTTCATATCAAAAAATTTAAGTTTTAAATTAACCGCTAACTCAGAGGAATCCGATATATTAAACCAATTGCCATCATGGATAAATACAATGGCAAGTGCAGCTGGCGCTGTAGGCAGCGCTGCAGGCACTGCGCTTGGTTATGCTTTAAACGTTTCGCAATATATTAGCGCTCCTATATATATAGGAAATAGAATTACCGATAGATTAAATGTATCTATTTTTGGTAATGAAGATGAGTTAAATTATGAAAATGAAAGTGGATTAAGTATAAATCCACAGCCAGTGGAATGTATGTTTGCATTTGTGCCAGACGATGTTCCTGTAGGTGTAATATCTTCAGCAGCAGCTCCGATAAAAAGATTCCTTGAAAGAGGAGCCAGATCTCCGGATGACAGCATGATCCTTGGTTTTGGAAATTACACAATGACAGAAGATGGTCAGTTATCAGAACTGACAGCAAGACGCACAACTTCTCAGGATTTAATAAATGAACTTCAAGGTGGAGCTGGCTCTAGATTTAAGGTTTATGATGAGGACATGGTAGATCCTCCAAATATATTCTCGGAGTGGATTCCTATAAATGCGGAAATATCTTCTAGCAGATTTGATTTTGGCGGCAATGCTTTAGCAGTTCCAGACGGAAGAGATAAACCATTTATAGGTTACTTTAATGCACTATTAGATGCTACAAACTTTAATTCCTCAGCAGAGTCTGGTGGTTTAGGATCAAGTGAAGATTCCGATCTAGTAGGAAATGAACAACTTTCTAGAAGTTATTTATATGACGTTTTAGATGAAGAGCTGAGTACAACCGGAGATGTAAAGACAAGTAAGGGCAGAGCTGCATTCTTAAGTGTATATGACCCTTTGGACTCTGTTTCAGTTGAAGCTCGATCTTATTATGATGAAAATTTTGACCCGAATGTATCAGTTATAGCTGGTAATGGAAGAAATCTGAATCAAGCAAATGATATATGGGATCAGTTCAGATTTGGTTATCATACATATGATAGCGTTAAAGCTATTTTTGCAAGAATTTATGGAATGGACCCAGATTCAACGGACGCATTTCCAGAAGAATTTGCTAGAATATTAGGATCCTCAAACGAAAACTCATTTAGTAATTTTGAGGATTCAAACATTCCAATCGCAGGTTTATCTAACACTGAAAATACCGCAGTAGATGAATTAGCTATTTTGTTAGGTGCAGATTATTTTAATATACCCAATAATCCACAGATGGGTGGTCAAGGTGTTCCGTCAACAAACGCTACTCAAAGAAGAAACGCAGTAGAGTTTATAAGAAAAAACTATATAGACTTAATAGCAGCAGAAAAAGAATCTGATACAGGGATAATACAATTTTTTAATGCTACTATTGCTGACGCTCTTAATGGAATCAAAGAAAACTTTTTTGAGTCTGGAGTTACAAACTCGATATTAGAGTACGCTTTAGAAAATAAAAAAAATCCTGAAGAGGCTATTGCTCTAAGTGAAAAAATTAAAACTCCAAAACAATTATTTCTTTTAATGGTTGGAATATTTAGACAAAATCTTTGGAGTACAGCTTATGGTAGAGCATGGTTAGTATTAAAGCCCAACCGTAAAAGGGGAATTATAACAAGTGGTGGAGGCGGTTCTGAGGGGCAATGGTCATTCAAACCTGTTGATAAAATTTTTGAAGCTTTTATAAATCCTTATGGTGAATACGCTAAGGATAAAAATAAATTTCTGAAGCTTTTAGTTTCCACAAAATCGGAAGGAACTGGTTCTTCTACTTTTATTAGTGGAATATCAGAAAGCGTTGGTAATTTCTATGATAGAAACATAGGGCCAATTATGAGTGCAATAGGCGACGGTCTTTCTGGTCTTTTAGGTATGTTTAAATTGGCCATGATGCAAATGGGATATGCTATCACCGAAGTTGGTAATTTTAGTAGGCAAGCTCATATATTAAATAAAGTTCTAAATGATTCTATTTATTATTCGCTTGGAAGAGAGGGTAGCCTATTGAGGGCTGTAGATAATCCGTTTACTCGTGAGTATGGTGAGCCAGTTGTGGAAGTTAGGCAATCATTCCAAAGATTGCATTATTTAAGTTCATTTTCTCATATTATATCTAATCAGATTCAAGAAAACCTAAATGGAGTTTCTACTGTTGTTACAGCTGTCTCAGATGGCAAGTATCCAATTACAGTAGCCCTAGACAAAGGCGCGCCAGCAGAGCGTCAAACTGAAAAAACTGTTGAAACAGGTTTGTATTACGATAATTTCGTTGGATCTGGATTTCTCGGTGTGCTGCATCCACTAATGCATCCCCTGGAAACAGTCAGGGGTATAGCAAAAAATATTCAGGGCACACCTGACGAACTATCTGCTAGAAGAATAGCGTTAGCGCACCTGAGAGAATCAATTAAAGATATATATGGTGGGGAATTAATTATAATCGGGAATGCTGATATACGTCCGCATGACCTGGTTTACTTGTCGGATGTTTATGAAAGAATGTACGGCATTTTTGAAGTTGAACAAATAGTACATCACTTTACTCCAGAAATGGGCTATATTACATCGATTACACCAAATGCTTTGGTGACCGTTAACGATCCTGCCAGATGGTTTTTGAGCTCATGGATTAACTCATGGTTCACTGTGCAAAACCTAAGAAATGATACACGTTTCTATATGGATAATATAATGGCATCCAACAGCGGCATTAATTTAGGCGGAATGGTATCAGTAGATGCTTTATCCGACGCCTTAAGCCCCCAGATGATTGGTGGATTACAATACACTCATGGATCTACTGCTTTAATTAAGGATATTATGGCAAATCAAACAGCTACAACTCTTCCCCAAAAAGCAGAAGCTGTGATTAAGCAATATGGTTCTTCTGCTAGCAGATCTGTTTTTCAGGGAATGACTACTGCCTTAACTGGCGGAGTGGGCATCGCAGCGGCTGCAGCTGGCGCTGGCGCTACCGGAGTAGCAGGCTTTGCTATGGGTTTGTCTGTGCCAATAGTTGGTCAATTGGCATGGAAGGGTTGGAAATGGATTAGAGACAATGTTCTTGACCAACACGGATGTTATGTTCAATATCTTAGCAAGAATGGTCAGCCGATGGATGCTGGACTATCTTATAATCAGGGTATGGTTGTTGGCAGGCATCACTCTAAAGTATTGCTCCCCGGCCTGCTCGGTGCAAGGACAAAAGTTAGAACACCAGAAGGAAATATTTTTATTAGAAGCGACGATCTTTTGAAGAGTTTAGGTTGGCAAGAAAGGCAGACAACAGATCTAATAAGATACATAGATTACGAGAATGCTCTAGTTCATGCAAGAGTGCTACAATTAAGTGGGCTAGGTCCAGATAAAACTAATCTCCAACCTTCACTATTTAGCGTTATTGCTAAAGTTATAAAATTTAAAGATGGTGACACATTTGATGTACAGGATGTTATTTCTGGGGCAAAATTTACTGTCAGATTTGATGGAATAGACTCTGGCGAAATTAATACATTTACTGTTACATCAAATGATGGCGATTTAGGAGTTAGCTATAGTAATGACTCAACGCCATCAACGAAAATGACTGCAATCAATACTCCTGGTGGTAAAGCTAAGATATTCGTACAATCTAAATTAGAAAACAGATTAGTAGTTTTAAGAATAAGAATTAACAACGCAGCGTCGAGTTCTGTTATTTCTGAATCTGATTTCGAGGCTGGGGCAGAGCAAAATACTGTTGCAAACTATACTAAAGATGTTACAGAGTCAAATAGAATCCTTGGTACAGTATGGTATTATCAGCCAGAGTCTATAGTCCAGGCAGCAAAAGATTTTGTTGAAAAATGTTTTATAGATAATCAAATTGGCGCCGGCGCAGAGCAAAAAATAAAACAATTATTCTTTAACTCTATATATCAAGATTCACCACTTTTTGTTAAGAAAGACTCAATATTAAATGCGCTTTCAGCATTAGGCTTAGTTTACACTTCGCCACTATCCATAACACTCGATACAAATACTAAATATGGATTATCCAATAGTGAAACAATTAAATTGTATAACGATTTAGTGCAGTATAAAGTACTAGAATCTACCTATAATAAAACTAGAGAATGGCCTACTATATTCTGGGATGAATACTATGAAAATGGCCATCCTGTTACCCTAAATTGGGAATTGGTAACAAATAACTTGGCTACAGTATATACTAAGCAGCTTCAAATTGAGGGGAATTCTGTCATCAGTGCCGAAGAATCAGCAATAATGCCCGCAAGAGTTGGGCAATAGGGAGTTTATTGTGTCATTTAATATTAATAATGAATCTCTTTCTGATAGCGCATCTTTTGCTAAAACTATACATGGGGATTTTTACCCCGGTGGAAAATCACCAGTTTTAAACACTAGCGCTTCTTTAGCGCCTCCTGCCACAGGAAGAACATTAAGTTCTTTTGATGTAACTGGAGTTATGGCTGGAGATGTTTTAAATAGAAGTAAAAAATATCCTATAGCAGCCATGAATGCAAGTGTATCTGCATCTTTAAATGGTTTGATTACTGGCGGAGCTGCAGCTGCATCCGCTACCACTCCCGAAAATGCGACCATTACAATAGCTAACCCTGAAGCAACAGATTTTAGTGTTGGCCCCGAGGGGGATCCTACTGGCTCTAATAATGCCACTCTAACCGGAGCTGCGGCATGGAATAAAATACTATCTAAGAGTATGGCCGGAAAAAATATTGGCAATACTTTTGTTGAAAATTCTTTGCAAATTATAAGAAATACAATGATTACTTCCTCTGAAAGCAGAAATCCGTTAGAAAATAATAGAGGATCCGGTGGATCAAGTTCCCCGGGTATTAGTGAGATGCAAAGTGCGGGAAGAAGGGATGTTGCTTTAATAGCGGAAATGACAGAAGAAGAAAAAAGCTGGTATAGAGAAAGGTTGAATCTGCTTAGAACAAAATATGAAGGACAAATAGGTGATTACTCTAGTATTGGTGGATTTAGATTTGATATTCCGAATGAATGGGCAGCAGACCCTAGAGAAGTCTATAATGGATCTTTTACTTACTTCCCCGATGCTAAAGTAGATAATACCCAAAGAGTTTTGAGCGACGACCTAATAGTTCAAAATCCTACTTTGGGTGTTGCAAACGCATTTTTATCAGCATCTTTGATAGAATTATTAATACTCCTGCACGAAAAAAACTACTATATATCTGGTGGTCTTGGTGCGGGAAGAGATCCAGATCAGGAAAAATACATTAAGCCAGATAAATTTATTCCCGGAGATCATACTTTCGGTAGAGCTATAGATATAAGAAAAGTTGGAAGAATTAATGAAGAAGCGTTTGACGTAGAAACAACTCATAGTTCACCAAATCATGTGACTATATATGGTTCTGCTTTAGATATATTACTAGAAGCTTTATCCGAGGTTCCCCAGTACCTTATCCCAGATCTAATTGTCATTAGCGATAGACTTAAGACTGATATGGGAATAATTGATGATTTAGAACCAGTGACTGCTGCGATAAAACTTAATAGACCATATTTACAATATTTAAACTTTCACGCTGATTCAGGTCATAGAGATCACATACACTTAAGCTTTAGCGGAATGAGAGCTGGTAAATATGTTGGTCCTGGTGGAGCTATGACAGTTTCTGGGACAAATGTTTCCGGTGGCAGTGTTACCTCGCGTCCATCTGGATTTCCTGGTGCCGTAGATAGTTTGGAGCGTCAAATTGAAAGAGGATTATACCCCGGCACTACAGCTAGTTCGTTAGATCAAAACTATTATGGGCAATGGGATTTTAGTTTAGGTTTAGATGGAGTTTATGATGTTTTGACCCAAACATGGTGCACACCCGAACTTGCAGCATGTTTGGCAGCAGTAGCTGTAAGAGAAAGTAATTGTAGGCCTACTGGATTTTATATTGGTGATACAGATTTTATTTCTTTAGGCTTTTTACAGATTAATATGGGTGCTGGTGGATTTGGATATTCTGGTGGTACCCCAAGGTATACGAGAAGTTCTGGTTTGGCGCATGGAACTAAAACCTATGAATTAACAGATACAAATGGAAAGACGCAGATGCAGGGATGGCTCATAGCTTCAGCTAATTGGGACTCAGTTTATCCAGGCGAAACTAGGCCAACTCAAGATACGTATAATAAAATTATAAATGATAAATATCATCTATCTTTATTTTACAACGGTAATTCCAGTAATAAGGTAGTAGAAGAGATGAGACCATTGGTGGACAGAAGATTGTGGATACCTAGAAATCAGGCTTGGTTAGCCTATACTGCTCGTACAGGAAGACTTCCAACTTTTGGAGAACCTAAACTTGATGGATATCAATTTCAGGTTTGGGGAGATGGATACAAAGCTTACGGTTGGATGAATAGCGGAGTCAAGTTTCAGGACGCAGTAGACGTATATACTGATAAAACGGGTAAAACAGCAGAACATTTAAAAAGGTGGATAAGAAATGTATACGCCAATGATCCATCTGTATTTTTGCCAGTAGTAGCAAACTACTCAGCTAAATATATAGAAAGATGGATTAGCGGAGAAGTATTCCCAAGACAATACGCAAATGGAGATAGTTAGGAGCAAAAATGCCAGTTAATTACCCTAAATTCGATAAAAAAATACAAGATCAAATAGATGCCACTGAAATGCAAAAAGCCAGGAATAGGCCTGGTATTATAGCATCTTATGACAAACATCAAAACACGGCTGTAGTTGTATTGGAAGATCAGTATTCTCAAAATATAGGTAATATTATAAAAAATGTTGTTTGTCCAGTAACCAATGGCGTTCAGGCTGTGGCTCCCACTCCAGGCAGTAGATGTTTAATTGGTTTTCGCGACAGCAATGAAACAAAGCCATATATTATAAACTTTTATAATGATGCAGGTAATATGGGGAATTATAGATATTACAATACTGTTAATACTGGAATTCCTAATTTTATGGTTAGCTCATGACTAAAGAATCGATACAAAGAGATAACTATCAGCAACCTACGGTTCCCGTAGGGGTTGAGATTAGAAAAAGAAAAGAGTTTTCCGAAAGAGAAGTTGGGCTAACTCATCCAGATCTATCTAGTTTTATAAGATTAAATGATCGTGGCGATATAGAAATATTTGCTGCGCCTGGTGTTGGTATCGTTATAAGTGCAAAGTCCAAATCTATTTCTTTATTTGGAGATTCTGTAAGATTATTTACAAAAGAAGACGGGCTAAGATGGAATAGCTACAACTTTAACTATTGCGCCTCCTCTTATATAGAGCCAACTTTAGTAAAGATTAATCATAAAAATATTCATTCAGCAACTAACGGTGTTGCCTATTATTTAAATAATGCTCAAGAATATGCAGATCAAGAAACACAAATTCCTATTACTATAGTAGGTGAGTTTGGTTTTGCCAAAAAACAAGAGCAAACTCAACAATCATATGAATCGGAATATGATTTAGCTGGGCTAACCGATGAGCAAATAGCTCTACTTGAGATATATCAGACGGATCACTCCAAAGAGCATATATTGTTGATGATTCAGTTAATAAAAGATGGAAGTAGTTTTGAGCAAGCTCATAATCTTGCATTAAAGGAAACAAATGAGTGATTTGTATTTGACATTAAATGGAGACCTGATGCTTGATGGTAATAGGGATATTGCCCTAGCTCCATCCTCTATGCATGAGGATGTCCAGCAGATTTACTTAAGAATTATGACTGAACCTGGAGATTTCTATATTTATCCACAGTTAGGGGTGGATCTTTCAAGACTCTATGGAATGCCACAAACCAAGGAAACAGCTGAATTTGGCAAAGCCTTAATAATGGCTGGTATTCAAAAAGAAGGTCTTTTTAAGGGTAGGGGTATTCAAATTAAGGCAGTCCCAACAAGTAGGGATATAATCAGATTTGATATTCACATCATATCAGATATCAATGAGCCCATTATTCTTTCCGTTAGCCAAACTTTAGGAGCATGAGATGCCAATGTACGGAATAAAAAATAAAGCTGACATATTAGTCAGCGTTTTAAATGGTTTACAAAAAAATGCAGGCATATCGGCTGTTTATCCAGGCTCTATAGCTAGAGCTTTTGCTGAAGCCTTCACCAGTGAAGTGTCGGACTTGTATGAGGCACTGAGATTCAACCTTATGCAGGGAGATCTTATGACCGCATCCGGGAGAAATTTAGATCTTATAGGCGATTTGTATGGTATAACTAGAAGAAATGTTAGCGACTATTCAAGCCAGGATCGTGAATCTTTTAATATTCAATTTTTTATTGATAAACCGCATAGTACAGATGTGACAATACCGTCTGGAACATTAGTTTATAATGATGTATCTAATTTTATCACAAAGCAATACACATATAAATTAGCTGGAGATGTAATTATTGGCAAAGGATCCACCAGGGCCTATGGAAGAGTTGATCCAAATTTCACAGACAACGCTTATGTTGCGCCAGTTAGCACTTTAACTAAACACAATGCTTTTTCTCCGGCTGGAGTAATATTATTTTGCTCCAATCCAAAAGAGGTTCACTCTAACACGAGCGCAGAATCAGATACTAATTTTAGAAGAAGAATCATAGCTTCTGTAAAAGCAAAAGCTCCAGGTACAGCTGAGTCAATTAGATTTGCAGCCTTAGCGGTTAGAGGAGTTAGGGACGTTAGAATTAGGGAGGGTACATATGGAGTTGGATCATGTGACGTCATAATTGTGCCAGAAACAGCTACTGATATGGCAAATTTACCTCAAAGAGTAATGATAGCAGTTAGCGCTGTCAAACCAATTGGAGTGAGATTTAATGTTAGGATGGCCGAACGAGTTAGCATAAATGTAGAGATAACCGTTAGTTTACCAATGGGCTTAAGTGAAAATCTTGCTAGTGGAATTAGAAATCAGGCTTCACTTTTTGTAAAGAGGTATCTAAATTCATTAACCGTAGGAGATGTAGTATTAGTTTCTGAAATTGAAAGGCAGATTAAGTTATCATCAGATTATATTCGCGGATGCTATATAACGGCAATGTTAGCCGATGGTTCAGTTCTCCCAATTGCAGATTTCTCATTAGATACAGTTAAAAAATATCCAGTAGCAGGTGCGATAAGTGTGAGTTCTGTTATAATGGGTGGAACTAATTATTAATTTATAAATTAATATTTTAAGGATGATTGATGAAGCAGTATTTGTTACTTTTAAAAAGCGGAGACTTCAATAAGTCCGGCAACACATGGACAAGTAATGCTATAAATCTATATAAAAATGACTCCTTTACCAATTATTCCTATGTGAGATCAAGATATGGCCTAAACACAATAGGCGACAATATATACGTTGGGCTAGAATATACCTCTCCATCTTATACCGCAGAACTTGCTACCCCTTTATCGAATAGCGCATTATACGTTACTGATATTGGTGAAATTGTTTACGAGCAGGCCACTCCTTCTGTATTAAGATTTGTTGATACTACATCAAAAATAGATGTATTGGCGTATAGACATGTCTTCACCAATCTTCCCGGAACTGAGGTTCCAACATTTAATTTGCAAATGCATGAATCAGACTCTGCGGACGGTCCATGGTTAAAGTCTGTATTATCTTTTGATTCAAATATAATTTTCATAAGAGATTGTAAGCCTTGGATAAAAATAGAACTAGAAATATTTACTGAAACATTAAACACTAATGATCTAGGTCTTCTATTCTATTTAGAGGTTGGGGTACACGATCCAGTTCCAGCTATTGCTTCCGAACACGCTAGAAATATATTAAAGAGGTTTCCAACTTGGACAGATATGTTTGCAGATTCAGAAAATCCTGCAACACCGTCATTGTTTGTTCCGAGTTCTACAGCTGGAAAATTCTTAACAGCGTTAGTTCAAGAGACTCTTGATAATTTTGATAATGAATTAAACCTTTACGATATTAATCATTATATATCAAGCGCAGATGAAAACATGCTTGCCTGGGCTTATGTTTCCTATGATGTACCTGTAAATATTCTAAAGGTTACAGGAGACGATGTTCCACTTGTTCAGATGGACAGTTTGGCTTCATTCTATAGGTGCCAATCAACTGACTACGTATATTATTACAGTCAGGCAAACAAGCAAATAATATCTATGCGGGAGTTTTCTTCATTAAAAATAAATGATACCGAATACAACCAACAACCTTTGCACGTACCAAATAATTTTGATGAATTTGGTGCACGGGTGGGTCTTCCTAGGTTGCTGTTGGAGTCTAATTCCAGATACAAGAAAAGAATTCTTGATGTATCATTAAATTATCCCGCAGCTCATACGGATGGATTTAAAAGAACCGTAAGAAGAGAGCTGGATATATGGAAAGCTTATGGTCTTGAACCAGATTCAGATTATCTTGGCGCAACTCCAGATGTTATCGAAATTTCTGATATGGAAAAAAGTACTCCATGGTTTACTCCTTCAGGCAAACCCCTTAAGCCATTCGTTGATCTTATCGAAAGTATTAACGAAAGATATCCTTCAAATATAGGTTATGTTAGATGGGAAGAAGGATATTGGGATTACGGCGGAATGGATGGAGAAGGCATATCCTATATCCCTGCTATATATGATGTCGATACCAGTTCTTCGCCACAGTATTATCAATCTGGTGTTGGTGACTACGCCGACGCTAAGCTAATACTAGAGGCTGAAGAAAAGGCTACAACGTCTTTTTCTGGATACGTAAGCATATCTGGTATCTACGAGGATGGCATTGAAGAGGTTTATGCTCCAATCAAAGTTGATTATTCTTGGTATCTTTCTTATCTAAAGAGAGTTCCAGATTACGCAGCGGGGATGACTCTTCAGTCCTGGGACCAAAGAGGCTCCGATATAGATGGAGAGGTAGCTGGCGATCAATCGGGTTATTCTGTTTCGCTTTCTTCAGACGGAACTATTCTAGCTATAGGGGGTATTTTCAATGATGGATCTGGAAGTAACGCTGGCCACGTTAGAGTATACGTTTGGAACGGAACATCCTGGAACCAAAGAGGCTCCGATATAGATGGAGAGGTAGCTGGCGATACATCGGGTTATTCTGTTTCGCTTTCTTCAGACGGAACCATTTTAGCTATAGGGGCTACGGGTAATGATGGATCTGGAAGTAACGCTGGCCACGTTAGAGTATACGTTTGGAACGGAACATCCTGGAACCAAAGAGGCTCCGATATAGATGGAGAAGCAGCTGGCGATCTATCGGGTTATTCTGTTTCGCTTTCTTCAGACGGAACTATTCTAGCTATAGGGGGTATTTTCAATGAGGGATCTGGAAGTAGCGCTGGCCACGTTAGAGTTTATAGGAATACTTCATCTAGAATTGGAGTTGGTTTAACTTATGAAATAGGTGTTAAAGCTCACGCTAATTACGCAACACCATCAACTTTTTATTCTAATTTAAATTATTTAAATAGAGATGATTTTTATGTTGGAAATAGATTTTCAGAGAATCATCCATCCAGTCCAGAGTTTAATTTAATTAAAATTTTTAATGATGATGGGTATACAGTATCTACTCTTCAGTTTAAAGATAAGATCTATAACAACCTATATTATAATGCCTCAAGTTCGCCTAGTGTAAATACAATTAATTTTGACGATGTAGATTCTGTAAAAATAGTTTTCTCAAACGGTGGATGGAATTATGTTACACAAACATATGATAAGTCTTTAGCTACCGCAAACTACAGAGGAGGATTCTCTAAATCTACTCCCAGCACGACCTATTATACTAATCCTTCTTATATGCAGCAAGTTGAGTTGGCTTCTCCAAGTAATTATACGTACACAGATGCCAATATAAGAATAGGATCAACTGTATATGAAACAAAGCTAGCAAGTTTTAATACTCAAACGATTACGTCATCATTCTTTTTAAATGAAAGCAACAATTTAACTGCATCGGGGACACAAAATTATTCTATGCACATAGATGATCTTGTAGATAGATTGATCCTTCCGCCTCAAGCAACACCTCAATATCTATATATAGACAATATTAAACCTATTGGTCTAACTTACTTTAATGAAACTAGCATTATAAATACTTTGCATGGCGGTGCAGCTATAAATCCAGATGATAATGAAAGATATCTTGTCCCATCATCTCCAAATATAATATATAAAACCTATAATTCTTCAAACGCTGAAATTGCCAGCCCAGATTACTTTGATTCAGCTACAATAAACTATTATGCGACACCATCGTATTTAACATTTGAATCAGCTAGTAATAATTTCTATCCCATTTATTTTACCAAGTATTCACCTTTCACTTCTGAAACAACACCTCAAATATTTAGTGGGTATATAGATTCTTTGGATAATGTCTACGAAAGTTCAGAGGCGGCAGATAATCTATTCTTTAATTCAGATGATTTCCTAAAGAGAATTTATTTATCAAAAGACTCTTTTGGATTAAATTCTGAAATAAATTATATTATAAAAGATATACAATTAATATCTGATACTCAATATATAGAGCCATATGTAAGTGATAAAAATTCTTCAATTACAAATATTAATAACGCATTTAGTAATAATGAAGATATAGATATTGACGTAAGAATAGCTAGAGACATTCAGGAAGTAGTGCAAAATAATCCAGCAATTCATACTGGCTGGCTATACTTAAATCAAGATGAATACTATATATATTCCAATCCAATTACTGATTCCGCCACAGGGAGATTTTTCTCCCTGCCGATTAGTCGATATCCAAGATCTGGTTCCCCAATAATAGTCAAAGTAGGCGAAGAGGAATATAGAAATATTCTTTTTGAAGACGCTGCAACTCCTGGAAATATTTTATTTAGTAATACTGAAGAAATTTACGGTAACGTTAGCAACACTATTTACCTAGCTTATCAAAATGTTGAAAATATATCTGTTACAGATTCCTACACTGGTGTTGTACTATTTGATAATTTATCTACTTCCACAAATGAGTTGAATTGCTTCAGCGCTGCAACACCTTCTGTATATGGCAGAAAGTATAATGTCAGTTACGATGTCAGAAATGCCTGGTATGTTGACAAAAACGTATACAACCCTAATACCGAAATTTTTAGTTCATCAGTTTACTTTAGCTCTACCCCAAATACAGATCAAGTCTACTCTGTTACGTATGAGTCTTCATTGAATGATAATAGTCATTCGATAGATCTTTCATTGCTGCCCTCGTTAAATCCATTAGACGAAGGGTTTGTGTATATTTCAAAGACAGATTACAATTTTGCTAGCGCAAAAGCAGTTTTGTCTCCAGGAAATATCTCTAACTTACAAGATGATTTAATGTATTTGACCATTGTTTCTTATGATGAAAATAATAATTTTAAGCCAGGTCAAACTTTTCATGTTTATGGCGATATAGTTTCAGCTACACCAGCCTATGTTACCACTAATGATAATGGTATAGCCAAAACTATAATTCGCTATTCCTACACTGGTGAAGAGAAATATCAGTCAAGCAATGTGTTCATTTCTGGAATTGGCTCTGCAACTCCGTACGGCAATGTCAATAGTCAGACCCAAGGATATGTAACATTTGTACCATTTGATATTAATATCGCAGATTCGGAAATACTAAGACTAAAAGCTGCGCCATCCTCATTAATAATAAATGCCGGCTCTGATCAGTCAGTGTCTATAGTCGGACAGGTTTTATGGAATAATCAGCCATGGGGTAAAATCTTACGTGTTTCCTGGAATAAAGCTAGAACCTTAAAGGATCTTTTTGCTGCGACACCAGATTATACGGCTTATACATCTTCTGATGGAAAGTTGGAAATAGCAAGTGTGGCAACAGCTCAAGATTCGGCTACTCCTGGATATTGGTTCGCAAGAGTAAATATAGCAGATGAAGACTATGCCAAGACTATTTTGCTGGCAGATCAGGAAATTAATGCTGGCCAAAATGTTACTATATCTGGAGATGTTATTTACTGGTATGAGTCCTACGATACAGTCCAGTATGACCAGGAACTGAGTCCCCCACTGCCCAATATTTACACATCAAATAAGCAGGAAAAATCAGATATTATAGCAACACCAAACTTTGTTTATAAACACAATGATTCAAATACTATTATATATAACAGTGCAACACCCAATTGGACGCCCCCAAGATGGGTGCCTTTGAGAAAGTACGATCAGTATCAAATGGGCATTTTTGGGTCAACGCCAAACCATATAGCTGATTATGAGCTAGTGCATCCAGATCATGAGGAACAATGATGGAAAAGTTTGTTAATTTAACAAATTCCAATAATGAGAAATCAGTTAAGATTGGTCAAAATGCACCTAAAGATTCTGTTGTTTTAGGGTGGTTTAATGTTGATCCAATTTCTCCAGAAAAAAATATCACAATATTTGATCTATCTGGAACAATATTGGAAAATAGGATTTCGCTTTCTGATCAGTCGGAATTAATGTACGCAGATGAATTTGGCATATTGACGAGGTCGGATGGTTCCTCAACCATTGCCAATAATGATATTAGCGTAAGTAATATTTTCACCAATAGAATTACATCATCTCAAAAATTTATCTCTTCTGAGATAGATAGTAATAATTTTGCCCATCACTATTATGTAAGTAGATATTTTACTGTCGCTCAAGCTGTCTTTTCGGTTATTACTTTAAATGATTATCTGGACAGCACACGGATTTCTGATGTGGGAATTAAAATAATCGATCAATATGGCAAAGATTATGTTGATAAAGATACAAATAAGCCAAAGTATAAAATTCTTTTAGAGCCATTTAAAACAGACTACAATCTAAATGATACAGAATTACCTTACAGAATTCTTGTATTTCTAGACTCCACTACACCTGTTGGTTTAAAAATAATCTATAATAAGTTTGAGGTAGACGAAAAAGGTAAGAGGCACAATCATCAGCTTAGATATACAGAAAATATTAATGCTGTACCAATGTTTAAGGAAGTCCCTGAAGAATCTTTTGTTATAGACCCTAATTATTTGGGTTCTAATACTTTTTCTATAAAGAAAGTAGACAATAGATTTGTTAATACATCTGGTCAATCAAATATAGTCAAAAATGGGTATCAAGCTATAGTGCCCAGCAAAGCAATAAAAGATTATAGAACTTACGAGGTATTTAATTGGAGAATTGTGGGCAGAGTAAGAAGAGCTCTCAATTTAACACAGGTAAACTTCGGAGCCAATAGAACTGTTAATGCTTGCATACTATATTCCGGTAGTGTCTCGGGATCTAATATTAGCCCGTATGTAATATATAGGCTAGAAAATTCGCCATTTAATTTATCTAATTTTAATTTTGAAAATCCATTAATTAATACACAAAGTAAGAATACAAAATCACATTGGTTAATAGATATAGACACAGTCACGATACAAGATCTGTCTAGGTTTGACATTGTTTTTTGGTCACCCGATATTTCTATTACTCCGCTTCAAGCACAAAAAATCAATGATTATATTACCAATAAATTTGGTACCTTATTTTTAGATTTAACTAATTGCCCTGATGCTCAAAGGCTTTTTTGTGGCTCACAACTACAGATGGTAGAATCATCGTCAGCCACTACGGCTTCTATAAATTCTGACAGCTATCTTATTAATTCAAATAAAAATGGTGGCTGGGATATCAACGATAACATTTTTGAAAAAAATTATTATGGAGTATTTGGATCTAGATACACAAGAGATTTAAACCCTAAAACTTATAAATATTTTTCAAATATTGTATCTGATAATAGTTTTGTTAAAGTTGGTCCCACTTCAGGATCTCAGAAATCTATTGGCGCTGCGATATCATACTCTCCGGCTGTTGATAATTTGTCAAAAGGCAACGTTATAGCTACTACTTTCCCAGTAATGGAATACTGTAATAAAGTCTATTCTTTATCTGGATCCGAAATTCCAGTTAACGACAACAATGAAAACACGCATGCTGGAAATATTGAGACAGAAAATGTATTACCAGCAATAATAGAGGGACCGTTTAAGTTATTATATAATGCGGTTTCTTATGCAATGTACTCTAAAGCTAGAGCTCAACAGTCTACTTCTACAATATCTTCTTTAACCAACCTTGTTACAGACTGGAATTCTTCCTGGGTAATGTACAGTGATGCACTAGACGATTCTGAAAAAGACGATTTTGAAGTAACACCAATATCATCTTCAACATTTGTTTATGCACGTGTTCTTACAAAAAACTCTGCCTCTAATAACACTAGTGTATTAAATTATTTTAAAGAAAAAATGTCATTAAAGCTTCCAGCAACGCAGGTTTCGATACTATCTGAGGTGTCGGTTAATGATATAGATTTCTTTATTGAAGTAACAAATCCCGACGTTTCGATTAAAGATGCGACAAAAATAGATAATAATAATTCTTTAACAGTAAATATACCGTCTTCTTATTATCTACATCAGATTAATCAACCGACTGGGAATACCGCACATCCAGCAAACGCAGCGTTATACGCTTATACGATAAAATATTCAAGATCTCTTTCTCCTATTTCTGGTATGGGACCTTATACGTTATTGGAGAGACCAATTAATAGCTCGTCAAGTAGACAGTTATTAAGTGGGTTCAATCAATCTTCTGGTTTTCATTCTTATTCATTTAGATTAAAGTCTTCTTTTGTTTCTTATGAGGGAATAGATCAACCAACAGTTTTTCAAACTAAATTAAATGGTGAATTAGTTTATGATTTAATGGGAACAATTAAGAGAACTAGAACAACTGTTGTAACGCCAGAGCCAGCAATTAGAACGTTAAGAACATCTTCTATTAAATCTGCAATTGATGACTATGATTTATTAAGAGCTAAGTCTACATCTGAAACATCTAATGTTTTTCCTTATACTGGTGATATAGATATTCATGGTCAAACTAGAATTTGGAAACAAGGTTGGGATTCCTCTGGAGGTAGTGATAAAAGACTCTTGTCGACAGAAGACGCACAGGCTGTTGGCGATTATATATCTTCGTTGTATGAATCAAATTACTATCAGTTAAATCCCCCTGCTGCTCCTGATATTTATCAATCTCCAGATAGAATTGAGCAAAGAATAAATAGAATACCAACCCTAACTGAAGTTGTTGCCACAACAGTTCCTCAAAATAGAATACCAACCCCAACTGAAGTTGTTGCCACAGCAGTTCCTCAAATGACTTCTTCTACTAATTTTAGATCATTATGGGTCCAACAATTAAATATAGGCAGAGTCCAGTTACCCGGACCAGGCTCTACCCCTTTTCCAATTGCAACATGGAGATATTGGATAAACGATGGCTCACTTGATGGTAAAGATTACAATATCGGAACTGTTACGAAAAACAGCTTGAGTCAATATAGTTTGGAAATAGGGCGGCCAGAAGGTGATGGGGTAAAGATCTTGCTTATCTACCCACTAATGACCTTGCAACAGCTCAGACAAAAGTTGGGTTCGACAATTGTTATTCCAGCTGAATTTTTAGATAGAACAGCATCTTAATTAAGGAATATTATGGCAACACATGAATATGTCAAATACATACAATATACGCTCGGTGCCTCGGGCTTCTATTCAAAAGCAATAGATGGCGATTATGGTTCTTCGACTGCGTCTGCTGTTAGATCTTTTCAGATATCAAATAATCAGAGATATATTGATGGTAAGGTTGATAGTGAAACTAAATGGTATTTAGCTAAATATTGGTTGAACTTAAAAACGACTAATAATAGTTTGTTTGAAAGTTGGAAGTCCTTTGCGTCTGAAGATATTAGGAAATATATACAAAAGGTTGAAGAGATGGGTTTAGCCCCAGATATTAATACTGGAAAAGTATATAGAAAAACAACATTTACAGGAGTAGCCGGTCCAAGTTCTGCCTCTGATGTAATATTTTTCGAGATACCACAATCTATTATTGGTATTGAAAAAATTATTATAGTTCCAGATCAGGATATTAGATGGAGGAATTATAAGGCTATTTCTTTCGGTTGGCATTCTTCTTTTTCTTCAAATATATTTCACTATCCGAATATCGAGGCGCTAGATCTCTCTGCTGCAACCGGAAATATAGAGATACCAATGAATGGCAGATCTGGCGAAAGTGCCAGATATATATGGGTTAATCTTGTGGGCGGACCAATATATGGACTAGGTCAAGGTGAAGGGTTCGGTATATCGGAAATAAATGTATTAGCTTTAGCGCAAGATCCAGATATAACACAGGTTGTAGATTATGATGATCCTATTACAATTACTGTAAAAGCTAATTTTATTACGTCACTAAATGATGTCACTCCATCTTCTCCAGCTTTAATAAATCTTTCAAGTGTAGAAAGAGTATCTGCGCAACAAACACAATATATATCGCGATTAACATATTATCCAGATGGCATTAATCAAAGACAGTTAACATTTACTTCTGGTTCAGGAATAAATCTTAACAGCATTGACTATATTTCAACTGGAGAATATGAAATAAAAATTCCTAATTTTAGAAGCAATGTAGTATCTGGAACCTTTGCTTTAGCAAATTTAAGCCTATCTGACACAGTGAGCCTTGGCGAAACTGTATCCGGATCACCCATATCAATTAGGCAGACACAGGAAAATAATGTAGTGTTAGAAACCTCAAGTACATTTTACGGCGATGCCCTTACTAGGACGACCGTAATAGACTTGTCTTCCGGTTACAGACTAAAGAATCGTCTTGGTCAAATGTTTCCTGAAGGAAAAAACTCTATTAATTATGGAGACGGTGTATTGCTGTTGTGCGATTCGAGCGGCAAACCAGTCGGTCTGCCAACATTAGCGCAGATATCTGCGTCAATATCAAATCCGGCAACGCTTTCTCAGGAGGAGAGAGACATTGCTTACGGATATTTTTCGTTAGTTAATGAGCTGCCCGCAGATGGGTTGAGGTATGGCTTTTATGATCTAAACACTCAAGAAATGCTTGGAAGTTCTCTAAGCTATATTGATTTCTATACGAGATCATCTTTTACTAATTTTGAAAATATCTATATAGCAGTTTGTGCGTTGGACGCGGATGGTGCTAATGGAGATAATGATTTTGTTGGCCAAAATAATTCCACTACGTTTATCCCTGTAAGAATTCCATTAAAGTATTTAACCCCTATATATTCAGTTAAATATAACAATGGATCTGGAATACAAGTTAATAATATTAATGCTAATCTATCAAAATACGATGCATGGGAATTGCCGGTGACAAATGGTTCTTTTAATAAAAAGGTAAAAATTGATTCCCTTATCCAATATACTGATTGGAAGTCAATATATTCTGGGCAAGAAATGTTAGCCGAATACTCCACCATGGATCTACCGGGAGTTTCTTGGTCAAAAATATATGGATATGGATATTATGATATATCTAATGAACATCCTATAGTTGTTGATAATAAATCAATTAAATTAAGAAAAACTCCAATTTTAAGTTGGAATCACAAAACTGACTATATGCAGTCGATAGGTGGAATAGTCCGCCAACAAGTAGAAGTGTATACTAGGGCAAGTGTAACATCAGCTTGGGTAAAAGTTGAGGACTCTCTTATATTAGATGTAGATTGTGATAATGGATTAATAAAATTTAAAAAACGAATAATTCCAAGTGATCCATCTTTAATTAAAGTAAATTATTCAACTGTAAATAAAAATTCTTTAGTCAGACAAATTAATGGAGACCCTATACCTTTGAATCCATTCTTAAATTCTGACAGTGTACAGTTTGATAAACCTATGTATATATATCTGACACCACGAAATATATATAAGAAAAACACACCTAATCAATCTGAGGTAAATGTATTTAGCTATGAAAAAATAACTGAATTTCAATATCCAAATTTGATTAATTTTACATATAGTTCTACTATTTTTGATGAAACATCCATAGACTACGATCCATTTGCGCTTTGCATAGCAATAATATATGTTACTAACAACCCAAATAAAGTTAAGCCTAAACTGTCCGACCTTAGATTAAGGGGTGGTGGGATTCGGGCTGATATAGAAAATTCAGATATAGTTAATGAAGTTCCTGAAATTCTGTCTCACTGGGACGTATATCCCGCAAATGCAACTGCATATATGAATGGCGGATATGTTATAATTAAAATACCTGAAAATGTTAAGCAAAACTTTACTTCACCAAAAGAAATATATAATATTATTAGAAATAACTTAACAGCCGGAATTGTTTTCGATTTGCAAAACATGGAAGGGGAAGATTGGTCTTAAATGATACACGCATTACCGGAAACAATTAGCTTATATTCTTCCGCCTCTAGGGCGACTGTTTCGTCTCTCATAAGAGATATGAGGCTTGAAAAAACAGATTTAAATTTTTTAGTAACAAAAATGTCAAATATGACAGTAGATCTAAATTATACGGGAGCTAAAGTTGCGTCTTTTTCCCTTCTAACAAAAGAAGCAATGGTGGATGCGTTCAGAAACGCCTACCTAAGAATGCAAAATTTATTTAATGCAGCCAATGCTACCGGTATAGCTTTAAATTCTATTGTTAGCGTTTTTGATTCTGAAATACAAAAAGTAGAAGAAGATTTAGATAAGCTACAAGTGTTTATAGATAACTATGAATTTATTTCTGGTAAAGATGATTTGTTTAACGCAAACTATATAGAGAAATTTGATAGCTTCCTTAATGACTATAGGGCAGATGGAGTTCAGTTTGCAATTCCAGATAGGGATGGCATACCTTTTTCGGAAACAAATAATGCCTTCATAGATCCTGTCAGCGGTGCTTTAAAAATTGGTAAGGGACAAGATGTAAAAAATATCATTAGAAATATAAAGTCTATAAAAATTGCTACTAATTATAATAATTATGTGACAACAAATTCTAATTTTGAAAATTTATTTAATGATAATTTTTCTGATTCATGGTCAGTGACAATAAAGTCTCCAGCTATTTTATCTGCACAGCTAAAAGATTATATAAAATATTTTAACTATGATTATTCTACTGTTAGTGGAGCAATCGCAGCTGTTGAAATAGTCTTACAAAGACCTATTAATATAGATACAATTAGATTTCAGTCTAATCAATCAACTAATTTTAAGCTATTACAGGCTGTTGTATACCACAATTCTCCTATAGATGCGAATAATATTACGCCGTCAGAAAACTATACCATTCTACTAAACAGGCCAGCATTGCTAAATAGAGTTTTTGATTTAAGATTTAATAAGAAATCAGTTAATAAGATTATTCTGATATTTAATCAGCAAGATTACATTAAGAATAATAGGCCACCAATTAATTCTGAGCTAAACTCTAAAGTTTTGGATTCATTTGTGAAAGCTGTAATAGATGAGCGCAAAAAAAGTTTTAGTAGATTTCAAGATATTATTTATTGGTTTTTCAAAAGAAAAAGTACGGTAAAAGGAATATCTAAAAATAAAAAAACAGATATAGACTACTACACATACAGGTTTCCGCAGGAATTTGATAGCTACATAAATAATTTAGATGAGCAAATTAAAGAATTTAATAATCTAATTATTGAAGATAAAAACGTATTTACTAATACCCCTGTATTCGTTAATGCAATTAATTCTATGTTGAATACTTTTTCTGGAAAATACAAAATATTTGATTCTGATAAATATATTGAAGGCATAACAGCAGGATCTTCTTTATTTGCGTCCGGATTCATCATGGGTTCGAGCACTAACGTCAGGTCCCAATCTGATCAACAATATAACACTGGAATTCTAGCTACTCCAGTAGCTTCGTTAAACTCTCAATTATCTGTGCTAGAATCCAATTCTAGCTATGAATACAGTTTTTCTCTTAGATCAATAGAGTTCATAGAAACATTAAATCAAGATACTAATAAAGCTGTTTTTGTTAGCAAAAAAATTCCTGTTAATGGGCAAATTATTGCAGCTAAAGTAAAGCCATATTTCTTTAACAATAATGCCGGTGTTTCCAATGTAAATAGAGACATACTAGCTCCGGCATCATACGAGATATCTATATCCAATAAGCCACTGCCATTAAGTGAATCTGACTGGATACCAATATCAACTTATGGCAATAAAATTGTTCAATCTGAAATTTTGTTTACAAATAATGTCACTAGAAAAGCTAAATTAAGATTTAAACCTAAAAATGATTCAATTATTGTATATAAAGACGGAGTTTTGTTGCCCAGAATTTCTACTAACTATAGTTATTCGATTGATGAAAATACCATTTCTATTTCGCAAAGTCAATTTAATGTAAATAGCAGATTTATAGTTTCTTATGATTTAGATTTCGCATTCACTGCGCCTGATGAGGTTGATTTTATAAAAAGAAATGTAATTCTTCAATCTTTAAAAAACTATTCTTCAGACGATGGTTCGGGTGAAACTTTTTCTTCGACTGATTTCAATGCATCAATCAGATTAAGTTATTCTCCTTATGTGGATAGGGATAGTTATGCTAGAATAATTTATAATAAATCAACAGGAACAAATTTTATTAGCAACAATGCTGGGTACAACCCTGTAAAAATTATTCTTTCAGATGGAACAGTGGCAATTAATCTAACTAATTACTCTCTTTCCGTAGAAAAGGTTTCATTTTATTCTACGACTGAAACACTATTTATCCAAAATGGTAAAAATGTCGTTTTCAACAGGCCGATTAATCAGCCATTTACAGTTTACTATCAATATATACCTAATGATTTGCGATTTAGATTAGTGATAAGAAAAAACATTATTGACTCTTCTGATCCAATATCCGTCGATAGCGTTATTGTCAAAATGAAAACCATTAATAATGATCCATATTATGAGAAGCTAAATTCTTTAACATTGTAAAGAGAACACTATGACACAACTATCAGCAAACACTATGCCGTATCAGCAAATGCTACATAAGGTGGCTCAGTTAATTACCGCAATAAACTCTGCGTCATTAATTACAAAAGATGAAATAGCAGAACAATATTTAAAAATATTAAATGAAATTAAGAATCAAATAGGAGCCCCTTTGGCATCTTATTCGCCCTTCATAAAAGGTGAGCCACCAAGATCTGAAAAGTTTAATAAATTTTTTACAGAGTATGCACAAGACGTATCTATTTTGTCAAAGCAAATAGATTACCTCAACGCCAAGACCATTAATATATTTAATCTTTTTTCTAAAGAAGTTGAAGGAGAAAAAAGGTACTCGGAAAGAATAGTTTCCAAGTGTAAAATTTTGCAAATGTATTCTCGTAGTCCATCTGATGATCTAATTTATGTTGGTGATTCATTTGAAAATGATGATTTAATTGATTATACAAAAATAACAAAAGGCTCAAATCCACTTATTAAGGGCGGGGCTGCGTCGTTAGCGATAGAATCCTCTAAACGATGGACCATTGATTCAATAGAAGTTTTATCTGGAAATGGTTTTATTGGCAATAGTCATCAAATTATAAAGTCTAATAATGATGAAAATACATCTCAATATAAATATGTTTTTGAGAATAATAAAACATTAAATAACCTAAGAAGCATTAATGACAATAATCCTCTTACATATTTTGAATATGAAAGTTTAAATGTAGATAAGTCAATAGCAAAACCACCATTTACTATTGCGCCTCAGGAGAATGAATTTAAGTTTCTTAAAACAGAAATGAATAGTTCTAATTCTAATGAGTCCAATGTAGTAGATTGGTCTTCGCATCCAATAGCTGATCCCTTAACTTTGAAACTAAAACTAACTTCTAATTCCGGAAGAATTGCAAATAGTATTGATATAACTCCATTTTTTGGTTCCTCTAAATATATAGAAGTTACAGAAGTTGTAGTTTTTGCTAAAAATGGTTCTTCAGAAAATGTTTTAAAGGAAAATATTTTTATTGGCTCATCATTAATCCCATTGAATATTGAAATTGCGCAAAACTATTTTTACAACAAAGCTACAGTAAGATTTCCTGAAAGAGAAGTTTCTAAAATAGAAATATCTTTTAGGCAGACGGCTTATTCAAACGTAGAAATAAAACACGTTTATTGGAAACCAAGCTCAATAAACGCTAATAATCCTTTTGTCAATTTATCAAGATTCAACCCAGATGCCTTGAGCAGGGATATATACGAATCAATTAAATACAATAAATATCAATTAATACCAACACTATCTAATCCAACTAAATATAAAACTACTACACAAAATGTAACAGATATAAATGTTAGCTTAAAAAAGAAGCCAACATCCCTAACGGCTTATTTCATAGCTGCCTCATTCTTTAGCGATTCAGCTACTCCAACTAGTTCTACGGTTTATTTTCATAGATGGACAACAACTGGAGAAGAGGCTCAATTTGTTTCTGAGCCAGTTAAAGATGAAGATAGTTACATAACAAAAAACTATGATACCGCAGCAGCTGCTCAAGAAGATTTGAATGATCTTTTGGATTTATATTTAGGTGCCACTCCATTTTCGCATCCAGAGTTAGGGGTAATGCAAGATATTTCGATTGTGCAACAGTCATTTGTACCTGTGCAAAAAGAAATTTCTCATAGAGTTATTCTTCAGCAGGCAGAAGAATTATATAATGCTAAAAGATGGGCGATAGGAATTAGAGATATAGATGTGTATAGGGAGAAATACAAGGATGAAATGCAGATAATTTCTTTTCCATTTAAGTTTGATTATCCTATTGAATCTGTAATGCTTGACGTACAAGCTACTATAAATCAGGTTCATTCTACAAAAATAAATATTGAAACATACATATCTGCAGATCAAGGATCCAATTGGATAGAGATTTCTCCGGTGCAATTAGACTTTAATGGTGTTCCTGAAATAGTGTTCTTTAATCAATCTATACTTAATGAATATAGATTATCTGGCGCATCATATTTATCCTTTCCAACTATTCCAAAAGAAGTTAAAGAAATTGTTGTTAAAATAGTTGCGAACAAAAAAGGTACATATAATTTTACGCCTAATATATATTCGTACCAATTAATAGCTAAGGTAAAAAGATCATGAACATAGCAAGCATGCAGAAAATAAAGTTTTTAAATAATGTAAATAAACTACTTTACTCATCTGGAACTAGACCAAGTGAAATAGAGATAAGAAAACTTTTTAATGATTATTTTTCTATCTATAAACTAGGTTATCCTATACCTATGGATTATGATATTTTTACAAGAAAAAATATTTTTGATCATGAAGATTTAAATGAGCTAATGATTAAGGCATTATTTAATTTAGAAGTAGCTTATGATTGTACAACTCAAAATAATTATCAAATGATGGAGACTATTACAGCTCTTAATAAAAAGTTGGATAATCTAAAATCTAAGCGTCGAGAATTAGAAGGAAAAGTTGATGAATTAATCTTTTCTATAAATAATTCTGATGGATTTTATTACTCTTACTTAGAAAACTTCACATCAACTAAAAACATTGATTTAACCTTAACAGATGCGTTTGTTGATGTCAAAGCTGGAAACGTGACTATACCAATTATACATTCTGGCATATTTGATATGATAACATCTTCATTGATCAATCCTTCCAGTGTTACATTGTCCGTTGACCTAAATGGCGTACAAGTTGTTGCGCCATATGTCATTTCTGAATTGGAAAATATAACAGATGGACTTAGCGACACATATTGGTCATGTAGATATGAATCCGCTGAATTAGGTGTAGTAAGCGCAATAATGACTATACCAGTTAATTCTAATTATACTATCTCTAAAATCGAAGGTACTTTATTGGCGTCTTCTGGAGTTGGAATTGGAATTTTAGCAAAACCATTAAATAAAGAAGTTCCAGAACAAAATATCATTAAAGATACTAGATCTGACTACGATAGATTTTCTTTCAATTTAAATCCTCTTAATTATTCAAGTATTACTTTAATTTTGTTTAAAACATTTCCTGATGAGGTTTTAAACAACTCTAATAAACCTTATATTTATGAATTTGGATTGAGAGACATTTATATTGGATCAAAATATCATGATAAAGCAGCTATAATAGTTTCGTCTCCAATATCAATACCAGAAGTGGACAATGGTTTATTGGCAATAGAATCTGTTGGCTTAAGCGTCCAACATCAGGTTGGTCCTGGATATGATGTAAACTACTTTGTTGCGGCAGATATTCCTGGAGCAAGCGGAATTGACGCTTTTAATTGGATAGCAATTGATCCAGAAAATGCCTCATCTAATTCAAATTCAACAATTGCAAATCTACAAGCAACCGATAAAAATAATAAATTAATTTACGACGGTGCTGGACAAGTAGGCGGTTTTGAGCTAATAGATTTAAATTCTACTTCTGGAAATATTAATGAATTAAATCCAAATACAAATATATATTCTGGTAAAACTGTTTATAGAGTTTGCAATATTGGCGCAGAGGAAGTAAAGCAGCCATTTATTCTAAATGGTATAAATTCCATAAGAAACTACGCAATGCTTAGATCCTCTAATTCAAACATAACAGAGCAATATTATAAGTCTTTAAATATATGGTCACAAAAAATCTCACAGTCTTCCTCAGATATTACGCAAACAAGTCCTATTGAAAATCAGTTAAACGCAATAAGTCCTGGGTTTAATGGAATTTGTTCCGGCTTATTAGAAACCAGTCTTTCTGCCACAAGAGATAATACTGTAATACATACTGTAACTAAAAGTAGGGAAGATTTTACATTAGCAATATATTTAAACGATGTTTTGATTGCGGATCTTCCATCTGGTATTTTGTCTCAAGATATTGAATGGAATTTCAAAACTGGAATTAACTATATTAAGATAACATATGACAAAAATTTTGAAGGTTTAATTACATTTAATATCATGTCTGGAAGAAGATTATCTGATTATGGTACCATATTTTTAGACTATTACTCATACCTTGATCCATATGAGTTTAGGCAGAGAGTCGCACAAACAAACTATGTATTTACCGTAGATCAAGCTTTTGGTGCTCGTGAAGTAATAAGCTCTAGACATTTATCGGGTAAGTCAAAAATAGTTTATTATGGGGAAAATTCTAAACTAGTCAAGGCCGTTAGATATAGGGCTGATTTGTATAGGGATAAAAACCCATTAGTTTCTCCAATAATAGATAATATAAGAATAAGATTCAAGCACAACGAAGAAGGATAAGATGGCTATTAGCTATAGAAATTCCAATAAAATAAATAGAATTATTGAACCACTTTATCAGATTGATAGAGCAAAATTTAAATCTCCTAGAAATAGTTTAATGGAAAATCTAGAGAGTAATTTATTAAAGATAGATTTTTCTAGAATATTAAATCATTTAAATGAAGTTGATAATTCTATTTTAGATAAGTTAACATATTTTATTGGGGATATAACAGATTATACAGAGCAAGCAAAAATAGACGATGGCATTTCCTACGATTTTGCTTCCTTGCAAAGGTATATAGATGAGGCAAGTCCTTCATTGGAAACGCTGACAATTGACACTACTAATAAGTTAAGTGGAAAATTGTCTAGATTAATCAATAAAGTTTCTAGATTAGAAAATGGTGGATGATATGACTTATGTATTAAAAACTAAAAAAAGAGACTATAAATACAATGGCCCCGTGGATAGCTCGGACTATAATTCGAGGATACAGGAAAATTATGAAGATTTAGTTTACCTTTATAATAGGGCAAATATCATAGACGCTAAGTTGTCTAGTGCTTTTGAAAGAGTTTTAAAAGATCACATATTTTTAGCTAATGCAATACAGGATCTAAGCGATAGGGTTTCTGCCTTAGAGTCAAATTCTAATACATTGTCAATATATTCTTTTTCACAGTTGGATTATAATAATTTTGTTGGAACAAGCTTTTCAATTGCCGGAACGGAGTTATTAAGCTTTGACCCCTCATATAACGCAATAACTCTACCAAAAGTGTCTAGTGGATCATTCTCAAAGCTAAAGTTTGGTCAGGCTGGTGTTGGACAGGTAGTCCCAGATTATTTTAAAACCAGAATAGACATTTCCTATGCAGGTGTGGATACTCCTGGTGCGGTAATTGACAGTACCCCAATATATAATTGCATCTTAGATGCTGCTGATAAAGTTTGGAGAAGAACAGTAGTTTCTAATACAAATCCCACAACTGGTGCACAGCTTATGTTATATGTGGCAATACCCAACGACGCTGTTGGGATATTGAAATCTAATGTTATTAAGCTAAACCCATTTCCGGCTTTTGGCTGTGAGATATATTCGATTGAATATACGACAGTCGCTAATCCCTCATTGACTCCAGCAGATACTTGGATACCTTTAAATAAAAATAGTTTTTACGATTCAGTCGCCTCAGCCATAGGAAAGGTAGCGCCTGGTGGGTGGTCATCTCTTGGTTCTGATTCTATTAAAAATTCTGGACCACTATGTTTCCATTTTCCGGAAACAAATATAACAGCCATAAGAATTAAGATGAATCAAAAAAATTATTTAACAGAAACAGGAAAGTATATTTACACATATGGTCTTTCTGATTTGGACGTTAAATATGAGAAATATTTACAAACTGGTAAAATAATTATAAAGTATTCCGCCCCCGTCGGCACCGTTGTACAAGAAGTGACAAATGTCTCGCCCAAGATATATAATGTAGCGGAAAGTCAGCTTGATGAAGCTTTTAGCTACAGAATTATATACGACGATGCTGGGACATATAGCTTAATCAATCCCGGTGCCTCTAATCATGTATGGATAGAAGTCACCCTGAATCAGTTAGATGACAAAACTGCGCCAGTTCTTTCCGATTTAATTATTGAATATATCTAATTTAAAATTACTATAAGTATATAGATTTCTGACAAGGAGAAAATAAATGGCCACTTTTTACGTAGGACCCAGACCAGTTTTAAAGGGCAGATCATCATCCGAGATGGTCAACCCACACACCACTATGACCGAAAAGTCTAAGGGTACTGGTACCTATTCATTTTACCCGCTTTACAGCACTAGTCACGTATTAGACGGTGCCCCAGATAATGATCATATTCCTGGAACTGGTGAACGTCCTGGTAATAGATTTTTGTCGCAAGTATTTATTGGAACCACTCTTTACGTCCATCCACTCTCGGGCACTTTTGCTGACGGCAGCGCAACATACGATGGTGCAAGATTCCGTCCGCTAGAGTACAAAGGTCTTGATGGGGCAAAGGTATTCTCATCAGACTATGGACATTCGCCAACAGCAGATACAAATTACTCCCTGTATAATAACTACATCTTTGACGGTGTGGCATCCGCTAATATATTTTCTGATACTGGTCACGGACCAAGAACCGAAGCTAATGGTGCGCCATCGTCATTCGGCGTTTTTAAGCCCACTGAATTTCATGGCGTAGATAGTGCTACAGTGTTTACCAGTAATTACGGTCAAGCTAATACAACTGGAGATTATGGTCGTGAAAAAGTTCAAGAGTGGTACGGAGTGCCTTCGGCTAAAGCTCTCTAATATTACATGCGCTCCCTTAATTCTTGAAAAAGAGGAAAGAAAAAGCGGGATAACCGCTTGGGGCGCATTAGTATTAGGAATTATAGCTTACGACGTGTACGCTATAAAGTCCAGAAAGATTGAAACTTTAACTAGATCTTTTTGGAGATTAACTGAAAAACCATTAACAGCAATTATACCAGTAGGAGTGTGGTTAGGTTTAACTTTTCATCTTCTTATAGAGAAGCTGGTTAGAAAAAGTATTCTTAACAAGGGAGTTATATGACTAAATTACACAAAGATATTATTGAAAGAGCAATATGGACTGCGGTTCAAGCTTTTGTGGCAGTTTATACTGTTGGCGGGGTTGATGAACTTAAGTCCGCTACAACCGCAGCAGTTGCTGCTGGGATTAGCGTTATCAAAGGTTTTGCCGCTACAAAAATTGGTGATGCAAAAAGCGCAGCAACTATAAAGAGTTAATTTAGTATTACATAGTGGCTATGACGTGATATAATGTATCTGTCAGAAAGTCGATAGAGGAGCGGCCCCGTCTGAAGTTGACGGGGCTGTCTCTTTATACTGGCAAATATATATGTTTAAACTAATTTATGTGAGGTTATTTAGGATTAAAGATGTCTATACAAGAGCTTCGAGAAGCAATAGCAAACAAGTCTCTGCCCTTTCCCGTTGCAGAAAAATATTTAAAACTATATGTTGCTGATGTTAGTTGGGAGCAATCAATAAATACTTTATGGACTAATTCTATTAATAAACTTCATGATCAAGAGCTAGCTAAAGAACATGTTAAAAAGGCAATTAGTTGCGCAACAATACTGCCATTCATGGAAAATACGACTATACCAGATCCGCCAACTAATTTGCTTTTTTGGTGTACCGGTTGGGCTCAATTTAATAAGCATGATTGGTTTTCGATGTATATAGATATTCTCAAAGAAGATTTAAAGGTTGTTGAACTTAGAAATCAGGCAATAGAGATTGGAGTCATAGATCCAATTGATGTTTCGCCAATAACTAGGCAGGCTTATAATTGGCTTTACCAAAGAACGGAAGAAAACGAAAATTGTTTTAAAATAGATATGGAGAGTTTAAAAGTCAAGTTTTCTAATTTAGTTAAGGTGTATGGTGGAGCAGTTATTTGTAACATATTTATGAATCATAAGCAAAATGTGGACAAAGTATTCAATTGGAGAAGTGGATACTTTTTTGAGAAACAAATACACAAAGTGTATTCTATAAATGAAATAAAAAAAATAAAATTAGCAGAGTTGAATAAAACAAACAATAAATATATTAAAAAGGTAGGAGTATAAAATGTCTGAGGGTTTATCTTTATTCACTTTTCGTTTAAGTGATGATTTTGTGGAGACATACAAAAAGGTTAAGGCGCCGTTCGGCTATGCAGATGCTGCAGGTAATTCTGTCGGAGAAATTACATTTCTAAGAACATATTCTAGAATCAAAGAAAATGGCACTAAAGAAACTTGGGTTGATGTATGTGAACGAGTAATTAACGGAATGTATTCTCTGCAAAAAGAACACTGCAAAAAAAATAGACTACCATGGAATGATATCAAGGCTCAAGCGTCTGCCAAAGAAGCTTTTGATAGATTGTTTAATTTAAAGTGGACACCTCCTGGTCGAGGGCTTTGGGTTATGGGCACCCCTCTGGTGATGGTGCAAAGAAACTCTGCTGCTTTGCAGAACTGCGCTTTTGTTAGCACCTCAGAAATGACAAAAGCAAATCCCGCTAAGCCATTCGGCTTTCTTATGGAGGCATCAATGCTGGGTGTGGGCGTAGGATTTGACGACAAAGGCGCTGATAAAGATTTTAATATCTATGAGCCTACCAGACCAATGGTCATAGATACCATCGAGGATTCTCGTGAAGGTTGGGTTAACTCTGTTGTTGCTCTAATCAATTCGTATTTAAAGCCAGATCAAAACCCATTAGAATTTGATTACTCCTTAATTAGGCCCTTGGGTACTGCAATTAAAACATTTGGCGGCACTGCAGCAGGCGCAGATCCACTTATTAGGCTCCACAATCATGTTAGAAAGATGTTTGAAGGTAGAGCTGGGCAAAAATTAACTAGAGTTGACATAGCTGATATTGGTAACACTATAGGTGTTTGTGTTGTATCTGGAAATGTTCGTAGATCGGCAGAGCTATTGATTGGGCGCTTGGATGACCAAAACTTTTTAAATCTTAAGAATTCTGAAAAGTTTCCGGAAAGAAACTCCTATTTAGCAGAAGCTCCTGGTTGGGGATGGATGTCCAATAACTCTGTAGAAACATCTGTTGGAACAGATTTGTCAAGTATCGTTGATGGAATATCTAGAAACGGTGAGCCAGGTGTAATTTGGATGGACATGTCACGAAAATATGGAAGATTAGCGGATCCACCAAATAATAAAGATCATCGTGTAGCAGGATATAATCCATGCGCAGAGCAATCCCTTGAGTCTTATGAATGCTGCACACTAGTTGAAACATACTTGAATAGGCATGATTCTTTGGAGGATTTTAAGAGAACTTTGAAGTTTGCGTACCTATATGCTAAAACGGTAACGCTTCTTCCAACTCATTGGGAAGAAACAAATGCTATCATGCAAAGAAACCGTAGAATCGGTACATCAGTTTCCGGTGTTGCAAACTTTGCCGATAGACTAGGCTTGCCCGTATTAAGAGAGTGGTTGGATAATGGTTATCAAACTGTTCAAAGATATGACAATATTTATTCAGAATGGTTAGGTATACGTGAGTCAATCAAAACCACTACCATAAAACCCTCTGGTACAGTTTCTATTTTGGCCGGAGAATCTCCAGGAGTACATTGGACCCCTGGTGGTAAATATTTTCTGAGAGCGATTAGATTCGCAAACGACGATGCAATGTTACCGCTATTTAAAATGGCTAATTATATAGTAGAGCCAGCTTCTGAATCACCAGATACTACATCTGTTGTTTTTTTCCCAATAAAGTCAGATTCTCGTAGATCAGAAAAAGATGTAACAATCTTTGAAAAAATGTCCCTAGCTGCAACAGCTCAGAGATATTGGTCTGACAATTCTGTTTCAGTTACAATATCATTTGATGCAAAAGAAGAAAAACATCATGTTGGTACAGTTCTTCACATGTACGATGGCCAGCTGAAGACTGTGTCATTTTTGCCCCAGGGAAATTTTGTTTATCCACAAATGCCTTATACGCAGATAGATGAAAATGATTATGATAACTGCTCAAAAAACCTATTACCGATAGATTTAGATGGAATATACGCTGGGCTTGCTGCTGATGCTATAGGGGAGCAGTATTGCACAACTGATTCATGCGAAATTAGGTTTATAAAAGATAATTTAAAGGTGTGATATGCCCGAAGATCCTGATTTTGAAAAAAAGTTTTCTGAGATAATTAATTCAGAGGAATTAAAAGACTTTTCCGAAAGTTGCTTCAAAGATGGTCCGTTAGCAATCAAAGACTTGTTGTTGATACAAAGATCATTAATTGACGCTCTGAATAACATAGCAGAAATAATAGAAGGAATGAATGAGGGTGAGTCTAATTTGGCTCAACCTGGTAGTGAAGAGTTTGAAAAGTTAGGTTTACTGTATAGAATGTCTGAAGATTTCAATGATTCTATAAGTGAAAATTTTATTATTTTTACAATTGATGATGATGAAGATTTTGAAGAGGATGAATCTGAAAATGGAGAAAGTTATTAATTCTATAGAAGTTTTAGATAAAGGCTATGTTAGACTTGTAGATGTTATGGGCTCTGACCTTTCCATAGTGAATGCAGCAAGAGCTTCATTTGCCAAAGAGTCTACAGAGATGTCTGTAGCAGATGGACGATTACTGCATTTTTTGGCTAGGGAAAATCATATGTCCCCCTTCAGACACGCCTTTGCCACCTTTGAGTTAAAGGCACCTTTAATGGTTGCGCGTCAGCATTGGAAATATGTTGTTGGCGCAGATCATACAATGGATTCCTGGAATGAATCTAGTAGACGTTATATTACCATGGATCCAGAGTTTTATGTACCGCTAAAAGATGACTGGAGATTAGCTGCAGATAATAAAAAGCAGGGATCTGGTGGCCCCGTAGATCCTTGGACTGGGGCAATATTGACCCAACAACTGCTGGATTACGTAGAGCAGGGGGAGGCACACTATGCTATGGCAATAAATTCTGGTGTAGCACCTGAGCAAGCAAGATTGTTTTTGCCAGCTTATGGTATGTATGTAATTTATAGATGGTCTTGCAGTCTTCAGTCGATAGCATTGTTTCTCTCTCAGAGATTGGCCGAAGACTCGCAAAAAGAAATACAACTTTACGCCCTTGCAGTAAGAGATTTAATAATAGATAAGTTTCCAGTTTCTATACCACTACTTATTGGTGAATTATGATTGCCCTAGATATATTAAAGCTAATCTTATTTTCATTTATGATTAATTGGTGCATATCGTTGCAAGTATTTCAGCAATCCTTAGACTCTACTAAGGTAGCATCAAGAAGAGTTGCTGTTGCATTAGCAATTATAAGTGGATTTATAGCTGGGATTCTGCTAATATGGTAATTAACTTCACTTTAATAAAAGATATTTATTGTGGCAATACGCTGAATATAAACTATAGAGGTAAAAAGTGCCAGCAGCTAAATTAAACTATATTCTAGTCTATAAAGAGCATAGTCAAATATATGGTTGTTCTTCTAAAAAGATTGCGTTGGAAAGTCCGCCGCCAGAAGGTTATTCGGCAAATGATAAAAATGTTTTTTTTATAACATTTGAACCAGACACCGGCAGCATTAGTATACATAGAGTAAATAATCAGGAAGAAAGCAATGAGCAAGAAGCAATCGTACAAGAAAAAAATTAGCTTAAAACTAAACGTAGATGATACAGCAATTGTCATGCCGTATGACATAGCCCTGCATATAGCGGAAACTTATGACTATGTTTCCATGGACGCAGAAGAGCAATATGTTCAATACTATAAAGATGTTGCAGATATGGTTAGGGCGCAAGCTTATGAAAATCGTCACGAAATGCAAGATGATGAATATGAAGAATGGTGAAAAAGCAGCATTCTTGTTAGCCATGTTTGCTATAGGATCAGTTATTGGTAGATTAAGTTCTCAAAAGAGACTAATACAAAAAAACAATCAACCAAATATTGCGCAGTACCTTAATCGTTTAACTGAATTTTACGGTTCAAAGACCATAGGATATGCTGAAGACGAGTTTCTTCATTTAGTTGATTTTGGTATGAGTCCACAGAATGCATTCACTGCAATTACCGATACAGAAAGAGCAATCAATGATTGATTTATGTATAGTTAATTATAATACTAGGCATCTGCTAAATAGATTTTTAGATTGTCTTCATAACGACTTGCATCTGGTAGACAAAAAGTGGAATCTTTATATAGCAGATAATAATTCTTCTGATGACACGCAAAAGTGGATAAAATCAAATGATAAAAGATATCATATTGATGATGTTAAATTTAATGATAACGTAGGTTATTCGGCTGCATGTAATCAGCTAGCTGCTATAGGTAGTTCTGAAATTATATGTCTTCTAAATGCTGATGTATGGATGGACAGTTATTCTGTTAGCGCGGCTATGGATTCTTTTTCGCAAAATACGTTTATAGATATTCTTGGACCAAAGCAAAGAGACGAAAATGGTTTCATAACTCACGCTGGCATTGTTGGGTCCAATGTTGATCCAAAGCATAGGGGCTGGAAAGAGCATGACCCTAATGATATTTTATATAGAGATATGGTTGAATGCGTTACTGTTTCTGGTTCAGCTTACTTTATTAGGCGAAGCGTTTGGGATTCGCTAACAAATGATGAGCAATATAGAAAGATGTATCCATACGCTACAGGAGCATTTCTTCCTACGCCACATTATTATGAAGAAACTTGGTGCTCTTATTTTGCTAGACATAAAGGCTATAAGGTTTTTTATGATGGATCTATTTCTATAGGACATAGCTGGCATAAGTCATCGAGTGTTGGAAGTGAGGCAGATGGTAAGTTTCCAATCAGCAGAGATATATTTAGAAAAGCTTGTGATTTCATGGGAATAGAAAGAGATTAAATTGCCCATAAAAAGCTATGGCTCTTTGTTTGCAGGGGCTGGTGGGATAGATATAGGCTTAGACTTTGCAGGTCTTCAGTGCACTTTTCAGGTTGAAATTGATCAAAATTGTCAACAAGTGTTATCATATCACTGGCCCAATGTTCCAAAGTATCGTGATATAAAAGATGTTAACGGATATGATCTCCCCGCAGTAGATTTGATAGTTTTTGGTTCACCTTGTCAAGATTTATCAAGTGCCGGTAATAAAATTGGATTAAATGCAGAGCAATCTGTTTTATTTTATGAGGCGATTAGAATAATTAAAGAGATGAGAGAAAAGACAAATGGAGAATATCCAAAAATTTCAATCTGGGAAAATGTTACGGGCGCCTTATCATCCAACGCAGGTGCCGACTTTGGGCAAGTCCTCTACGAAATGGATGAAGCAGGGGCGCATTTCTCGGAATGGGCAGTCCTGGATGCACAATACTTTGGAGTGCCCCAGCGAAGAAAAAGAATATACCTTATATCTGTCTTCGATCATGCAACAGCACAAAGATGTCCCGAAAAAATATTACCTGTCAGCAAAAGCGGCTCGGGGAATTCTCAGAAGAATGTTAGCAAACAAGAGTATTTTTCCGAAAAGATTGCTAGCTGCCTTAGAAGCGGTGGCAAAGGAGGAAAGCCCTCAAGTAGAGGAGAAAATTTAATTGTAGTAGAAGACAATAACAGTCTATGCGTTAGAGAATTTACACCTTTAGAATGCGAAAGATTGATGGGTTGGCCAGATAATCATACTCTATATAGAGCTGATGGTAAATATAATTCTGATAATGTTAGATATAAAATGTGTGGCAATGGGGCTGTTTCCCCTGTAATATATTGGATAGTTAATCAAATTAAGGAGATATAAATGTCAGATAAATTAAACCCGTGGATATATAATGCTGAAGTAAAAAAGGTTGTTGATGGTGATACTTTTGATATCATTATTGATCTTGGCTTTGATGTGTTGAAGAAGGGTAGAGTTCGATTATATGGAGTTAATACACCTGAAAGTAGAACTTCTAATGTTGAAGAAAAGAAAATGGGATTAGCGGCAAAAGAATTTACTGACCAATGGCTAACCGCAGCAAATCATAAAGTCAAAATTGAAACTATTATTGATAAGAAAGAAAAGTATGGAAGAGTT